TGACGTTGCCCCAAGTCCAAGAGTTTCATAGCCAGACTCGACAAGCACAAGTTGAACTCCAAAAGTTGAGGGAGGATAACCCTGACCACCTCTGAACTGAAAAGTTTAAGAGGGTGGTTGAACACAGGAAAGGTATGGCAGACCTTAAATACTGTCGAAAGGATGTGATGATATGAACATGGAACAAGCGCAAGAGAAGTTGAAAGAATGGGAAGAAACGATGGAGGATGCTAACGCAGAACTTACGGAGGCACGAGGAACTCGCAACAAGGACAATATCAGAGAAGCACAAGAAGTGTGGCATTGGGCTAAAGCGAAACTTGACGAAGCCTCCAGCATCGTAGTGAAACTTCAGTTGGGTGTCACAGTCTCCGATGCAGAAGAGGAGGAATGAAACTTGACTCGCAAATACAAGTGGCGTGTTCCACTTGAAGCCCTACGTTCACTTTCGGCAGAGCCAGAACTTGTGGCTCGAAACAAAGGTTGGTTCACGAGTGCAGAGATTTCGGAACGTGCTGAAAGTCTGTGTCGCTGGGATGTGGCTCCACGAGCAGTAACTAATGCGATGAAACTTCACAGTAAGCACAATCGAGTTGAAGGACGTAGAGTCAAGCAACAAAGTTTCAGTCAGGCCAACGTAGAAGTCTGGACTTGGAAGTTGATGGAGGAATGAGTATGTCTTGGAAAATGGATGATGATGTCTTACTTTATGTTCTTAATGAACTTCTGGAAAGTCAGCGCATGGTAGATATTTTCAAAGTTATGATGGAATACGAGGACTTCGAGATGGACTGGTTAGCAGAACAATTTCTTAGTTTGCTCGAAAGACTTGATGAATACGATGGACTTTCGGACAGGTCAGGAGAGTTCGCAGATGCTATTCAGAGGCTTAACTTCCGCAAAATGGAGGCTGCTTCAGGAGACGTAGCAGAACTTTCAGACTCAGATGATGAGGAGCAGAACTTCGACGACGACTTTGATGACTTCACTCCAATGTATTGATGTCGAAGTTTCTTCGACCCACCTTTAAGTGAGTGGTTTCATCTATTTATGGGGTGTTAGCCATGCCCAAAAAGAGTTCCAGTCAGCCCACCAAGATACCAGAGGATGCTCTGGCTGCGGTGTTTTTGGAACTTTGGGAAGCAGAGCAAGAAGACGCTCCGTGGTCAGCAAAGGCTTTGCGTGCAGCAGGTAGAAGTTATCGAAGTGAATCCTTTACTGGTAAGAACGACGTGCTGGCGAAGGTTATAGGAACAATGTGTGATGGCTGGTCTTCCAAAGGTTGGTTAAACAAGACTTCTCGAAATCAATACAGTCCTACTGATGAAGGTTTAGTAGAGATGCGAAAGATGTTACCTGAGTGGATTAGCGAGGCTCTCGAACTGGTGGACAGTTACGGCGAAAGTTTGATGTCAGAGAGTTACTGGCAAGACGTTATCAAGACAGCAGCACGTTCAGATGTGCAGAAAGTTTGTTTCGACAAAGTGTTTCTCCCGTGGTTACAACATGACAACTTTTGGTTACTGAAACCTAACGACCCAGAAGGGCGTTCAGTTAATCGACGTGGTAACCTGATGAAGAAGATTCCATGCGAAGGTTACGACTGAAAGTTTCATCTGACCTCAATCAGTTCATCAGGTCCATCATATAAAGTGTATTTAGTTGAACTAAAAACGGGATACTGCGAGCCTATGAAACATTATTTGTGTAAGTTTCAGAGCATCAGGGAGGACTCCCTGACGTAGAATACCCAGTTCCAGAAACTTGTTGGCGATTGAAATCTTTAAGTTAATGATTAGATATTGTTTCACTATGAAGTGTTTAACTAAAGGGTGTGAACGTAAGTTAGCAGGATACGCTCTGAGAAATAAGATTCACGACTCCTATTGTAGTCTCTACTGCAAACTTTCATCAGAACGTCCCGGCGGTCGATGTCACCCCAGTCAAAGCATAACTCGAACTTGTTACGTCTGCGATGAAACATTTGACTTGTCGTATCCATACAACCGGGCTAATCAAAGAACTTGCAGCAGCAGATGTCAGTTGTCAATTGATAAAATTAAGAAAGGAAGGAGAAACTTTGCTATTCTGACTATTATTTACGAGTTAGCACAATATGATAGTCCCGGACTTACAGCAGAGGACATCGCCATTAGAATGCAAAGGTATCCTAACAATATCAAGGGAGCATCTGGTATTACCCAGATACTGAAACCTTTTGTTAAGCGTGGAATGGTGGTATCCAGATACGAACCGGGAACTAAACTAAAGGTATTTCGATGGTCACCAGACCCACAACTACGTCCCGGACATCTTCTGAAACTTTAACACAAGTAAAAAGATTCGAATCTTTCTACCAGAGATTCAAATCATCAGGTCCATCATATAAGGTATATTTAGTGGAACTAAAGTTCAACTTTCGGACTGGAAAAGGGATACTGCGAGCCTGTTTATCTTGTAGACGTGAAAGTTTCACCTGAACGTCACTCAGAAGATGAGAGTCACTACCGGGATGTCATCGACAGCAGGTGTAGCAAAGTTTCGCCTCCGGACGTGGCGTGCCACACCGGGTTCCGCCAGAAACAGAGCGATACTAAACGTGTTACTGCGAGCCTAACCGAAACTTGTTTCAGGTCCTAACACCATGTATATGATTTGTTTTGTAACGAAGTTTCACTTGGGCCCTTGGTAGAAGAGGAGTTTTCTCACCAGCGACTGGAGTTTTCTCCGAAAAGCATTTTTCAGGACCTAAATAGTTCCATTCGAGTTACTGAGAGCCTGTTTCCGAAACTTTTTGACTGGGCTGGACGTGTAGATGACCACTCTTCGATAGGTATCGACTCTAAGTCCTTCAGAAATGCTGAAAGTTATGACGTTTATCTGGAGGAGATGGAAATTGATGTGACATATGTGACATCATTGGATGTAAAAAGTGTATAATGAACAGACTTTTGATTCTAAAAGGCATACTGCGAGCCTGTATAAATCTGGTTTCCGAAACATTTGATTTCCCGAAACTTGTTTCGAGATTTGTTGGTCGATTAGTAGTAAGGAAAAAATGGACAAACGTAAGGCTACTTACAGTACTTACAGTTACCGAAACTTCCACTTACAATTCAACTCTACTGGGCCCTTTCTTGAATAAGACAACTCTGCGGCGCAGGAATAAGGTTCGGAACCCCCCGGAACCCCTTCGGAACCCCAACATTTGCGATGAAAAAGGCTTACTGCGTAGAGACTTGCGCCGAAAACCGTGCTACTGCAAGCCTGTCAAAAAGTTCGGAACCCCAAAAACCGTGCTACTGCTCTATCGAGACACGTCGCAAACGAAAGTTCGGAACCCCAGCCTTTTGAGGCCAAAAGGCATACTGCGAGCCTGTCTGCGCCAAAATGACCGTTTTCGGAACCCCAATGACCCTTCGCACCCGTCACCACCAGACCGATTTTTTACCTTGCGTTGAGTATCTGTGACTACCTGTGAACATCTGTGGTCATCGTAGGACATCTGAGGGCAACGGACAGTTTCGGACCTTTCAATACTTGGCTGTCCAACTTTTGTCCTATAATCATGGGTCTTGAAGTCAAACATCATAAAGTGAAAAAATGTAACCTTTAAGTAGGGTGGTCTGTGTAGGAGTATCATGGAAGCAACTCACTTTGGAAGAACTTCGTGGCTGGATGAACAAATCGTAGTGGTGGCGACACCTCACTTCAAACAGGACTGGGAGAAACCTCGCTACGGTAAGAGTCGAACCAAAACTTTGGCACAGTTGATGGGTTCGTGGCTTTATCCACGACAAGGATTCTATGAGGATTTGTTGAGTGCGCCTTTGGGTAAGACCATGTATGCAGTAGTGCGTCGAAAGTCTAATTTGAAACCCTGCGCTTTCATCTATTTCCGAAACATCAAGAACGACAAGCGAGGCGGTCGAAGGGAGATGGAACTTATTTCTGTGACTCCACCAATCAGAGGCCAAACAGAGGGTATCAACTTTGAAACATTTCACGACCATAGAGACACCGAAGAGTGGTGTGGTATCGTGTATTCGTGGTAAGGTTTAAAGAGGACATACGGTGTGTGAAAAACATGAAGATTGAACAAGACTCGCAAGAATTGGAAACTGTGGCTATTTTGAAGCAAGGACAGTTTCGTTTTGTAGATGATGCTGGCGACGTTGGCTATTTCATAGCCGAAATCAGGGAATGGCTGTTTGATAGCGAAAGGGAGTTGCTCGATGTCGTGGACATTTGGTGGGAAAGCATGACTCGTGAAGAAAAGTGGCTTCCAAAAGAAGAATGGATTAAGGAGTATTGGAACTCTTATTACCATACGGTGTGAATGTAAAGGCGGGTCCTACTTCACTTTGGTTCACTTGGAATCAGCCGAAACCTATCTTTTGTGTTCCTCATGCAGCAGTTAATCTTAATCCAGACTTTCAACTCTATAAGAAATGGAAATGGCAACGAAACTCTCTAACGTAAAACTACAACAACAACAACAATACGAATCCAGTCCTTTTTCGGAAAAACCCAATTTATGGTTGGTTGCACGACTATTTAAAGTTTCACTATCTTTAAGTATCAGAACAATGTTAATTTGAATATGGATTGGAACAATCTACCTTACCATGATATTTCAGGTAAGTCGGCGGAGCATGGTCGAACTTTTGGTTCTAATTTTGCGTCAGAATTGACAGAAACCAAAGAGCCTGAACGAAAGTCTCTTTCCATCACTCGACTGAAGAAGCCCTTTATGCCCAGTTCTTGGAAGTGGATGAGGACTTCAGGTGATGCCAAAGTTTTCAATTACCAACCACGAATTGGTGAGACCAGTTCTCTGAAGTTGAACTTGCCGAGTCAGTTTCTACCGTTTCTGGTAGATGAGTCAGGTGAAAGTTTCAAGGGTATTATCGAGATGGATGACCAGAGTTATCTGGAGATGGGTCGAAGAGTGACTGTGCCAATGCAAGATGCCGAAAGTTCTGCTACGGTCACGACCACGTTTCCCAGTTTAGAGTTCAAGTTGAGTCAGGCCAGAGGTGGTCAAACTTTCAAGATGGATTGGCAAGCCTTTGCCCAGCAACGAAAGTTGGCTGCTGGTGCTTGGGATGAAGATTGGGGATATTCCAAACAAGGTTCTCCGACGTTGGGATTGGCCTCGATGTATGACAAAGAATTGAAACTTTCATGGGACACCAAGTTCAGTTGGTGGTGGGTTCTGCTGGCCGTGGTCGGATTGTTTGGTTTGCTAAAGTTCGCAAGGTCGTGAAATCTTGTTGAAGAAAGTCTATACTGTAATGGCGTGGATTGAAGGAGAGGATGTGTGTTCTGTTCAATACAATGATGAAATCTCTTGGACTACTCCATCAGGACAAGCAGTTAGAATCTTGATGGATGAATACATTCAAGAAGGCATTGTTGATACTGAAGGCGATTTTGAATTGATTAGTATTCACAGTTACTGGACTTTACTCGGCAAAAGAATCACACCTTACAAGGAAGTCTTTTACTTCGATGCGTTTCCAGACGAGGACTGAAACTTTAAGTCAGTAGTTGTTCATAGTGACGGGTATGGAATGTGCCATGTGTGAAAAAAACATTCGGGGTGGAAGCCCCATAGTGGTTTTTACAGCCAGTTTGTTTCAACCTTCAGGTCGTTGGTCGGAACATTTGACGACGGATACAACTTGTTCAGTTGATTGTCTGGCAGAACTTTCAGAGTTCAAAGTCGAAGACGTAGATGCCTCGACGAGTGACGAAGGTGCTGACTGTGACCGTTGTGGTGAAACATTTGATGCAGGATATACTTTCGGAGTTGGCTGGGCGAAGCCCAAGAGTCAGAAACGAGGTTGGCACAAGATGATTACCACGAAACAATTTTGTTCGCACAGTTGTATTGCGACAGAGTTGGCCGACAAAAAGTCAGCATTGGTTATGGACATCCCTAAAAAGAAACCAAAGGCCAAAGCCAAGCGAAAGTCTCCCGCTAAAAAGAAGGCTAAAGCCAAACCTAAGAAGAAAAAGAAGTGATTACTATGAGTTTGCGAAAGTTGATTGGAAGAGTTACCAGCCCGTTTTTCGTGCCACTACGAAAGTTTGTAGTCTGGGGTGACGAACAGTTCGGAACGTGTGACCACAAGTTGTCAGTTGTTCCCAGAGAATACGAATCGAAAGTTGTGGAAGAAGTTGTAGTAGAGAAACAGGCTTCAGAATTAGAAAAGAAACTCTCGAAAGACAAAGCCAATCTGGAAGGGTTGGGAAATCCAAAGTCAAACTGCGATGATGACATGGTGGGTTGTTGATGGGCTGTGGCAAACTTTTTGCTGGTTGGCAACAATGTAAGAACTGCCCGACTATGTGGCCGAAAGGTGTTTTGGCACAGAAAGGGTTGTGTCCTGATTGTTCGGTGGCTTTGGAGATGAAAGAATGATTGTGGCTTATGTAGTCAATAGTGATTTGAATATGGGCAAAGGAAAGGTTGCAGCCCAAGTTTCGCATGGTGCATTTGGTTTGATGAAGTCTCAACCAGAGAAACTTCAGGAGAATCTGGGCAAGGCTGTGGTGATTCGAGCAGACTCTGAAACCTTTGAAAGTTTGATTGAGGAGGTCTGGTTCGAGAAGTTGCCTCATTACGTTGTTGAGGATGCTGGCAGAACACAAGTTTCGGCAGGGAGTCGAACTGTTTTGGCTATTGGACCCGCAAGTCGTAAGCGAATTGAACCTTTGATTAAGGGTCTCAAACTGCTTTGAAGAAAGGGTTTAAATACTGTGAGTGTTTAGTAGCAAACATGGGAACAGAAGTATGGTTGAAACCACCGACAGAAGCAGGAATAGACATAACTGGAGAGCCGAGGGCTGGCTATCTGGGTTGGTTGTGCAACACAGGAGACCGAGCCTTTGGAAACTGGGTGTATGTGCGACCACCTAACGGTATGCCGTGGTATGAAGAAGTTGTTGAAAAGAACTGGTGGGGCAAGGTAACTGCTCGATACTGGGTCATCAAGAAAGAAACTTTGGATGCCACTCGCAACGCCTTTTACGACGCATGGAACTCCCTTGAGTGTGGAGACCCTCGAACTCTGGATGCTGGGAAGAAGTGGCTCGTGGAGAGGCCAGATGCACCGGGGATGATGAGTCTGGGATTGGATGAGGCCACAGAACTGGCTGCTTTGATGGCTGGTCTCAAGGATTCTTGCGGCTACGACCACATCAATGACCTGTGGGAAATGATGAAAGCCGAGGGTTTAAATACCCTTGACGATACAGACAAATTGAACGGAGAGTGAAAAGATGCAACACCGACTAACAAATGATGAAGTAATGATGCTGGCAGGATATGTGAACCCTGTGACCTTGTGTGATGCGGTCATGCAGGAATGGGTTCGACCAGAGGCCATGAAAGAACTTGCAGAACGAATGGACCATGCTTGGGGTGCTAATCAGGGTGTCGTGGACTTCTGCGGTATCTACATCGAGTTTGGTAAGGACAAGGCGAAACTGTTTTTGGAACACTACGCTCCAACCGACTTCAATGGTGTGCAAGAGGACGTGTATCACTTTGAGAACGAAGAGGAACGCCAATCGTGGCTCGATACAGGCGGGTCTGAAGAACATTGGGAGGAATGGTCGTGAAACATATCGGACTGTGCAATCGGCACGAGATGTATCAAAACAACGGGACCCCAATCACGGGATTCATTTTTCCAAAAGATGTTGCAGAGCCGTTAAACTTTAAACATCATTACGGTGTGGCTTTCGATTATTTACTTCGGCCCGGTCATGCGAATGAAATTACTTTGTATGTTACTGGCTTGACACCCCTCTTGACCGCAACTTTACTGGCTGCAAAAGCAGTTGGTATTGAAACATTGAAAGTTATGCACTTCAACAGAGATACGGAAAAATGGGTGGCTCAAGACGTGTCGGCATTACTGACTACAAAACTTTAAGAAGGTGCTTCAACAAGGTGATACTATGGAGAACGAAGAGACATGGCAGATTGAGGGTCAATCGAGTGGAGATTCAAAGATGTGGAAACTACACAGTATGTTCAAAGGCACATGGTTGGAAGCCAAAGAGAAGGCCGCAACTGTTTTCTGCAAGACACATTACACGGCTATTCGGGTGGTGAAGAAATAATGTGGTGGAGTGCTAAGAACCGTTTGGAACGCATGAAGGCTAAGTGGCCGAAGGCTCGAAACCCTGCGGTGCAAACCAAGATGGAACGACTACAAGCCAAGATTGATGCGGAGGGTTCTCAATGAGACCTATGCCTGAAGCGGTGAGTTGTCCTATTTGCTCAAAGGTCGGTTGGACTGATGAACGTAGCCAAGTGCAAGGCAAATACCCTTGTTTCTCGTGCCGTGATGAGTTTATGCTTTTGGTAAGTGCTTAAGGAGTGATGAAGAATGGAGATTGCTGATTGTCCTGAATGCGGTTTGGTAATGACTCCACACAGTTCGTGTCAATGTTTCGAGGAGGAATGAGGATGGCAGATGTATTGAAGATTAGAATTGAAGATGAAGAAAACGGAACGGTTTATGAAGAATGGATTTTGGAGGCGAAAGTATGAGCAGAGTGTTGCCACCGTTGCCAGATGAAACCACTACAAAGTCAAAGTCGTATGAAATTAACACCCTTTTGGATTGGTTGAACGAAGGAGACCGATTGATTATCAACAACCGCTATCAACGTGGTGAAGTAGGTCAATACAAACCACAGTTTAGGACCCGCTTGATTGAAAGTATCATTCGAGGATTTCCATTACCAAGTTTGTTGGTGATGCAAAAGAAAGGTCAAGCCGATGAATTGATTGATGGTCAGCAAAGGCTTCGGACTATTGAAGCATTTATCAATGGAAACTTTGCGATTGAAGGAAAACATTTGTTGATGTTGGATGCTACATCCTATGATGCTCTCAAGTATTCTGAAATGGATGCAGACCACAAAGACCGCATTAAGCGTGATTATGAAATGAGTGTCAATTACATTGACGATTCTATGCCCGATTGGATGGTTTATGTTTTGATTAACGCAGGTCAAAATCCTTTAACGGCTGCCGAACTTCGGAAGGCTATGTTTGCGGAATATGAAAGTTACTGGCTCATTGATGAGTTCGCTAAAAGTCCTGAATGGACACGATATTTTGCTCAAGGTGCTTTGGCTCGTGAGAAAGGCACAGAAATGTTGTGTCGGGGTTTGATGAGTATGCTTTATGGAACACAACACGGCCAGATGTCGTCGAAACTTTGGTTGGAGACTAATCTAAAAACCGCTTTTAGCACTCTGAGTGTAAGTGACGTTGAATCTTTGGTGTCAGATTTCAAAAAGACTATGAAACTTAGTCGAGAGATTCTGGGCGAAAACCCGTTCCGTCGGAATAACTTGTTCTCAGGAAGGGTCACGAAAGTTTCTAAGACCATGATTGAACCAGTAGCGTATGTGTTCTCAAACCTTCGCAAGAAATACAGTAATGCAAAGTTGATTGAAAGGCAAACCGAATTGGTTTCGGCTTGGGATGAGTTTATGAGTTTTCAAAATGACGGTGCTGAACGATATTTGGGAGGAAACAATCCTGAAAAATGGGTGCAACGGAACGTAGAATGTTTGGAAATCATGGAAAGCGTCATGTCTGGAAGTCGAAAGCGAAGAGGTTCTGAAAGTTCCATTCCGTTGGAACTTCGGATTCAGGTCTTAGAGCAACATCGGAAAGAGAATGCAACCATTGATTGTTCCATTTGTGGCAATCAGTTGAAAGATGAAATTACGATTGACCACATTGTTTCGGTTGCAGACGGTGGCGAAACTATTTTGGAGAATCTTCAGCCAGCACACAGAGCGTGTAATTCATCGAAACATTCACGGTCTGAAGTCAGAGTATTTGCAGCGGAGGAAGAGTGATGAAAAGAGAGTGGGACTGGATGTTGATTCAAGAGGAGGAAGAGTAATGTCGGATATTCATTTGGAAATGAGAGTTTGGCGTAAGCATCTCCGAGAATCTCGATTGAAGAGTCAGAAGTGTGAAAATTGTAAGTGTCAAACTGAGGTGAAAGAGTAATGGATTGTATTTCTTGTCATCGAAGTTTTATGAAACCAAATGTGGAATCTGATGATGGAATCCAGAGTAATCTGTGTTCAGATTGTCGGATGATGGAAGACGGCTGGTGAAGTTTTAAGTAGGTTGGCAAGGATGTGGTAATATGGATGACGCAACGTATCGAAACATGGTGTCGTTCAAGTTCCCGTCGGAAGGACCGGTAATCAACATTAGTGGTCTGGCAGGTGCTTCGGTAGAACAAGCGAAAAGGTTTCTAACCGTAGTTCAGGAATTGGTTGAGGAAGTGGCAAACCGTGAGTGAAGAGAATCTAAGGTATTACCGAATTACAGACAAGAACATTCAGTTCTTAGGCAAAGACATTGGACTGGATGCACTACAAAAGGCCGTAGGAGGCTACATTGAAAGTATTCCGAAACCACGTTCAGCAAGTTTCAGAATCGCTTATGCTAACGAAGAAGGTTTGCTACGCAAACTGGAATTGAATCGGACTGGTTCAGGAATGGTCGGCAGACAAATCGTGGGTCCTTTGGTTATCGGCGTAGCCGACGATGAGTGATTCTTTAAGTATCAGCACAGAACAAGTTTCGGTGATGGAAGTCAGGTATAATACGAAATTAGATGATATTATCGTCACTAAGCGTGACCCTTCTTTGGCAGAGGACCATCAATCTTGGTTGATGTGGTGGTTGGTGGAGAATCGACCGTTTGGAATGATTCAATGGTGGTATGTTGTAGATGAAGAGTGGGGAAATGAAGTAGAAATCGAGGTGGAGTATTTAGAAGAAGACGGGGAGTCTCTCGGTGGAGGGAATTGGAACAGACTAAGCAGAAACTACAAAACTTTGGGCGGAAGTTCTGGCAAGGGAAACTATTTCGTGTCGGCACATCAAAACTTGGAGGCTCCCGGAATATCGGACTGGGAAAATGGAAGGGAGTCTGGTTTCACGGAACGAATGGAAATTATGGCTCGGATGGTGCAAGGTTTCTGGGATGAAACTATTGGTATAGAAGTTGATGAACAATTCTTCATAGAAAATAATGGTTGGTATCTGGCAGAACAGCCAATGGCTGGCATGGATAACCGAGTCAGATTGTTTTACAGAGGCAGTAATGATAAGACTCACGGACTTGTGGTTGAGGTTACGTCTGATTTTATGCCAGTTGGTGTGAAAAATGTTGGTTCGCTGACGTATAATGACATTGAAACATCCACGATTAGATTTTTGGATGAAAATGATTCATGGGTTTTGCCAACCCAAGTTTTGGAAGTATTGAATTGGGGCAGATTCCCAACTGTATTTTTAGAATGAAACTTTAAGTCGGTGACTGACAGTAGTTCTACAATGGCTACTGACTTACCGAGACATTGGTGTATTGTGTGTCGGAGTCCCAAATCAGATTTGATATTGGATTCAAATCTAAGATACAACCACTACGAAGGCCGATACTGTGAAAGTTGCGCTCCAGATGTTTGGGAGTGTCCAGAGTGTCCTCGAAAGTTTTACATTGGCAAAATGCCAGCCAATACGAAACCTCGTCATTATCGAGATGTAGTTCCTGCCGAAGTGGATGCTCGGATGAGAACAGTTCGAGAAGAATGCCCGGGTTGGAAATCCGATAAAAGGTTAGCAGCAGAGCGATATTATGGCTTTTCGACCAGAGTTCCGAGTGCTAAAACGCAACCTCGTGCCATTTGAAAAAAGGCATACAGTTATAAGGGTGATATGTAGTGGATAGGTCATGGTTCGATTTGGCTACGCTTGTATTAACTCACAATTGAGGGCTGAAGGCATTTACACCAATCGTAAGTTTGGTAGCGTGGCTCGTGCTATTGATGCTGGTTTGGAAGGTCTAAGCGAGCGTGCCTTGCTGAATGTTTCTGACCTTGAGCGTATCGTGCATTGGAATGCTGACAACGGTGTTGAGGTATTCAGGATTAGTAGCGAGATGTTCAGTCATATTACACATCCCGAAGCAGGTTATCAGTTGGAGGACTTGCCTGACTACGACGAGATTGCCGACATTATGGCTCGCACAGGTCGCTTTGCTCAATCAGTCAATCAACGACTCAGTTTTCATCCGGGTCCTTTCAATGTGTTGGGTAGCACTCGTGAGTCAGTAGTAGCCAAGACTATTATTGAACTCAACCATCATGGCAAGGTCATGGATATGTTGGCTCAACCCAGAGACCATCGAGCCAAGATTAACATTCATGTTGGCACAGGTCAAGAGGGTGCATTGGAACGCTTCGCTCGCAACGTGGATATGTTGAATGAGTCGGTGCGTAGTCGTTTGACTGTTGAGAACGATGACCGAGCCAGTTTGCATTCTGTGGCTGACTTAGCCCCTATGAGTCACGACATTGATGTTCCTGTGGTGTTTGACTATCATCATCACCAGTTCTGTGATGGTGGCTTGAGCGAGCAACAAGCCCTTGAGTTAGCACTTGATACTTGGTCTGTTCGCCCTTGCACACACTATTCCGAGAGTGCAGGTCTTGAAGTCAATAATCCAAAGTTTTCGGGCAAGCCTACGCCAGCACACAGTATTCTGGTTGCAGGTCCTGTCGAAACTTACGGCCATGACTTTGATTGTGTTATCGAGGCTAAGGGCAAGGAACTGGCTATGGCTCAGTTATTGTGAGGGTTTAAATACCCTGACGTTATCGTAGTGTTTGAGAGGCGAAGAAAAATGATGCCAAGTGAATATGATATTGGAGATTTGATGGGAATGACTGACGATGAATACCGTCGAGGCTACGAAGTCCGACAGGGACTTTCTGTGAGTATGCCCTGTGAAGACGACGACGGCAACCAAGTTTGGGTAACAGCAGGGCGTGGAAGCGTCAATATGCGTCGAATGACTGGTCAAGACACCTGTTGGTGGGTCAGCCTGTGTGAGAAGGACCCTGCCGGTGGATGGGGAGAAGAATTGATTCGTATGACGGATGATGTGGATGAACCCAATGACCTCCATGACTTGTTGGAAGATATGGGAGTTTCAGATTATCAAGTGCATCGAGCCATCAGAATGTGGCTGTGGGGTTGAAGGGTTTAAATACTGTGGAGTGGAGGAACTGATATGAGTAAGATGTGTAGCGAGATACATAACGGACCAGAGGCGCAGCCAGACCCCGGGTTCTGTGCATGGGAGTTTGACTGGAGTTCGTCAGGTTTGACGGCTTGTTGTTCCGAATGTGGAGCAGAGATTGATGGAGATTGGGGCGGAAGCCTCAATTGGTGGTCTAACGACGACGAGGAGGAATGAACATGGAGAACAGATATTGGATTGGAGACCCTTGCTACGTTGTTTCAGACGACGATTGGGATTTGTTTTGTTCTGGAACCAATAGTGACGACCTCGGTGAGTTTGTGGATTATCACGGTCAAAGGATTTACTTTCATAGTGCTGGCGGAGATGGTGAGTGGAGTTTCTACTGTGGCCGTTTCTGCGTGGATTCAGGAATCTTTGCGGTCATTGACTTGAGTTTGATGCCACCGACGATGGATGAAAGTGGCTTGGCTCATGGAATCCTGTTCGACAGCAAACCTGACCTCGATACAGATGATTACACCGTGATTATCAACGGCGAGAAGGATTTTAATTCAGAGAGAGATGAACGAGGGTGGTGACGGCGTGAAAGTTCGATTTCATCTCGGTGCGGGTCCAAACAAAGGACACTTTCAAGTGCGAGATGGCAACGATGTTCGATATTATGACCCAGCGAAGTTTCAACTTCGTATGAGGGATGGTCGTTTGCACAATCGTCAAACTACGGCAAAGAGAATCAACTGCGGAGAGATTAACAAAACGGTGTGTTCGTGGATTGATTGCGAAAGTTTGGAGATTGCACCTGCTGGTTCTTGGGATATGCACCCATCTAATCTGATTGAAGTTTCGTATAATCCCAAAGTGGCACCATATTGGCGAGACCCTGATGGCGGTTGCATTGACGGCGAAGTAGTGCCTGTTCTGCAAACTGTCGGTAAGAAAGTTTATAGGGTTCGTTAGATTGGAAAGGATGAGAACGGAGGAATAATGATGACGAAGAGGTATGAAATGAAAGCAACGGTGCTGATGTATGTCACCGGTGAAAACAAAGATGAAGCCATTGAAAAGTTCGAGGAGCGTATGCGTCAAGCGTATGCTTACTTGATAGCGGATAAGAACATGAAACTCAAGGAAGTGCCACGATGAAGCCCATGAATGTTAAGCAAGCGAAAGACGTGATGGCTGCCCACTTGATGACGGTGGCTTTCAGTTCGGCTCATGCAGACCCTGAAGTAGTCATGGCATGGAACATGATTAGTGAAATCCTCAATCGAGAAATCGCCAAGAAGAAGCGTAGGTGAGATTGATGCCGTGGGGAGTTCCGAATTGTTTTCAAGTAGAACATGATGAAGTGGACGTTGGCGAAGGCATTAACCTTCGGTTGGTGGAAACCCGTTCTGGCAGTAGCAGAGGCCAAGCCTTGTGGTTGTTGGCTGACAACGGCCATGTGGAACAGTATTTTGTGAATCAAGACCAATGGATTCAATACAACGGCTTGTGGTGTGAAAGTTTGGGGTATCCTCGAACTGGACCTGCGATGCCAAATACACAATGGTTCACTAACAACCGACCACCGAGCAATTACGCAACTCTTAGAAAGGGTGGCAAAACTCACAAGAAAACGCTACATTCGGATTTGGATTTGAGAGCCAAACCGGAACTTTAAATAGGTGATTTCACTTATTACGAATACAGGTGAACCAAATGGAAGCACGAATATACAAAACCAAAGTAGAAGCAATCGAAGCAGCATCCGACATGATTGAGAGCAACGAATTGACTGGTGTGCTACGCCCGTCAGCCATTGTTCAAACCATTACATTGAATCAGATTCACGATACTATGATTGTTGATGAGGACCGTCGTGCTTACATGGTCATTTGGCCTAACAATGCAGATTTGGCTTCATATCATCAAGAAGCAAACGACAAGCGAATGGAAATTGATGGTCGTTACGCCTCACTTAAGCAAAAGATTGCTGAGATGGAAGCCGACAACACATGGCTTCTGAAGGCTCCGACAGAATCTGCTGACAAAGTTTTGGTCGCAGAAGCACCCGCAGACAGTTTTGAAGTAGCAAAATCAGCAACAGGCCACTTTGAAGTGAAGCCTTTGCCCAACACCGGCTGGAACTGAGGTTCATGTCAGCGTGGACTTGGTTAATCCTTATTTTGTTCGGGTTAGCAATTAGCCCGTGGGAGTGGGAACATGAATGATTTTCTTTACGGGGTCTCTTACGTTCCCGAACCTGTTTGTTGCCCCAAAGTTGATTGTGGCAATACTAACTTGTATGAATTAACGGCGACCAGTCATTACTTGTGTATCGAGTGTGGCTACCAGTTCCCGATTGAGGAACCTGTAAAGTAGAGCCTTCGGAAACTTATTCCAATTCATTACTTGTTGAAAGTCTGTGGCATATTTCAGAAACTGAACCGAACCGTTCAGGTATTGGGTTCGACATTCGTGATGCGAGATGACCGACAACGGAACTTTCGTGCCACGCAGGTCTTTGAGATTATCAAAATCTTGGAGATACATCAGTTCTTGAGTAGTCAGAGTTTCACCTGCCATCAGCATTTGCATGAGGCATCCTTCGGAGGGTTCTCCACAGATAGGACAATTTTCGGACCACCAAACAGTTGTCATTAGTCAAGATAAGTAGAACCACCTTTATGAAGGTGATTTACCGTATGCAGTTCATGTGGTTACGAGACAAAGCAGTTCTCAGCGAGATTGCGAAGTTTGCACAAGACCGAGAAGTGAAGTTCACGGTGCATCAGGATTTGTCAGACCGTAGCCGAGACTTTGGGTATCGAAAGCAAAGGTTTCAGTATTCGCAAAGCGTAGTTGATACATTGGAAACTCTCGGTTATCCAGAACGTGCGGTCAGTTTGTTTATCGGCACGAACCGAGTGAATTGGAATCTGATGCGATTACCACCACCGTTGCGAAAGCGAGGTCGTTCAGGCTTTAACAAAGAAGAGTTGAAAGAGTATTCAGGATTCTGGAAGCAAGCCTTGTTGCGAACAGGTTGTCGAGACATGGAAGTTGATTTTGACGGCTTGTGGAAAGGTCAAGACTTGGTTTGGGATGTTGATATGCAAGAACACATCGGCGCAGCCTTTGATATTGCTGACACTATCGCAAAGTTTCTGGAAACCAAGCACGGCTTATCACCACAAATTGTGTTTTCAGGGTCCAAAGGGTTTCACGTTTGGTTACATCATTCTGAAGCCGAAACTTTGGTATCAAAGATTAGTCCCCATTGGCGTAAAACATACGGAAACCGTGACGACCCGATTCGTTATCGGAGCAAATTGTATCGAACTGTGGTAGAACAAGTTTCGGAAGAAGCAGAGTTTAGCATTGGATATTTGGACTTAGCACCGATTCAGCGTAGCGGTATTATCCGTTGCCCGTATGCGATTCATCCGAAAACAGGACAAATTGTGTGGCCGTTGTCTCAGCAGGAAAGGCAAAGTCTCCGAAAGTTAGTAGATACTAACTACGAAGTTTCGCTGTGGGAAGTTGTGACGACGATTCACCCGTGGACCACAGAGAATCAAACCGAAGGAACAGAATACGAACAAATGGCTATCCATCCGTTTTCAAAAGTATTTCAAAGAGGCTTTCCAGCGTGGTCGGAACTGAATCTTTAAGTAGTCTGAACACATCAGAAATGTTATGGCTCTTAATCCTGTGTTACAAGATTTGTATGAAGCCGTCAAGATTTGGACAAATGCTTGGAAGAAAGGCCAGTTTGGAGAGAAACTGGATGATACTCCATTAGGCAAAGTTTTAGATTACGGTCTCATTCCTTACACTTCACCGTTTGGTATCAATTGGCAAGACCCTGCTGAAGAAGTTGAAGATGGCGAAGTGTGGCCGGAACATTTTGAGACTCAACAGACTCTGCTACAATTCTTGGCCGATTCAGTAAAGAGTGACATCTTTCTTAATGCCGACAACATGGTTCTTCTGGTTGATTTATACTACCACGAAGATGGAGACGATGCAACCGTGATATTTCCGAGCAAGCACGGTAAGTTTTTTTATGCCTCGCACTTGGAAACTCTGTCACGTTTCGATAAAAGTAGCAAGAATGTGGGAGCCACCAGAACTTTTTACAACTCACTAAAACGGGCGACGTTGCTGGACACCTTTCCGACCAGAGATTACAGCGATGTTTATTCAGAGTGGGATGGGTGGTTAGATGATTCAGGAGATTTTTATGGCAACTACTCGGACATAATCAGAGATTTTTTGTCATTTCAGTTTGATGCTGACAACCCAGAGCAGAATCCAACTTTCAAAGGAACAAGTTTGGATTTGGATTCCAATGTTAGCGAGTTCTCGAAAGTTTGGATAGTAGTGAAGAAGTCAGAACTGCTTCCAATGTTCCTAAATTGGAACAAACAGTCAGCGCAAGAATTATGGAATCTTTTAAGTCGGTGATTCAACATACGCAAAGCATGGGTAAAGTTTCACTTAAAATGTATTCAGAGCGATTGGCTTTGTGTCAGGCTTGCCCAGAGTTGGCTAATCGGCTGACTGGTCGGTATTGTAAGTTGTGTGGTTGCTTTGTAAAAGCCAAAGCCATGCGTGAAGGAGATTCTTGTCCGATTGGAAAGTGGTGATTGTTATGACTGAAGGTTTGGTTCAAGTAGAGGTCGGTGAAGCCGTGAGTGGTGATGAGTTCTATGAGATTCAATACGAAAGTCCCGGTTATACACAACAGCGAGGGCGTAACAAAACTTTCGTGCCAACTTCGGCTTACTGCGTGGCTTGTAGCACTTTGACGGAACACGATGCCCGAACTGGAACGGTGAGAGAAAAGTGGGTCACGACTCAAGATGATTATAGTTGGAACGTGCAATACCACAGAGAGTTAGGTGAAACTTTCGCTGTATGTCAGAACTGTCACCACCGTCTGGCAGAAACTACGGCAACTCAATTGGTTCTTAGAGATGAAAGTTCTCAATCGAAACGTGCAAGTGGTGAAGACCACGAGTTGGAATACGAATGGATTGGTGAAGCCGAATATGATGGAGGCTACTTTTGGATGACCACAGATGACCGAAAAGAATTGTTCCGAACCATTACACGGATTCGCAAGGAAAATCTGAAACTTGCTCCCGCAGTATTGGTAGCGGGCGGTGGTTATGCTTTGGATATTACAGCCTTTATCCGAGTTATCAAAGAGTGTCCCGAAAAAGAAGGGTTGCACGGCGTTCCTCGTCAATGTTGGCGTAGTCTTTAAGTATCAAAACAACAGAATGTTTAGGTATGCAAGGCAAAACATTTGGAATCCCTAATGAAATCGCAACCATTTTGGTTATTGATGCGGTTATTATTGCAGCCTATGGTCTTGGCATTTTGGCTCAGAAAAAGCACTTGGTTGGAGCCAAAGTTTTGGGAACTTCAGCATTGGTTGGCTTGGCTTTAGCAGCATGAGGTGAAAGTTATGGTATCAAAAGAAGAACAAGAACTCATTGATTTGCGAATGAAATGGGCAGATATGCCTATTCTAAACTTTTGGCACGATACCAATGATGCTCCAGATACATTCTTTGACGAACTTTTGGATGAAAGTCGTGGAGACGTAACTACTGAAACTAAAGCCAAGAGAACTACTACTCGAAGCAAAAGTTCCGGTGACGAAGAAAAGGCAACCAGTTCTTACACGGGTGGCGGTTCTGGAGGTGCAAAAACCAAATATAAAATCACCAACAAAGGTTGGGGTAAGTTTTGGAAGTATGTGGACTCGAAAGGTAAGACCAAACTTTCAGAAGGGAGGGCAGGTCAGTTCCCTAACCCTATTGATAGAAAGGCTGGTTTGGAATGCGAGAACATGGTGATTACCAAAGGATTAGATTTGAAGATGGGGATGAAGAAGAAAGGAACTACGGCTTTTGAGAGGGGTCCTGTTCGTGGAACTTCCGAATACATGAAGATTGACCGCAAGTGCAACAATTGTGGTAACCTCTGGCCTGTCAATGCAGATTTTAAAGATAAGGATAGCCAAAAGAAGTGTCCTAAATGCCGAAAGTCTGATGATTTCAAAGATGTGAAAGGTCCGTATAAACAATCTGGAGAAGTGCTGGTGATTCCAGTTGGTATGGTCGGTGACGGTCAAACCGTAGCGTTTATGTTGCTGACAGGTGCAGAAGCCAAAAAAATGAGTTTCCTCAAGCCGGGTGACCGTGTTTGTGTTCGTGGTTGGATTAAAGGTCAAGGCTATGACCCTAATGCAGCCTCTGGTCTGGGATTTTCAGGAAGTGGTTTGAGACACTACGGTTACAAGTTCGGCAAAACAAGTCAAGCGGTGCCGTTGATTACTCTGGGAAGTAAGGCTTTCGACGGTTACATCAAAAAGGTTTGAACTGAACCTTTAAGTGGATGAAAAGTCCTATACAGTATATGGAATCCTTTACAGAGCGTTTGTATGAGGTCGAATTGAAAGTTCGAGAATCCGCACAAGGTCAAATCAAAGACTGGGAAACTGCCGAGATATACCCTGTAATTGGTTATCATCCAGAGTATCTTTCAGAACCTGAATTGATTGGTGCTGCATTAGTTGGCACACCGAGAGTTTCGGGAGGTTCTTGCTTGAGCCTTTACTCATTAGAAGATGATATTTCAGATGAACTGTGTGAGTTTCTGGACATGGTTATGGATTTGGGCGACGGCTTGGACTCAGCGTGTGAAATTATGTTGTCGTATCACCGAGCCATTATTCCAGTTCGAGGCGAAAGTCTCGGCAACTGGCAACGTGTGTTTGAACAAGTAGCAGAAGGCAAGCGTTCTTCCAATTACCGAAAGTTGATGAGTTGGCAACCTGTCAAAACCGAAATTAAAGTTCAACAAGTTTCAATTCAAGAGTTCTTGAAAGAGTTGCTCAACGAAGTTGGAACTGAGTTAGCAAACAAGTTGATGAATACAGAGTTCGATGAAAGTTTCAAGGAGGAGTGGGCATGAGTTGGGAGTATCAAGTTTCATCAGAAAGTTTGGTTGAAAAAGAGGTTTCAACAGGATATTCACGAGTCGTTTTGTTGCTTGGATTCATTTTAGTTGCGTTAGCAGTAGGCGGGTTTTTCGGAGCCTAAGTGAAACTTTAAATAGGTGGTTGAACCTATGAGATACATGGTCGGAGAAAGAGATGCAAAGGCATGGACAATGATTGTGAACAACTATGTTCAGAGGTCGGGTAGCGATACTTGGTCGGTTAAAAGTAGCAAGGGCGACAAGGTTTATACCGTGATTCGCTGGTCAGATAATGACCTTCGTTGTGATTGTCGAGGCTTTGCTCATTACCGTCGCTGTAAGCATTCCGATGCGGTCTCAAAAGTTATTGAAATTGCTCGGAGGAACTTCTGATGAGTTCCAAGAAGTGGGTCGAAACAGTCGTGGGTTGGTTGAATCAACGAGCCTTGAGTTCGGTGGAGATGGAGCGTCGGCTTAAGCCAATGTTCCGTCATGCGCCTAATGCCCGAATCATTTCGGCTACGTTGGGTTCGGATGGTCGGTTTCAAAGAATTGACCAAACCGTTGCCAGCAGTTTGTATCGAACTCGGAGTCACAAAGTTAATGTATGGGGTCTGCGTGGTTGTTCTTATCAAGGAGTCGAACCGTATGACCGAACATAAGAAAATCTGGATTGTAGCCATGTATGCTACGGGATGGCAAGACGACCCATCATTCTCGGAATTGGCATTCGCAAGGGAAGAGAATGCTCAGGCTTACTTAGAACATTATCTGGAACACGACGAAGAACGCTTCGGTGCGGTTTTGGGTCCGTTCTATTTGGAATCTTCAGACATCAATCGGTGATTCAAATGCCGAAGCCAGAGAACTTCTGCGGCAACAAAGAATGCAACAGATGGGTGCAGTTGGGAACAGGAAGTCATACGCTGAATAGCACGCAAACCGATTACTGTTCAATTTACTGTCGGTTATACACCGAACAAGGATTAAAGAAAATTGCTGTGCCTGATAAGTTAGGTCGAAACAACATGAGATTCCCACCGATTGAACGATGCTGTGATTCGTGCGGAGAAACTATCTATCTCAAATGGAACGACCATTTTTCAAACCGATGTTTCTGTAATCAAGAATGTCATTTCAAAATGCGACGGGATAAATCGGTTCGCAAACCAGAACTTCGATACCAAATCCTTCGATTGATGAGGGATAATCCGCAAAAAGTTTGGAACGTGCATGAGATTGCAGATATGTTGGACAAAAGTAATGCTCGATACCGAGTGAACTGGAGAGTCATAAGTCAAATCTTGAGAATACTAAGTTCGGCGGTGAATTGCATTGAACCCAGCGTTTATGAATTGAAACCCGAAGCCTACGAGGGTCCGTTGTTGCGATTTGTGACCAAAAATGGGGCTTGAAACCCCAATCTTTAAATAGTCTGGGCGTTTAGAAAGGGTGGAGGCAGACAAATGGTCAAGGAAACTTACAATAGAGACTACTGGAAGTTCTGGAGACTTTACAAAACACGTCGAGGCGCACGAGCCTATGCCAAGAAACATTCAGGCGGTTGGGTAGTTATCAAAATGAATCCTGATTTGCTGACGGCAAAGGAAAAGAAACACGGCTTGGGAACTTGGTTGGTGGGTTCAACGACAGAGTATCTGTATTACAAAGCCCGACATAGCAAGACTATGGACTTTGAAGCCAATTACGAAGCGGTTGAATTGTGGGAAGATGGAGAATTGTTAGCGGTCTTCGATGAAGAGGGTGCGTGAACACTCACTTAAAGACAATGCCCAACTTTATATGGGTGTTGTGTATGTATGACAAATAGCGGAAGTGACAACATGAGAGATGAAAATTGGAAAGAAGAACAACTTGATGATGACCGACCCTGCGAAGATTGCGGGTCGAAGAACTGGGAACTCAATGATGCCAGAGGGGAACGCTCTTGTGGTGATTGTGGCTTGGTTCGCCATGAATACGAAATTGATATGGGCAAGGATTGGCGAGTCTTTTCTGACGGAGAAGGCACAGGCAACGAGCGAGCAGGTATGCCTCAAACTAACTTGTTGCACGACAAAGGTTTGACTACGGACATGGGATGGCAAAACAAAGACTATTCGGGTGCTGCAATTTCTGGTGACGCTGCCAAGCGTATGAATCGGCTACGTCGTCAGCACGCTCGAACTCGTGTCCGAAACTCTACGGAACGAAACCTTGTGTTGGCTTTGGGTGAACTTGACCGATTGGCAGGTAACATGGGATTGCCAACTTCAATTCGTGAAGAAGCCGCTTACATTTACCGCAAGGCTGTGGAAGCCAAGTTGGTTCGTGGTCGCAGTATTGAAGGCATGGTAGCCGCCGCTATTTACACGGCTTGCCGATTGGGTGCTAATGCTCGCACACTTGATGAAATCGGAAGTTTCTCAAAGACAGGTCGCAAAGAGATTGGTCGAACCAGTCGAGCATTGGTCAAGGAACTTCGACTTCGTGTGCCTCCCGCTATGCCGAGAGAATACATTCCTCGGTTCTGCACCGATTTGAGTTTGCCTGTTAAGGTGCAAAGTCGTGCGCTTCAATTGTTGGCCGATACCGAAGACCACGATGCTTTGGCTGGTCGTGGACCCACAGGAATTGCCGCAGCCAGTATTTACTTGGCAGGTATTCTGGAAGATAACCGTCGCACTCAACGAGAAGTTGCTGATGTGGCTGGTGTGACCGAAGTTACCATCCGTAATCGTTTCAAAGAAATGTGTGGTGTCTTGGGATTGAACCCTGAAAGCCCTGCGGATTCTAAAACTTCCGAGTGAGTCTTTAAGTATCAAAGCAAAGAAGGTTAAATCATGTTGCCATTGGCGATGAATTGGACTTTTGATAGTTTTCACAGCCTCAATCTTACGGAGGTTTGGGTTTTCTTTGATGTTACGGGAGACAAGGATTACTTATTCATACCGCATACCGATGAGGAAATGAAAGAGTTGATTGACGGTTTATCTGGTGATGCTGACTTAGACGATGAGACCAGACTTATCATTGAACTTTCAATGCTGGCTCGAAGCGACCCGTTATTTGTAGTCGAGGCTTTGAACGGTGACGTGGCTGATTACACCGCCGAGAAAGTTTTGAGTATGGAGTTCTATGTTGATAGACCCAAATTGAGTGATGAGCAATACTTTGCTACCAAAATGTCTATGGATATTCGTAAGGCTCGTGGTTGGAATGGGGCTGTGATTTCCAAACTATACTTGCCACCGGAACATTTCTTGTTGATGATGGGCAAACTTCCTTCTACCTTTGGGCGTGGTTCCATCGCCGCTTGGGATGCCAGAAAATATGGTTTTCCGATAGCATGGAGTGGTGTGCAAAAGGCTAAGGTCTTAGAGTTTTCAAAGTTAATCATGTCAGCCATAACAACATTAAGAGAAGAAGCCACGGAGAGTTCAGCATGAGACCCTGCGAAGTTTGTGGGGCGGCGGAAACGCAGAAAAGTCATTTGAGTCCTTTGGGTTTTATCAAAATGAATCGTAGCAAAGGTTTTTCTGAATACGAAGTGTTCTGGTATTGTCGAGAACATTACGTGGACAATGTTTCGGGATTCTGGAAGAAACTCAAGAATAAGATACCCGACGGTAGCGGGGCTTACATGAACGATTAGATGTTTTAAGTAAGTGATACGCCTTAGTTTCAACATGGTTTGGCCGTATTTACTGATAGTTTTACTGCTGGGTTTAGTGCTGTGGCAATTTTATCGAAACCTGAACTTGATAAATCAAACCATTACGGCCACAGTCAGTTATGAAAATGTTTCAGAGCAACTGGAATCGTTGAAACAAGAAAACATTCTGATTTTGGAATCTGTTTCAGATGATGACCAACTAATCGGAAAACTTTCGGAATCGGTTCGTAACTTGGAATCTCAAATCTATAAACAAGAGCAGGACATCGAAGTTCTGTCAGAAAGCCTAAAAGTTTCACAAGCAGAAGCCAAACACCAGAAGGGTCGAGCCGCATCTGCACACACGTCGAAAGGTCAGATTTTAGAAAAGTGGACTCCGTTTTTGACGCATCCTGAAATTGATGAACATTGGACCCCACAAGATTGGAGTTTCATGGGCAACCCGTTGGATTACATCGTGTGGGACTGGCATCAAGACCGAGACCTGAATGTGGAAACAGGCAAAGTAGTTTTCTTAGATGTGAAAGCCGCCAAATCACAACTTTCAACCAAGCAACGCCGTATTCGAGACTTGATTAAAGCGGGTCGTGTGGAGTGGCGTGAAATCCGTTTAGACTGATTCTCTCATAGTTTAAATGGGTGGTATAACTTATCTCAGTTAATCCTCGGTGATTAGAATGGAAGCAGAACGAATGTGGAACGGATACATCTCCCGTGAAAGTTGGATGCAACGCAATCTTGATAACGCTCAAGAACTTTTGAACGATATGCACAGGATTCTTTTGGATAATGCCGAGCATAGCGATGTTTTGAATCTCCGAAACTCAGAAGTGATTCGCACACCGACGAAAGCATATTTGTCGTATCGAATGGATATGCCTGAAGCGGGTGAAGTTTGGGGCATCGGGTTTGATGCTCTGGCGGATTGTTGGTTTATGCAACAAGAAGGAGAAACTCAACGACTACAAGGAGAGCGTGAGGACTTGTGGGACAATTTCTTTCACCAATCCTTTGTGATGAACCAAACGGATTTGCAGGGCAAGTCTTTGGCAGAACGCTTGAACGAGTGATTGTTTATATGGGTGATTGACCTTAGTGGAATTACAGAACAACTGGAGTTGAAAAATATGGTAGCAATTAAGATTGAAGCAGATGACGGAATTACACACAAAGTTTGGGAAAAGGAAGGCAACGCTTTCAACGATGACCCCGGAGTTCTCGATACTACTTTTACGGACCGGGTGGCAACCCCAGCAAGCGCAACGAACTCGGATGTTTCGACCTCAAAGGACGTTATGCAGGTAAGTTCAAGGCCAACGACGGTGCTAAGACCAACCTCAATGTTGTGAACGATGCGAAAGAAGCGGTGATTACGCTGATTGCTCCATCTGGCGACAAAGTGTATATCGGTAAGGTTCGTGGACCAATGACGACTCAAGACCGCATTACTCTCGGTATGTGCATCAACAACGCTACGGCTATGATTGCAGCACGACCTGAAAACGAGGTTTCCAACAACGAGACTTTGGTGCAAGAGGTCTATAACCTTGCAGATGCGCTTCACGCCGAATACCAAAAGCGATACGACGTTTGAGGGTATGGTCTATGATAGGACATCCGAATCCAAATGGTCGGGGTCCTTGGTGTCCATACTGCAAAGAAGTTCGATTGACTATGGTGGGGCATCCCATGTGGGGTGTAACTCGGTGGTTGTGTCGAAACTGCGGTTGGGAAAGTGACGGAAACGAAGGTGGTGGCGTGTATCTCGAAGGTTAATCCTTTTGCCAGAGTTTCTATTCGTATCAGTATGCCGATGGACTCCTGTATGTTTTGTTTAGCAGAAGCCAATCCTGACAAGGATTTTGTGTTAATCGGTAATGATGTTTGCGGACCCAAACATACTTGTGAACCACATCGAGAACGTGGACAAAGCCGTTTGTGTAACTTTTGCGGGTGGCAATCTATTGACCAAGATGCGGGCGTAGGTTTTGAGTATCTAAACTGCAAGGACTGTGGAGCAGGTTACGAAACAACTTACAATCCTGAACAAGCCAAACTGTTAGGATTAGAACCCAAACCAGACATTGATATTCTTTACGATGACCCCCGATATTCCAAATGTTGGATAACTTCAATTTCTAATCGAAGGAAAAAGGGTTGGGGAGAACTTTTAAGTAGTCGGTAATTTATAACTAAGGGTTGATGATGGAGTTAATGTTGAAGTCATGGTGCAATTTGCACGGGCTAAAACTCAATCACGGGCTGATTCAGAACGATGTAGCCATTAGTTTGTCCACAGCCAAGCAACAGCAACCTGTGTGTTATGCTTTGAGATGGCGATACCGAGAATGTCGAGAATGTCAAGAAGAGTTTGATATTCAAAACGGTGGTTTCCTTTACACTTGTCATGGGTGCGCTCCATTGGTTTCAGACTCTGAGTAAGGGGATGGTTCCATGAAAGTGTCTTTGCACTATTTTGATGACGAGCCTAATTTTGGTGATTTGATTAGTCCTGTAATTGTGGATGCTTTGTTGGATGACTCGGTGGAACGGGTTTCGGAAGCAGAACAAAAACTGAGTGCGGTGGGTTCAGTTATCACCAGTTTAGCAGACGGAACTCAAGTTTGGGGTTCAGGTGTAATGACCAAAGAAATGCCGTCGGACAAATTGAGTTTCATGCGGTGCGAGGACCCAAGACTCGAAAGTTTCTACTGGAGTGTGGATACAGCGAAGACCAAGTGCCAGAGATTTACGGTGACCCTGCTTTGTTGTTTCCAGAAGTTTATACTCCGAAAGTATTGCCGTGGACTCGTGATATGTGGGTGGTAATTCCACACCACAGTTGCTTCGTGTTGTCACACCGTCGGAACTTTTGGGGCAATTTGACACCTCAAGATTTTGAAGACTGGGAAATGTTTGGTTATCGAGTGATATTCCCGAATGAACCGTGGCAAGACGTAGTGGATGCAATTGCGAATGCCAAAGGAGTTATTTCTGAAAGTTTGCATGGTCTGATACTGGCTGATGCTTACGGTGTGCCTAATGTTTGGTGGAAGGAAAACGGAGACGAAGGTTTAGCAGGTCATACAGGCAACTTCAAGTTTGAAGATTACTTTGAATCCGTCGGTCAAATCAATCGAAAGTTTGTGACCCATTTTGAGGAAGTCACCGAAGACAACTGGCAAGATTTGATGTCGGTCGAAACCGAAACTTCCTTAGTTGATATTGAAGTTCTACGAGAAGCATTCCCTTTTGGTTCTGAGTCTAATGTTTAAGTCGGTGATACCAGTTAGGAAACTTGGCTATCATGTCTTTTGCGATGTATCAAAATGTGCCATTTCCTTCGTTGCCTAAAGAACAACGAGTTCGGAAAGGCGACATGGCGGCTTGTCAGGGCGGTTGTTATCAATACACCCAGATGACCAATACTGAATACCAACTGTGTAGTTCATGCAGTTATCGCTGGCGATACAACGGTCATTGTTGTGACGTGCCTTCGTGTGAAACGAAAGCCGATGGCACAGAAAGGTTTCGGAATAAAGATAACAAGATGCTGTGCGGTAAGTGTTATGCCAGTTGGAAACATCTCAAATGGTGCGATTGGGACAAGTTTTGTGAAGAAAGATTTCTATGGCAACTCAGACCAGAAACTTATCAGAGGGCCTTGGCAGAGGGTGTCATCACGAAAGTTTCAACTGAAGTTTCCAAAATCAAACAAAACGAAGTCGGTGAGTGTCAAGGTTGTGGTCGAAATGCTCGAATCATCAATGCCGAGTATCAATTATGCAATCTGTGTCGCAACAAATATCAGTATTACGGCGAAACTTGTAGCATCAGAGGAGCAGAGCCTTGTGAAAATGCAGCGGTAGGCTTTGATACCAACGAATCTCGATTGGTTTGTGAAAGTTGTAAAACGGTGAAAGCCAAATACAACCTGACATCTTATCGGATTTATGAAACTCAGATTCGCACGGTGACCAACTGCACGATTTGTCATAAAAAAGTTTCACACAATGCCAATGAAGGAGAACGTGGATGTTCGGCTTACATTGACCATGACCACGAAACAGGTGTAGTTAGAGGAGTTTTGTGTCGAGCCTGTAATTGCGCCGAAGGTTTCATCAAAAGCACAGGGTTGTGTCCCGAAGAATGGGGTCGAAGATTGATTGACTACTATGAAGCACCGCCACTTGCACAAAGTTGGACTCAAAATACTTAGCCAATAAGTTGAGACCGTCGGTCTCTCGGACAGCCTTTCCGAACCTATCCGGGGTGAGAGTGTCGCCCAAGGCTCCCTTCAAACCGCAACGGCGGTTGATGCGTTCAAACTCCGAGTGAATCTTTAAATACTTGATAACCTTATGTAATAACATGGGAACTCATCACGATTGTCCTCCGTGTGAAATGTGTGATAGTGGGAACACCTACTCCAGTTTTGAAAGTCGAAGCGGTCATTATGAGGTGGAATGTTTCGATTGTGGCTACGCTATGCGAGATTCACCCAGAGATAAAACTTACGAAATCACGATGATTACGACACGTCATTGTGATTGTGGTCACGGTATCAATTACTTTACGGTGGTGGATGAAGGCTACTTATTTGAATGTAGTGAATGTCACACAGAGGAGGTTCGCCCCAGTATTGAAATGTTTCGAGGTGTGAAGCCCGCAGACAGATGGGATATGCTAAGTGACGAAGTGGATTGGCAACCGTGTTCTAACGGATGCGATGATTATTGGTATGACCAATCTTCTGATGCCGAAAAGTGTTGTCACCAATGTTTGAAACTATTGGAAACGAACCAGATTTGGGAAGATTACGGACTGAACCTTTAAGTAGGTCGTTTGACATAAGCAACGCATGGATAGAATTAACTCAGTTAAACTGGGCTTAAACAATGACATGGAAGTGGTTGTCACCGCCGACATTCAAATGAAATCGGAACAAGACACCGATGACGTGTATTTCGTTATGTTCAACATTCTGGATGCACCGCTTCGTTTTGTAGTGGCTACGGCTTCTAACTTTGAAGACTTTTTGTTGAAGAAAGGTGTGCCACAGGCTACCATTTCTACTTGGTTGTTGGAAACTCCAGATTTGTTTATGGCAGAAATCGTCAATCATCAAATGGAAGTTATGGGTTCAGCAGTAGAGCGTGTCAAAGTTTCGCTGGATAGTGGACCCAATGCAGACATGGCTCGAACTGTGATTCTAAGCATGATTGACAAAGGTTATTTCTTGAACATTAGCAATTATCATGTTCCGGGGAAAAGCCAACCGATTCAAAGAACTCAAAAAGTAGAAACGGCTGCGCTGTTGCCAGATTTCCAAATGATGCTGGAAGTTGTCAAGAACTGGGAAGGTTTCGATTTCGCTGATTATTTGCGAGGCAAAGGTGTTTCCGAAGAAGACATTAAACAAATGGTGGGTGCTTGAAATGATTGACCCAGAAGAAGGAACGCAAGTTGATTTGCGAGAAGTCATGCGTCAGTATGATGAGATGGGTATGCGACCACAAGGTTTCGTTTTCATGTATTCATTAGTGGACAAAAGTGAAGTCGCTGATGACGGCACACTTAGCAATTTCTTTCGCATGATGTCTATGCGATATGAAATGGAACATCACAAGCGGGTATTCATTTCTAAGAAAGATTCAGAAGACGTAGCCCTGATTCGATTTGAAATGGGTTGGTTTGGTGATTGGGATGGTATGGCAAACTTGATTGAAACGATTGAAGAAGACATCCGAACTACGCTGGAAACTTTCATTCGGGCTGGCAGTTTGGAACAAATGCCACACATGGAGTTTATGTTTGCTAATCGAGAAGCGGTGGAAGATATTGCTTTAGAAGGTGAAATTGCTTCGGAAGATGAAGAACTATTTTGAGGTGTCAAGTATGCAAGTTCGATTGGATATTGGTGAAGGCAAATGGTTGGTCTTTGAAGACTACGGAGAAAAGCGAAAGCATCTCAAAGTTTCCGTTGAAGATGATGATGGAGCCAGAATTGTATTGGGTGTTTGTCTCAAGGGTGAGTTCAAACGTGCAGGTCGCTCGGCTTGATGTGGCTTCAACTTTAAGTAGGTGATACGCCTATGGAATCTTGTGATGGGCAATAACCAGCCCTTCTTGAAAGGTGATTAAGAATGACAGACGTATTGAGACCAGTATTTAACAGCATGAGACACGGTTCGTTCCGAACAAGTTTAGGTGGTATGAACCCAACGGGTGCAAGTTGTTGGATTACAGATGAAAAAGGAAACGAAAAGTTGGTGGGCAAGTGCCACCGTCAAGTTTGGTATTCCAAGACTAAGACTCCTCGAACCAATTTACCAAATGACCAGACTTTCATTAAGTTTGCAGTAGGTCATGCGATGGAAGAAAACTTCCAACAGAACTGGGCAAGGGCTGGAGTTTATCTGGATGGAAACGTCAAAGTGCGTCAGGATATTAGTCACGGCGACCCCAGAGGCGAACTCATCATGTCTGGTGAAGTGGACGTGCTACTGAGAGATTTCGACCTTGATGAAGAGGGTCAAATTGAAGAGATTCACACCGACCTCGGTATCGGTATTGAAATGAAAACCAATCGAGGGTATTTTTCTAAGAAAGAAATCTACGGCTTCGGCAACAAAATCTATGTCAATGGAAGTCCGAAGATTGAACACGTTATGCAAACTGCAATTTACCTGCACATGAGGAAGCCTTTGGAGGAATACTACGGTGTGCGAATTGAATCCTTCCGCATTGTTTATTGTCAAGTTGATGATGGACACACCACTTGGTTTGACATTAGCCTTTCAGACGGCTATGACGGTGAAATCATTGTTAAAGACCGTTTCGGTAATGAATTAGAACCCGATGCTTTGGCAAGTTTGGAAGCAGGTGTGCCGATGCAGAAGATTTCTGGTTTGACGATGGATGCTATCAAAGACCGTTATTACAAAGTTTTGGACCATCTGAAAGACACCGAGAACCCACCTCCTCGTGAGTTCCAACTTCGATACGATGCTGAAACTTTTGAACTCAAAATGGAACGTGGCGAACTGAGCAAGACCGCTATCGGTAATTGGGAAAAGAAGCCTAATATGGAAGTCGGTGATTGGAACTGTCGGTATTGCGATTGGAAGGACACCTGTTATCCGTATGGGATTCACAGTCAAGCCGTTGATGACGGCGAACTGACACCTGACAAGGCTATGAAAATGCTGGGCATCTCTGGTTTCGGTGCGTGATTGCGTTGGAGCCGTTAGGATTCTGGACTCAAGTTCTTTTGGTAATGGCTTTACTCAATTTTGCACTTAACTTTCGGACCATTCTGGAAAGCCGATGGATTCGCAACCATGTTCGACACATTGAGTTTCATGTGTGTCCTGACCATGAACAATACGAAGAAGTGCAAGCCAGACTTCAAGAAGCGTTTGAACAACACTTGAGGGGCTATGTCCATGAGGAAGAAGTTAAGACGAATGCACAGGCTATTGAAGAATGGGATAACCAATGAGGTTAAACCAACACCTGACACACAATCACAGTAATGTCGTCGGGCTTACCGCCTAAGTGTTCTTCAAAGTTTTGCCGACGGATTTCTCCTTGTTCATAGGCTCGTTGAGCAAACGGTGACCAAATGTCTGGGTCCTGTGAAGCAGCGTAAGCCGCCGAAGCAATTAGGTTGGCTAAAGTGTTGGGACTAACACCTTCAGGAGCATCGGCAAGGATTTGGGCTACTTGCGAAGCGTAAAGGTTGTCCCAGAGACCGTCTGTGCCAAGCACGATGTAATCAGCAGGTTGCACACTAACGCTGTAATTTTGTGCGTCATCGGCACTATCGGCCTCACGAGGTCCTACTTGAAACGGTTGATTATGACGGTGCTGTTGAGGTAAAGTTTGAAACACCACATAGTTTTGACGATACACCACAAGGTCTGAGTCTCCGATTTGGGCAACTTCTAAAATTGGTAAATCTGTGTCCTCCGAAAGTTTGGCTATCAATACGGTGGTGCTACCTTCAGCACGCAAACGTGGAATCACCGTTTCTAAACAAGTTTGAGGAAGCGAACCGAAGTTATAAGAATCGCCGTAGTATTCTCGACACAAACTCATTAGTTCACGAGAGCAATCGCCAGCGTTGATTCCTTTAGAACGCCATGCTCCGACACCATCTGCTACACCGACAGCATTGAAAACCGAGTTGGTTAAAAACCACGCATCGTCACCTCCATCCGAAAGTTTGTCATCACGAGGTTGATTGGCAACACCCATTGTAAGATACGCTTCTCCAGAAGTAGTCATTCTAACAGACCTCCTACGAAAGTTTCGGAATCTTGTAGAGACCAGTTAAGAATGTTGCCGAACCTATCGGCATCAGTTAAGAAGGCAGCATGAACATTATTTTTCTCCTCGTGTCCGTCTTCTTGTTCTGTGTGTCTAAGTTTCCAAGAAGGGTATAATGGTGGTTTTCCCAGCACCATGGACCATTCAAGATTGAACATAACGGGTGCAACCATGTCTTGCATATTATCCCAGTAATCGGGAGGGGTGACGAATCCCCATTCTTGCGAAACCTGTGCGTCTATGACTTTAAAACAAACCCATTTGTTTTTTGTCTCAACTAAGGGAGGGTCTGCATATTTGCCATCTACTATTTTCTTACGCTTTTGGTCAATCAACTTAAATTGTTGGTATCGCAAAAGTAATCGAAAGGCAATTTGGGAAGTAACATCGAAAACATGGAGAAAAATGTCCTTATGTTCCTTGTTCATACCATACCGGGCTGGGAACAGTCTTGTTGATGATTCAATAGAGGAGTTATAGACCAAGAATCGTGGTATTACAGAAATGTATTCCTGACGAGAATCTTTAGGTTTGAAGGGATAATCAACGTCTCGGTGGTCTGGTATAATGACTTCATCGTTGGTATCACAAATCCAGATGTCTTTATTTTCAAACTGTTCAATTCCGCCAGCGTTGAGAGGGTGACCACGATAACGGATTGAATCTACGCCTATGTTAGACTGATATTTTTCGGCGGGAAGCCCAGATTGTTGTATGGAGTTGGGTGTGTATTCGGATTCACCTAAACCATCAGGATTTATCCAGAACATAGATAGTCATAGTTGCTTCTGATACTTAATTTTACGCCTTGTTTAAGAGGGTGGTTTCACATAGAATAATCATGGTTTCTGTTCAAGTTCGTGGTAGCACACGTCGGTATCGAGATGTTCTGCGTAATACTTACGACCTTCGATGGAATACTGACCAAAGTTGTTATGCTGGCGAAATGGAATTGTCGGAACGACGACTTAAGAATCTGGTCAAGTTTTGTGAACGATTTGGGCTGGAAGTTTGGGTGGCTGGAACACGGTATCAAACTGCGAAATCTGAAGAAGATGATGATGACCCTGACAATTATCGTGTAGAAATCAAGCCCACTCAGAAAAAAGTTTCAGAGTTGGGAGAAACCGGTCGAGAAGTTCTACCTCCTGTGGACAAGTCTGAGACAGAATGGACTGAAGTAATTTTGGAAGCCGATTCAGAAGTGCCTTTTGGCGGTTATCAACGATGGTTTGATGGCACGTTGTTTGAAGAACCCAGACCTGAACAACAACAAGTAGTTCCCACCGTAGCCAAACTTTTGAGACAAGGCTATGAGAACATTATTTTGGAAATGCCAACTGGAGCAGGTAAATCGGCTTTGGCGATGACTATTCCGAAAATGTTTCGAGACTCTAAGAAACCAGCAGAAGAAGGACCCAACTCTTACTTGCTAACTCATCTGAAAGGTCTGCAAGCGCAATATCTTTCGGAAATGCCGTTTATGAAATCGGTTATGGGTCGTGGAAACTACGGCTGTAAGTTGCCTGTGGAAGCAGGTGAACGGGATGCTGAAGTAGTGGAAGCGGCTCTGCAACAAGTTCGAGCAGGTATCTCTGTTAAGTCTAAAGGATGCACCGCCGATGTAGCACCTTGCGTGACTATCAAAGATTTCAAGTGTCCGTATAAAAATCCTCAAAAGAGAACGGGTGATGGTTTGGATTGGTCAGTAGCCCCTGAAAGTCTGTGTGATTATTACGGTTCTTTGACGGAAGCCCAGAACTCAGATTACTTCGTGGCTAACATGGCTTATGCAGCCGCTTTGGGTTGGACACCGATGATGCCACAACGAGAGTTTTTGGTGGTAGATGAGGCACATAATCTGCCCGATGTTTTGGTGGGTGCGTTTTCGTTGGACTTGAGTGAGCGTATGTTGGAACGATTGTTGGGTGTGATGAGTATGCCCCAGATTTTGGAACTCAAGGGAGTAGAACAAACCGTTGAAATGGAACGACGTAATGTCAAAATGGCTGGCTGGAGACCCAAGACAGGAAGTTTCGGTTTGCCCGGTGTGCCAACCATGACAATGGATATGAGCGAAGATATTGTGGGCAAGTGTGCCGCCGTCTGGATAGCCTATTTGGAAGAACTGTATGGAATGCTACAAGGCAAATTGAAACACAATGAGTATGAAGAAACCAAAGATTTGAAACTGGCTATGCGAGTGGCACATCGAATTGAAACTATTGTGGAAGGTCTTAGAAATGACCGTGACAACTGGATTTGGCAAGTAAGTCCAGAGAAAACTTTCGTGAGTTTCAAGTGCGTAGAAATCAAGGACTTTGCTGAAGAACTATTGTTGAACATTGGCCGTCGTCGAATCTTTATGAGTGCGACAATTGGTAATCCCAAAATGTTTGCTGAGGAATTAGGATTGAAGCCTGAGAAAACTGCTTTCGTGAGAGTGGCTTACAGCAGTTTCCCTCTTAAGAACCGACCCATTTACACCAGAGAAACGGGAGGATTGCTGACTCGCAAAGGACAAAGTGAATCTGATTGGAACAAAACGGTGCAACAAATTGCCGAAATCATGGAACGGTATCCCAATCAACAAGGTATTATTTTGCCTTACACCGATAGAATCGAGCGAGAACTTTCACAACGATTGAGTGAACTTAATCGAAAACAAATGCAACGAGTGATTCAACACGACAAATCGGCACACGGCAGGGATGCGGCTATTGATGAATGGCGAACCAGTCGAGGTGGTGTTATTATGTCCACTTATCTGAATCAAGGTTTCGACGGTAAAGAAGCCGCTTTCTGTATTGTGGTGAAACTTCCGTATCTAAGTTTGGGAGACGTGCGAACCGCTAAGAAAATGAAAGCCAATCCTGAATGGTATGTGCAACAAACAGGAATTGAGTTGGCTCAAATGTGTGGTCGAGCAGTTCGTTCTCGCACAGACCGTGGTGATACTTACATTCTGGACCCAAGTTTCTGGTTTCAATACGAGAAAGGTATCGGCAGGGCTTTGAAGAATTATCTACCGAATCATTTGTGTGAAAGCATTGAAAAGCACGAAGGCAAAACCCCGTTAGGTATGCAACAGAAGTTTGAAGTAGTCTGATGACTTAGCAAAGGTGAGCAACATGAAGATAGCAATTGCAGGAAGAATGGCTTCGGGAAAAACGACGTTGGCAAAGGCTTTGGCGAAACATTGGGAAGGTGAGATTTTGTCGTTGGGAGGCAAAGTCAAAGAAGTCGGCAAGGATTTGTTTGGTATGGTTGAAAAGGACAGGCCGTTGCTGCAACAAATTGGAATGAAGATGCGAGAAATCCGACCTGATGTTTGGATTGAGTATCTGGATAGAGAAGCCACCAAGAGAACTTGCGTCGTAGTTGATGATTGTAGGTTTGTAAATGAAGCCCGATGGTTCAAAGATAATGGTTGGCTGTTGGTAAGACTCAACATTGAGGAAGATGTTCAAAAGATTCGTCTGCAAAAAACATATCCTGACGATTGGGAACAACATTGGAACAATCGAAACGACCCATCTGAAACCGAAGTTTCGGAGATTCCTTCGGAGTGGATTCATTATGAGTTGTCAGGAGATGCGGGTATTGAGTCCCTCATGCAAACTTTAGCGAGCCTTTAAATAGTCTAACCGTATCAATGACACTATGAACAACCTTAGAGACTTCCCGTTTCCTAAACCTGACCTTGCGAAACCAGACTTGCAGAAAAGAGTAGGCGATGTGCCGGGTATGTATTTGGGGAAGCCTTCAATTATCTTTAAGAATCCAGATGATTTCGTTATCCAAATGAAATATGACGGTATTCGTGGACTCTTGGGATTCGACTCATCAGGAAAGTATGTGATGGTTAGTCGTAATAACAACGTTTTGGGGTCTCCGAATATCAAACACATTGTTGATTTCAGAGGTTCGGCGGGAGATAAGTTTCCCAAAGGTGTCGTTTTAGACGGTGAAGTTTATTCAGATGAGGTGGGTAAAGGAAAAGCGTTTGCAGATTTTAACGAAATGGGTGGCGTGGTGCGTCGAGAGTCGTCGTATGACCCTCGTGCCGAGTTGATGTATTTCGTCATTTTTGATGCTTACTTCCCTGATGAACCTGATTTGGTTTATAGCGAGCGTATGAATCGTATTCTGAAGTATCACAGTCGAATGACTCCTGCTAATCGCAAGTTGTTCCGAGTGGTTGAACCCGTAGCATCCAGCAAACTAAAACTTCCTCGTGGTTCAAGTGTGGTAAATACTTTGGAATCCGCCCTTGAATACGCAGAAAATGAAGGCTTTGAAGGAATTATGCTTCGTAACCTACGTTTGCCTTACATGGTTGGTAAAGCGGGCAATAGCCTTTACAAATTGAAGTCCTTTTTCGATGATGAGTTTGAGGTTGTCGGTTGGGAAGAGGCTCAAAAGAAAGATGCTGGCACTCCAGTTTGGATTTGTATTACACCCGAAGGTAAAACTTTCAAAGCAAGACCTCTCGGAACTTTGGAAGCACGAAAAAAGTTGTGGAAAAATCGACATGATTATTTGGGCAAGGATTTGACGGTCAGGTATCAAGAACTCGATAAAGACGGCACACCCCGATTCGGAACAGGTGTAGCCTTCCGTGATTACGAATGACCTTCATCTAAGTAAATGCTCCAAGTCATCTCGAAGTCATCAAGTCCGTAGCCTTCTCTAAGAATGGCATTGACTTCATCACGGCTTCGACCATCATACAGAGCCTCATAGTGTATCAGACTTGTAGGTGGGTTGAACTCAGGAAGATAACGCCTTCCGGTTCGAGCGTGGATTCGATGTGGTGTTCCTCTTTCGGCAGCACGGTTCAATTTGGTATGTTTTCGCACCCATTTGTAACAGGCTTGTGTAGCCATCTTAATGTTGCCTTTGCCTGAGTTCAAAATAAGGTCTCTAATCAACTCTTGCTCAACATAAGCAAGTTCAATCATGTCGTATTGAAGGTCGTTGTCAATCATTTCTTTCCGAGCCGCAGGGTCATTGATTGCCCGAAACAAAGTCGTCGTCATAGGCACGATAACTTCCTGTAAAGTGAAATCCTTTTCAACAAGGTCAAAAATTGGAGAGATGGGTCCAGCGTTGTAAGGGCGATAACCTGTTTCGCCAAACCAAAGTTCACTAAACTCATAGTCCCAGAAATCTACAAAGTTTTTCCAAACTTGTTTAAGAACTTTGGAACAAGCCTCATTCATTTGATTAACGAGTTCTTCTTGGTTTTCTATCCAATTGAGGGCAGCAACATATTGAGGATATTTGGTAATATCTACACCGGGCAATTCCCATTCGATTAACTGTTCTAAGTTTTCGTGTTCATCAAACGATTCACCAAGAACTTCCTGAAGTTCTGCGAAAGTTGTAATTTTCTGAGGGAGTGTCTCTTCTTCGGATTGCATAATGGCTTGTCCGTGATACCAGTTGAAATAATCTCCAGATTCTAAAGCACGTTCTACGGTGACCAAATCATTACCGAAAGTTCCGGTAAAAGCGTCTAAAAGTTGCTGATTAGAATTGTCCACAGGCCACGGAGCCACAACTGGGTCGAAGAAAACTTGAGAGCCATCGGAACGGAAACCAAAGTTTTCAGGATTGCGAATGTCTCGAACCACGAAACCTTGTGACAACAAGTATCTAAGTAAATCTTGGTAATCAGAGTTCTCTAAGGGCGAAAGTTTGGACCCGTCGTATTTCTCACAGTAGTCGTTAGCGTCGGTGCAAGGAATGGCTTCCATTTCCCAGATAGCATACGGTTGTCCGGTTCGGAACTCACGCAGTAAGTCATCTATCTCATCATCCCAATCGAAATCTTCAGAACTGGTAATCAACTGTCGGCGTAGGCTGGGGTCAATAGTTCCTTGAACAAATGAATAAACTTTCGGTAACGAGGCAGGTTGGTTTCCTGATAAGGCCAATCGTTCAAACAATTCGGCTTGCATCAAATTGACAGCGTATAACTTTCGGTTAAGGCTTCTAACTGGATACTCTGACAAGTTTCGCTTGGGTAAAGCCACTAACTTGTAGTAATGTTTCGGATTGTCCATGTTTTGAAAGACATATCCTGCTTGTCCAGCACCGATGAGCCTACCGAATCTCATGTTTAATACTTCCAGAACTTGTCTCGGTCATCAATTACTTCTACTTCTGCACCGAAAGTTCCTTCTGAGCGTTGGCTGTTCCACCACACTAATCCAACTAATCCAACCGTAATCAAACCAGCACTTGCCAGATTACGGATTAGTAAGTTTTCAGATTTGAAAGCAACGGCTCCAGATGAGGGTCCTTCTAAATCCACGATGCCCATGTATCCCATTTCTCCGAGTGCATCTTGTAAAGCAAACCAATCTACACCTGCTTGATTGACTAAACTTCCGTCGGCAGCGTTGGTGTTTTGACCTGTTTCACGAGTAATTGCCATAACATCCACACCGGGGTTGCTACGAGACATGGCTTCAATCAATCCTTGTCGGTTAGGGAAAATCAAAGTTCTAACTCGATTGTGGATAACTTTGCGACCTGTTTTGGTGTCCAACTGTTGATGAGGATAAACCAAAAATTGCACCACTCGTTCATCGGTGTCTCGGCTGTTGATAAACTCGCCACAAATGTCGGTGGATGAAAAGTATTGACGACCTGTGTAAATCTTGCCGTCTTTGAGTGGGTGGCTGTGAATAGTCCACTTACGGTTGGTTAAACCATTTTTGACAGCATCTTGAGCCGCTTTAGTAGTAGGATTGACTTCGATACGAGATTCACTACCGAAACTGGGTTCACCGAGTTCATACTGTCCATCTTTTTCATAAACGTAGCACATCCATTCTCGTTCTTCGTGCGTGTTATCTGAATAAGTTTTCATGTCTTCTAAAGCATCGGTAGAAAACATATTGAACTCTTTTTGCCATTCGCTCACAATAACACCTGAGTAGTCATGGTTGTTTCTGATACTTAAAGACTTTTCTACAAACTTGAGCGAACCTTTAAATAGTCTGGTCGGATAGGCACTAACATGGCAACAGTTCGATGGTTGAATACAGATACTGGAGAAACCAAATGGGGTGCTGACGATTTGTATCGTGAAGGAGATTCTTCATGGGTGCCAGTCTGTCGCATTAAGATGCCAAACGGTGGTGTTCGAGAAAACACTATGGAAAGTTTTTACACTTGGATTGACAGCAATTTTGCTATGATTAGGCTGGATAGCACCAAAAGCGTGGGCATGGTCACCATGAACGGTGTAACTATGGACGTGGCTCAGAAAGAGTTGTTTTACAATGTTTTGTCTCGGTATGAGTATTTGATGGCTGAACCGTCATTCCCTGTAATCAATGTATTTTACAAACCATCTCCGATTCAGGAATGGCCTGAACGAGAAATGTGGTTGGAAGCCAAGAAAACTGATGATGATACTACTGACGAAACCTCCGAAGGTGGAGAAGGCAACAATCCTAAGCCCAGTAATCGAAAGCCTCGCATCAATCCATTCAAGAAACCTAAGAAGGGGAAGGGAAAACCTGTTCCCGGCCCGGGACCCATGCCTGATGACCCTCCACCATTCCCCGGCCCAGAGCCATTTTTGGATGACATTTCTGATGACACACCCATTAGTGAATACATGGACACTCAACCATCACCCGATGGAATCCCAATGCCCGACTCCGATGGAAAACTGCCCGGTCAAGGCAAAGGAACACCTCAAGAACAAGCCGCTAAACAAAAGGGCATGGAAGATGCTATGAAAGCAAAGGCTGAACAGAAAGCCAAGATGGAACAAGGAGCGCAGAAAGCCAAAGAAGGCAAAGATGCGGCTCAAGATGCGGCTGGAACAGGTGGTGAATCTGGTGGTCAGCCCGGTGAAGGAGCAGGTGGAGAACCCGGTGACGGTGCCGATGGTGGCGAAAGTGGTGAGGGCGGAGAATCTGGTGAACCCGGAGAGTCTGGAACAGGAGATAGCGACGGAGACGACGGTAGTGGGGGAGAAAGTTCCTCAGAGAAATCTGACGACTTGGGAGAATGTGCTGAAGCAGCGAGAGATGCCGTAGATGGCGCACGTCAATGCTGTGAAAATGCAGACTCAGAGTCTCAAAAGGATTGTGATATGGCGGAACAAGCCAAGCAAGATGCTCAAGATGCTCTCGATGCTTACAAAGAGGCGGTCTCGCAAGCCGAGCAAAACGATGAGTTGAGTTCTGGTGAAGCCGAGGCACAGAAAACAAAGGCCGATGCTTTGAAGGATGCGGTGGATGCTATGCAACCCGGTGAACCTACGTCGGCCACAGGTATGGCAGCCCAAGAAGCCGAAGCCCATAATGAAGCAGCCCAAGAATCTGCTAACGAAGGTGAAACTTTAGAATCTGTGGATGAAGCGATGGCTGCTAAAGAAGCCGCCGACCGTTGCGATGAAAAAGCCAACCCTCGTGATTCTCAAGACCAAGCCAATGCACGTCGAGCCGATGAAGCCGCTGCTGAGGCTTTGGAAACTGCTTTAGAAGAAGTTCAAGATTCAGAAGATTATGATGGCGGTTTAGAAAGTATTCTACAAGAAAACTTAGAGGAAGTGGAACAACGGATGTCTGACCGAGACAAATGTATGGAAACCGCAGAAGAAAGCAAGAAATCATCTGAACAGTCGAAAGCCAACGAATCAGAAGGTGAAAATGCAAAACAAGATGCTCTGGAGGCCGCTAATTTGGCAGAACAAGCCTTTGAGGAACAGAATCCTTCGGATGATGCTCACAGAGAAGCAGTAAGTGAGGCCATTGAAGAGGCTTTGGAAGCCATAGAAAACCTTCCGTATGAAGATGAAGAAACTGAGGATGCCAAAGACCGTTTAGAACGATTGCAGCAAAAGCAAGAAGTGAACGACACAATGGCTAATGAAAAGTGGGGTATCTGGAATCTGGATGAACGCAGTTGGGTCGAAGTCGTCGGTGGTAAGCCATTACAGTTTGATGACGCTCAAGAAGCCAGAGATTGGCTAAATGCTCGTGGAGGGATGATTTGATGAGTCGTGGTGAAGTTAGAGTCTATAAAGATGATAAAGAAGAAAGTTTCGAGAACTCAGGCTTGCCTGATGAGATGCAAGATGCTTACGATGAAGGTTGGGACCAAGGCATGAGCCAAGAACAACAACTGGCAAGTATGACGGAAGAAGATTACGAGCGAAAGTTAGGCGAAGCCACAAGGATTGTGAACTTTAACGGTCTAATGACGCTGTTTGAAAAGAAAGATTACAACGGTAAAATGACTGAATACGTGATTTCTCAGATTCAATACGGATACGCCCCACCGACTTTGGGAATTGGCTATGAGGTCAATCTCATTGACTGGGTTCAAAATCCTAATCCTGAACAGTATGTAGTGGTGTCCTCGAAAGAGTTAGTGCCTGAGTTTATGGCGGCTCCGAGTATTGCGGCTGCACAGTTTCATTGGACTTTGTTTCTTCGCAAAGAAAACCTTGAAATGTTTCAACCAGACCCTGCGATGGCCGAAGCACAATTGGAATTAGCCAAAGATTTTGAAATGCTGGGTGAGATTGCCGAACTGGACCTTGGAATAATTGACCCTGAAACTTTGAGACAGTATTTGGGTCGAGAGGTTCTAATCAAAGGTCGTGGAGAATTGTATGTTCGACCGGATACTGGAGAACTAATGAAAATGGAAAGTCCAGAAGTTGGTTGGAAGAAAGTAGAACGTATGAAAGTTATGGGTCAAAAGATGTCGGCCACACTATCTAATCTGGTTTTGTTGGCTAACGAAAGTCCCAAAGTTTCACTTGTATCAGAAAGTGCAACCCAAGTTGTGCTGGAATCCTCAGATTCTAAGAAACTTTCAAAAGCATTAGGCAAGGTTTTCTCAGTAGAAGTTTCAGGCGACACAATCACAGTTGAGTATTGAGGTGGCAGAATTGCCCGTTGATGCACAAAAATTGTTGAACTGGATAGTAGAAAGTGACAACCTAAATGATTTTGAAATGATGGGAATGACCATAATGGGTGGCCGTGAGAATCCCGCAGGGAAGTTTCCTCAACAACAAATGGCCGTATATCCTAAAGATGTCTCTCGTCGAAGCATTCTGAGTAAAGGGATTTCTGGTTTAATCAAACAGATTGCTGATGGCAAACTTGGGGTTCCAATACTTCCGGAACGTTTGCCAACCCTAATCGTGTGCAAAACTGATGCAAGCCAAAAGATAATCGAAGTAGCAAAATGGGAAGATACCGAGGATTGGAGTTTTAAGATTGACAATTATTGGATTGTAGCAGAATGGGATACTTCTCAAGAACCAGAAAACAAGTTTCAATGGGTAGTGGTGTTACCACGAAGGGGCATGAAAAACGCCAACTCTGTAAGATACATACAACCTGTATCGGCTGGAGAACTCAGCATGGATACAGAGATAGAAACGGCACTTAACGGAATGATGGCCTATCTAAACGGTGGAACTTCTCATGGCAGTATTACTTATCATCTGGCTAAAATCAACTTTGCGGCTCTGAAAACCCTCTCGTGACCGAAAATTGTCCTGTGGTTCAACTTTATATGGGTGATTCGCCTATGGTGAATTACGCTCCCAGCGAGGTGATGTAGCAAACGAACATGACAACCATCGAAAATCGAGTCAAATGCGATTCTTTAAGTAGGTGATTGCCCATACTAAGTTTGCCCACAACACAAAACTTGGGGTCTAAAAAAACTGAAAACAAATGGTGAAAAATATGAGTGACGTAGAAGCATTTTTGAATGAACTTGAGACAATTAACGATGAACGAAAAGCCGAGCGTGCCGCATCCCGTGGCCCTCGCACAGTCTATGAGGTAATCAAGCCCGAAATGGGTAAGGTTTATCAAGGCTACACGCTGGTTTCCTTTAACGAGACTACCAGCCCTCTTGGTTCTGAATCAATTTGTCTCCGCCTTGTTGCCCCCGGTAACGATGGAGAAGCAGAAGCAGGTCGTCGTGTCAAGTTCTATGTGAACGGATACGAGAAGCAAGACTTTGAACGATTTATCGGTCAAAACAACCTTGTGACCAAGAACGACGAAGACGATGGTAGCACATACCACCTTCCAATCAAGTTGGACTTCCTTCGCAAGATGAACGACTCCCAGAAGAACGCTGGTCGAACCTTCAAGAGTTTCCACGGTATCATCCGTGATGCTGACTCTGCTGCGCTTCGTGAAGCACTTCCTGAAGTCCCAGAGGACCAGACAACTTCTGAGCCATACGTTGCTCCTGTTGTCGAAGAGTGAACCGATTCAGGCTTGTCCTGAGTCTTTGATTCGCCCCTGTTCCACTACGGCGTGCGTAGCATTTAGGTCCCTTCAAGGTTCCTCGTTGCGCCAAGCCGGTGAGTCGGGCTTCGGCTTCGATTCGTAAAACTTGCGACTACGGTATCTCTTTGGTATTGCTCCCTCTGTGGGTGGTATCGAGGTGGATGCGTCATGGGTGGCAAGGTAATGGGTTCAACCAACTGGCGACTTACTCACATCGGTTGCCGGCGTGAGCGTGTCTCTTTGAACTCGGCGGAACTCCCTTCTGGGGATTGCTGACGACCAATTATGTGTTGTAGCAAGACGGTGCGATGGTTTATGAAGGTGATTGGACATAGTTTGAACATGAGTTTCTGGAGGTGCAACAAGAATGTTGCCGATTCCTAATGAAATAGTGGAGTTTGTCTCCGATACTGTGAAAGGTTATCGAAACATCAACGCTGACATCGGTAAGATTTACGCCGCCAAAATTGCGAATCCAACTCTGTTGAGTGGTTCGGGCGTTTGTCTCAAGATGGAAGAGGGTCCTTTGAATCCTAAGAAACCTGTGGCTAACGAATCAGTAATTCGATTCACGCTAAGTGACGGACAGTATTCTGTTGAATGCTTGGCTCACAACGGTCCTGAATTGGGTCGGTTAATGGGTTTGCATAGGATTGGTTGGAACGTGGATGGTTCTGATTGGTTGGGCGACGTGTTGATGTTGCTAACTGAAAGTGTTCGTGACGGCAAGCAAGTGGAAGTCTCTGGTTACTATGAGATGTTCGGTCGAGACAAAGTTTTCGTAGTCAAAACGGTAAGACCTGCTGAAGCACGAACTGACAGTCAGATGACTGATGAACAGTTTGAAAGTTTCATTGAGTTGTGTCGTGACGCAGGACCCGGATACCGACCTTTGGAATTGATGATTCGTGATGATACTCTGTGGTCTAAACTGTATGCCGACTTACCGATTAAGTATGCTACTATGCTATTCTGTCTCAGCCCACAATCGAAACAGGACATGATGCACATTGGCATTGTAAGTAGCATGGGTGAAGGTAAAGACCACTTGTTGGAAACCGTCATTGAACCGTTAGTGCCTTGTGGCGTAGCCTCAACAGGAAAACTTTGCACGATTCCGGGGTTATTCGGAGCCATGAATGGTGAAGACTTGAACTCTATTGAACTCGGTCTGATTCCCAAGATGGATAACGAGCGTATTGCTGTTTCCGAGTTTCAAACATGGAGTCAAGAAGTATTCGGTGAACTGATGAATGTTTTGGCTAACGGCAGTTTCACGATGCAGAAAGGTCAAGTTGATACCAAACGAACTGCTCGAACCAATTTCTTGTTCTTAGGTAACCCGCCGAGAGACTGGAAGAAGGGTGATGAAAAGTTAGGTATGTTGGGTGCATTCGGTGAATACACGTATCAATTGATGAGCCGATTGACTTTGATTTTCGCCAGAATGTCGCTGACCGATGGTGATGATACTGATTATCTGATTGAAGACAAAATCATGGACTCTATGAACGGAGTGTATAAAAAAGAAGACTTCAACGAAAACCTCAATATGTGGAGAATCTTTTTCCGTGAATACTTGCGATATGTTTCGGCTTTAGACCCTAACTACGACGGTTTGCGAAAACAGATTCGTGATACCATGAATCAAATTAAGGGCGACCCAGTATTCAAAGCGGCTTTCTTGGGTGGAGGTCGTGCAACTCGTGACTTCCGAAAGTTCCAAGAGTTTGTGAATCTGTGCAAAGGCTTTGCTCGATTGAATGGTGAACGAGAAGTTTCAGAAACAAGTTTGTGGCACTCTCACAAAATCTTCATGGAAAGCATGGCAACGCTGGAAGGTGATGCGGGATGGAAACACATTATCAACGGTGCAAATGAAAGAATCGCTATGCTGTATGGCAAGTTGTGGAATGAGAAGAAAGATGGTATTTACGAGTCATTGAAAGAGATGATGGACGTAGTGACGTTTAGTGAAAAAGAATGGGATGAGTTAGTCAATCTAAACTACATCAATCCGAATGGAAACAAGTTCAAAGGCAAATGGTCTTCGTGGGTTGAAATTATTGACCTTGATGCACAGCCTTAAGTAGTTGATAGGAGCATGAGGAAACATGGATGTAGCCACGACACAACGGGCATTAACAGCACTTCAATTGTTGCTGACTCGTAGTGTATCTATGACGGCAGCGACTCGATTGGCTCGCACAACTCCGAAAACACTCAAAAGTTATTTGGCCTTGAAAGGTATCAAATGGAGTATCAAAAGAGGTCGTTTCCGAATTGACAAAACGGCGGCACAGAAAAGGTTTGAGTTTTTGAATCTAATGTTGTCAGGCAAGTCAGCCACAGGCGCAGCCAAAGAATTAGAAACCACCGTCAAAACCATGAGTCGTCAAACTTTGCCAGATTCATCAGGTGGAGAGCAACCGATTATTGTTAAAGACGGCGGTTCTTGGATTCCTAACTTTTTGAAGATTGAAAACTATTCATTGGTGTTTTACGGAGGCATCACAGGTTTCGAGGGAAAGACTCTCGGAAGAAATGTTCAGAAAGGACCCGCAGCCAGCATTGAAGAAGGTGAAGAAGATTACATGGACATCTGGTGGCAAGTAGATTTTGAAACTTGGAGAAGCACGTTGCCCGCTAATCAAGCGGCTGAGTTTTGGAAACCACAAGTGATGCAACAAGTTCGCAGACAACTTGAAAGTTTAGTCGTCTCGGACCCGACGTTGGCAGGGAAGTTTCTGGGTAATGCCAAAGTTTCAACCCATGCTGCCAGCACAGGTCGAGCAGGTGCAACTGGAATGCCAGTCAGTAGATTGGAACAGATTTTGGAACGCTATGAAGTCAAAATAATGAGTGATGTCAGTTCAGGCGTGGATGACAATTTGGTGTTTCGACCTCCTGAGTATGTGTTTCGCACAGAGTTGCCTACCGATGACAGTTCTGGAAACTTTCAAGTGATGTTTCTCAATAAAGATGAAATCGTCAGTTATCCTGTGCGCCCAGAAATAATCTCTGTGAAACACAACCTTAACGATGAAGTAGTTTAGAGGGGAAGTTGAAAGTCCAATTCAGGACTGGCACAGCAAAAGTGGAAACCAAAAGGCTGTCCTTGACAAAATACTTGAGCGATTCTTGGATTTCAGGTTTGCCTAAAACATACACATCTTGATTTTGTATCAGCAAGAAAACATTACCGTTGGTGTAAATGAACGAAGGCTGATTGGATTTAGCCGATAAACCCACCGAAAGTGTAGCCTTACCACGAATGTAATCGAACCAATCTTCTGGAGAAAGAATCTTTTCGTTAGATGAAGTTTCAATACGATAAGTCATAGCAGGGTTAAGCACCGAAACTTTCCAATTGACATCTGCAACTGTCCAGTAATCTGGAGTGTAATACAATTCTTCTCTGATTTCTTTTTCCCGTTGGCGTGGGTCGATGACTTTTCCCTCACGAGCGTCGTCAAGCCATTCATAGTAATTTTTAGCGTCAGGGTTTGAGTGCCAAAAAGTAACTCCCACGTTTTCCATGTAATCAAACTCTCGATTTTGAAGGTCCACCGCACCGGGATATTCTTGGTCAAGTTGTTGCCAAACTTTCACTTCAGCAAACGGATATTCTGGAATCAAAGGAGGAGGGTCAGTTGAAAAAACTTCTTGGAAAAAGATGTCCAAATCTTCGTAAAACTCATCCCTCATAATAAAAAATGTAGTTACTCTGATACTTAAAGATTCAGGCCCACAACTTTAAATAGGTGCTTGACTGTAATCAAAACATGAGGCTTCGTAACGTAATCGGATTGTTTGACGGGATTTCATGTGGACAAATGGCTTTGAAGAAGGCTGGAATCGAGTATGACCAGTATTATGCTTCCGAAATTGACAAGTATGCGATGAAAGTTACGCAACAACAGTTTCCCAACACAATTCAATTAGGGTCCGTAACTGATTGGGAATCATGGGAATCACCCTTCTTCCATATTGATAATGTTGATTTGGTGATGGGTGGAAGCCCGTGTCAAGGATTTTCGTTGGCAGGTAAGCAATTAAACTTTGATGACCCACGAAGCAGTTTGTTCTTTGAGTTCTTAGCCATTGTTAAACATTTCAAACCTAAGTATTTCCTATTGGAAAATGTAAAAATGAGGCAAGATATTCAAGATGCTATCTCGAAAGAACTGGGTGTTGAACCTATTCTTATCAATTCTAATTTGGTGTCGGCTCAGAACCGACGAAGGCTTTATTGGACTAACATCCCTAATGTGAAACTTCCCGATGACCGAGGTATTACTTTGGAATCAATTCTGGAAATCCCTGCGGAAAAGGGTATTACCGTTAGACCCAAGAGTAAATGTCTTCGAGTAGGTGGCCGTCAAAGTTATGACCGACATGAATGGGACAGTATTGATAACACGCACTCACGAAAACTAACGGTGTTGGAGTGTGAACGCCTTCAAACATTACCTGATGGCTACACCGAAGGTATTTCCAATACTCAACGATACAAAACTCTCGGAAACGGGTGGACTGTGGACGTTATTGCACACATCTTTGAACACATGGAGGACTCACCTTGAGACTTAGAAATGTTCTGGGATTATTCGATGGAATAAGTTGTGGACAACTGGCCTTGCACCGAGCAGGTATTAAGTTCGATAACTACTACGCCAGCGAAATTGACAAATATCCGATTAGCGTTACTCAAAGGAACTTTCCCGAAACTATTCAATTGGGCAACATTCTCGATTGGGAATCATGGGATTTAGAAAACATTGATTTGATTATGGGCGGAAGTCCGTGTCAAGGATTTTCATTAGCAGGTCAAAGATTGAACTTTGATGATGACCGCAGTAAGTTGTTTTTTGAGTTTGTGAAAATCATTAAACATTACAAACCAAAATACTGGCTACTCGAAAATGTCAAAATGCGAAAAGATGTTGAGGAAGCAATCAGTTCGGAACTCGGTGTTGAACCCATTCTTATCAATTCTGGGTTGGTTTCGGCTCAAAGCAGAGACCGCTTGTATTGGACTAACATCCCCGACATAACTTTGCCAGAGGACAAAAAGATTTACCTGAACAGTATTTTGGAAACTTTGCCTGAGTCTGAAATCAGAGGTGGAAACTTGACAGAATACTTCAAACACAAAGAAGGGAAACTTTCACCCAGAGGGCTGTGCCACATTGGAACTGCTGACTTGAAAGGTATTGACTCTTTGAAAAGGGTGTATCATCCCGACGGCAAATCTCCAACATTGACAACCAGCATGGGTGGGCATCGTGAATCGAAAGTTTCAACGAGTGAAACCACTTGGAGAAAGGTTACTCCGTTAGAATGTGAACGATTACAAACTTTGCCTGATGGCTACACCGATAATCTCAGTAATACTCAAAGATACAAAGCCATAGGTAATGGCTGGACTGTGGACATTATCGCCCACATCTTTGAACACATGGAGGACTCAGAATGAAAATTAGAAATGTTTTAGGATTGTTTGATGGAATAAGTTGCGGGCAAGTGGCTTTACAGCGTGCTGGTATTGAACACGACCAGTATTATGCTTCCGAGATTGATAAGAATCCGATTAAAGTAACTCAAAAGAATTGGCCTAAAACCGTGCAACTGGGAGACATTACCAAGTGGCGTGATTGGGACTTAGAAAACATTGATTTGATTATTGGTGGTAGTCCGTGTCAAGGATTTTCAACCGCAGGTCGGCAACTTAACTTTGATGACCCACGCAGTAAATTGTTCTTTGAGTTTTTGGATATTGTAAATCATTACAAACCGAAGTATTGGTTGTTGGAAAATGTGGTAATGAGTGAGGATGTGCGAGATGCTATCTCGGCAGCATTGGGTGTGGACCCTGTGTTTATCAACTCCAATCTGGTATCGGCTCAAAATCGAAAGCGATATTACTGGACTAACATTCCTGATGTAGAACTTCCAGCAGACCGTGGTATCAAACTTTCAGACATTCTGGAATCGGATGATTATCCAAATGCAGCCAATGTAGTTGGCCGAAGATTGAATGCCGACGGAGTTCGTAAAGACTATGACAAGTCTGTGCCAATTACTCAATGCCTACAAGTGCGAAAGGATTCGACGAAAGTTCCTTGCTTGACCACAGTTTCAAAGGATGCAGTAGTTAGTCGTTTGCCACATGGTCGGTATCGAGATGCTTACGAAAGTCCTGTTAAAGATGATTGGAGAGATTTCACTAATCTGGAATGTGAACGACTTCAAACCTTGCCAGACGGATACACGGAAGGTATTGCTGAAACTCAACGTCGTCGAGCCATCGGAAATGGTTGGACTGTGGATGTGATTGCTCACATCTTTGGATTTATGAAGTAATTGTTTATATGGGTGCTACGGAATAGAGTAGTTACACAACAGGTGATACAGAATGGATGAACAAACACAGATTTTAATTGGACTCGGCGGATTGGCTATTACAGCGATTGGTGGCTGGTGGCTCAAGAACCGTGGTAACGCAGTTACCAAGATTGCAGACAAACTTGAAGATGTGGTCGAAGATTTGACAGGCAAAGACATTGAACTTGATGATGTGGTCTCGGATGTTATGGATTCTGTGGAAGATGTAGTCGAAGAGGCTTCGGAAGAAGTCATGGAGGCTCTGGAAGAAGGAGAAAGCGTTTCGGAAGCACTTGAAGAAGTGGCCGACGACGTGGTTGCCGATGTAGCCGATGCTGTGGATGACCTACAAGACCGCCTTTCTGGTCTCAAGGTTGCAGAACTCAAAGAACTACTCAAGTCAGCAGGGTTGCCTGTGTCTGGAAACAAGTTGCAGTTGATTGACCGACTCACAAAGGGTCTCGACAACAAGCATCTGTTGGATGTTCTAAAAGGAAATTGAAACGGGAGGTGAAATGATGGATTGGAAAAAGATTGGATTTGGTGCAAGTCTCGCTTCTATTTTGGGAAGTATCGCTATTTACTTTGCTCACGATGAGAACCTCGGTATCTTTGTCGGCCTTTGGGCTTCGGCATTGTTGCTTCTAAGCGACCGACTCTCAGAAATGACTGAGTGAACGCAAGTAGCACGTTGGTAACATTGTTGAGTAGCCGTCAGGCTACACACCCTCCGGATAGGGGAGAACAAACCGTAGGTTTGGTCGGGGAAAGGTTGTCCCCGTTGCCCAGCAACAAGTGATTCGGCTGAGAATCGCAAGTGAGGCTTTAAGTAGTTGAACCGCCAAATGAAACCTATGGCTGGTTATGTTGCTATTTCTGAATCAGAAATGTCTGATTTTATGAATGCTATCGGCTTTACCGAATTGTCGGTGGAACAACGAGGCAGTTTTGGGCGCAGACCTATCAAGGAACGTGTGTATGAAACGCCTGTTGGGGCTGGCAGAATCCGTGTTTATTCCAGCGTGGTTGGACCTACTACCAGAGACCGTGGCAAAGATGCTATTCGGGTTCAGTATTGGGTCGGAGACCAGAAAGTTTATGGTGCCAAAAGAGTGCATCGAACACAAAACTGGCGTAAGAACCTGTTGCAGCGAACCGAAGAGATTCGAGAAAGTGCGGAGTCAGGACCCTTGAGTCGGATTCCAAAAGACAGTCGTGGTGACTTAATGACCGCCCGAAGGGGTCGGTTAGCCCATGAACGATTCTGGGGTAGTGTGAACTATCCAGAACTTCGTGAATCCAGACGTTTTGAAGCCGTTTCTGTGTTACCACGAGGACTCAAGACTGACAAGATTACTGACAGAGTGATGGCAATTCAATACATGATGGATGACAGCGAAAAGCAACAGAAACTTTTGAAGTTGCAGACGGCTCTCAAAATGGGTTTGATTACTGAAGATGAGATTTTGGAGTCATTAGAACGAGCCATGAGTATGAACGCTGAATCCAATGTGGAACGCAAGACTGAAAAGGAAGAACTCATTTTAGAACATTTGAACAATAATCGACAAACCAGCAAATACGATGGAAAGTTAGAGAACACCGAAGGTGGCATTGTCGAATTACTGGGAATTACTCGTTCAGGAGTTTCAAGAACTCTCAGAAACATGGAGTCTAAAGGTTTGATTTACGCTCGAAACTTACACGTCCCCGGCGGTCGTAGAAAGGTTCAATGTTGGTATGTGGTTGGTTCAGGAACTGACCGTGGATTTGGTGCTGAAGGCGAAGAACTTGTTTCTTGTCCCAAATGTGGTTATGAACCATCTATTGAGTATGAGTTAGGTGATGCTTACTGCTACACTTGCGAAGTCAAAGTTTATGGACAAGATGTTTCGGAACACAATGATTGTGATTTAAAAATCATGGATGAAGACGCAATTAACGAAGAGTATGACTTTTGGTTATACGAAAATCACCCAGATTTTTGTCCTGCTGGTTGGAATCCAGACGAAGATTTTGAAGCCGAAAGTTTCAAACCTCCTGCTTCAGCAATTGCGGCTGCCAAAAAAGGATTAGCCCAACGTAAGAAATGGGGTCGTGGTGGGCTGAGTCCTGCCGAAGCCAAATCACAGGGTATTGATTCTGGAGTAACTCGTGCCAGAAAAATTGCTTCTGGAAAAGTTTCAAAGCATGATGTTCGTCGAATGTCTGCTTTCAACCGACATCGAAAGAATAACCGACCTGAAAAGAAAATGCCAGATGGTGGACCCACAGCCGGAACTATTGCTTGGAATCTTTGGGGCGGAACTTCTGGTGTGAACTGGGCTAAGAAAAAGTCAGCAAACATGAATGCTGAAGAACAAGGATGTGGATGCAAAAATTACACACCCGATTTCAACCGTGAAAGACCAATGCTAACAGATGATGACGAACAAGCCGTTATCGTTCCGATTACTTGTGATGATTGCGGAAATAAAGGAGAAACGGTGTATCTTCATGGCTACAACGAATATGACGATTCTAATCTAAAATGGTTTGATGCTGAAGCCTCTGATTCTTACGACAACTTGGCACATCAAGATGAGATGGCACAAGAGGCTTACGAAGAGTATGTTGAAGAGTTAGACCCTGAAACAGATTACCCACCGATGTCTTTTGAAGAATGGTATGAACAAACAATGGCTATTTATGACACTCCAGAATACGACCAGTATTTAGAACAACAATACCTTCAGATGCAAGAAGATGCAAAAGAACTGGCTCGATTGGAAGCATTAGAAAAGAATGCTGAGTCTGAAGATTACGGCGTAGAACCACGTTGGATGTGAGGCTATGAGGGCTTTTGAGAATTGTTTAGTTTGCGGTGCTTCAACCGAAAATACTCATTCGGCACGTCGAGGTGCTGATGCTTTGGTTTGTGGTAGTCAATGTTACAGACAGGCTTCTCGAAACTTTAAGCGAAATATGAGTGGATACAAAGTGGCTCGTCTTGTTGATTTGTTGGCTCAGATGGGCGAACCAGTAACCGCAGCAGAATTGTTAGGCCGTTATCGTGAAACTTACGGTCGTTCTGGTCAATTGACTATTGGAAATAGTGTGGCTCTTACTTCACAATTGGTGCCGATTGTTAATCCTGAAACTATTCGGGTTGATAAAAGCAAGAAACCATTTACGTTTGAGTATGTGGGTGGAACAACCATTGGTGAATGGCTGAAACCCAGTATGCGTGCTAAATATGAATCCGTAAGTTTTAGGTCTGAAGCCTCCTACAAAAATCTTGGTGAATATGCACCCACCGAAAGGATTATCCAACGGTTAAAGGATTCAGGCGTTTGGGAACTTGGGAACACATACGAAGATGACGGTCTGCAATACATTTGGTGGGCGACTGTTAAAATTGAGGATGGAACATTGGTTCCTGCGTCTTTACCGGATGACTTCTTAGCAGAGGACTTGATTAAGTTAGTTCTGCTTATAGATGACCGAAGAGACCACCCAAAGTTGGGTAGATTGGCTGTGTCCTATGACTTGGATGAATGGGAGGATGAAGACCTGACCCAACTTGGTAAAGAACTCACCATCATATTTGAAAATAATGGAATGTTTCAATCGGATGACTTTTTGGAGTATGGAGGTATGGGTGATTATTTTGATGTGCATTGGGGTGATTTGGTTAATCACTCTTGCGCCGATAACGCAAAGTTTGACATCTACGAAGAGGATGAAGGTCAAGGTCTCATCACTATGGAGTGTATGGAGTGTGGAAGAACGGCAACTTTCAGACAAGAAACTCCATACGAAGGACCCAGAAATGCTGAAACTTTTGGAGCAGAATCAGATTCTTATGAATGGGAATGGGACATGATTGAGTATGCACCCACCGAATTGATTAAGAAACGATTGAAGGATGCTGGATTTAGCATGACAAGCGTTGGAACAACATACAAGGACCAAATCGTCGAGTTTTACGAGCCACAACTGATAGCCCCAAACGGGGTTGTGTTGGAGGTCTGTTTGAGTCAAAACGAAGAGTTCAAGGGATTTTCAAGATTGACATTTTTTGAAGACGACCACTCTGGGGACGTGGGTAAGGTTCCTGACATAGACTGGAACAATTGGCATTGGAATGGACTGTTGAAGGGAGAAGATTGGGTGGAAAGCCCTCAAGGGGACTACTATCAGGTTTATTGGGAGGGATTATACGACGAATGGAAACACGGACACAACTGCGCTGATAACGCAAAGTTTGACATCTACGAGGATAATCTCATCGTGATGGAATGTGTGGAGTGCGGAAGAACTGCAACCTTTGAACAAAAAACTCCATACGAAGGACCCAGAAATGCCGAAACTTTTGATGCTGAAGATGAACTTGATGTTTCAGTTGGTGACCGTGTTCGCAGTTATGATTTTGTTCTTCCCGACGGAACTTTGATTCGAGATGATTGTTACATGGAAGGTCGAGTGACCAAGATTGCACCTGTGGATTGGTGTGGTGCAGAATGCGACCATTATTACATTTTAGTGGACAAAATCGTTAGAAATGGAGAAGAACTTTCGGAACGTCTGCCCGGAGTAGATATGGTTTATCCTCCAGTTAGTGAAAGTTACTTAGAGATTATTTCAAAACCAAGAAGTGGTAACATGGAAGAGATGGATGCTGAAACTGATGAATACAAAGGCCCTTTTGAAGTCGAAATCCGAAGGCCGAATGGTAGTAAAGCCAGTTGGAGGAAATATGAAAATTACCGACAACTGATTGATGCTTTGGAAGCGATTGTATCAAACCGTTACACGCCTTATGCCATTGATGTTTTTGCGACAAATGTTCCTTACATTAGTGGTTTCACAGCGATGGGTCCTGTGACGGATTATCGAAAGTTTCATTTGGCGACATGGAAATATGGTAATTGGGAATCTGGTCCTTGGGCTGAATACTTACCGAGTGGCGCAGAGTGAAGTTTAAGTAAGTGCTTGTCCATATCCTAAACATGGACTACGAAGCGTATATTGCTCGTTTAGAGGCGGAGTGTGCGGAAGCCTACGCTATTGTAGAACAAGCCAAAGCCAAAGGCTTAGACCCACGACTTTCCGTAGAGATTCCATTGGCTTCTGACCTTGCTGACCGAACTCAGAAACTTTTAGAGTTCTTACATCCTCGAAACACGGCTGCACAGATTCGAGAACTTACTCAAGAAAACGATGGCAACCGTGAAATGGTAGCCATTCAGATTGCTCGTATTGTAGCGGCTGAAAGTTTAATTTACGGTGAGAACCAAAAATGCCCTGCGTGTAAGGGTTCAGGCAAGAATGCTCAAGTATCTTGGAAAGAAGTGCCGTGTGAAAATTGTGAAGGCACAGGAAAAGTCATTGGCTTTGATTCAGAGGTCGTTGGTAAGGCAGACTGGAGAGATACTCTCAAGACGTATGAAACAGAGGCTCTAAAGGGGTCTATGGCGATTGGAGCCAGTCGGATGGCAACTTGTATGTATCATGGCATTTGCGCTGGTCTGGCGGTGCTTACAGAAGGTATTCTGGTGGCTCCGTTGGATGGAGTGGTTTCATGTCGAATTATTACGAATGCTGACGGTAGCGAATCGTTGGCGGTCAATTATGCTGGTCCAATTCGGAGTGCGGGTGGAACTGGTCAAGCGTTGAGTGTTTTGATTGCAGATGTGCTACGTCGTGATTTCGGATTAAAGCCACCACAAGTGACGTTTAATGAAGTGGAACGCTACAAAGAAGAAGTTTCTAAATACAGTCGTGGATTACAATACCGACCCTCTAATCCTCAGTTAGAAGTTATTGCGGGCAATTGTCCTGTTTATGTTGATGGAGAAGGTGTAGGTGGAGAAGTGACAGGTCAGCGAGACCTTGAACGTGTGCCGACCAACAAAGTGCGAGAAGGAATGTTGTTGGTTATGTGCGAAGGTTTGGTGTTGAAAGCCCCTAAGATTCTGAAGTATGTGGAACAATTGGAAATGGATGGTTGGGACTGGCTTCGAGATTTCGTCAAGACTGGTGGTAAATCGAAAACCATTGAACCCAGCGAAAAATACATGGCCGATGTTTTGGCTGGTCGCCCTATTTTTGGATTGCCGATGAAAGTTGGTGGTTTGAGACTACGATACGGGCGTAGCCGATTAGCAGGTCTGGCGACCACAGCGATGCACCCTGTTTCTATGATGGCTATTGGAGGTTTCGTTATTTGTGGCACACAAATGAAGTATGAACGGCCGGGTAAGGCAACGGTGGCTACGCCTTGTGATACCATACAAGGTCCGTATTTACAATTCAAAGATGGTTCTGGTAAGCGAATCAATTCAGAATCTGAAATGAAACTACGAGCAGGTCTTTCGGAAACAGATGGATGGTCGGTGTTGCCGACTGAACCTGATTGGCCGATTGAAAAGGTGTGGGACATTGGTGAACTGTTAGTGCCTGTGGGTGAGTTCTTAGAAAACAACCATCCGTTACCTCCGAGTCCTTATGTTCCAGAGTGGCATGACCAAGTTGTTCAAGAAGCAGGTTTGAAACCTGCCGAGAGTTTTGAAGAAGCATGGCGTATGTCGGAAACATACAAAGTGCCATTGGATGCACGTTATGTGCCTGTGGGTATTGATGATGTGCTAATGTCTGAAATCGGACCGATGCTGGCAAATATGGCTTTGACTCTGGGAAATAGTGTTCCAGTAGAGTATCGAGAATTGATTTATCGTTTGAATGTGGACATTGATTCTGAAGGAGTCTTGCTGGGTGCTGAAGCCGGCTTAATTCTGAAAGTTCTGGAGAAAGTTTCCAGATGGGGTGGGGACAAATTGAATACTTTAAATACCCTCGACCAAAAATCTGCCAGAGAGTGGATTACCGAAACTTTTGGTGTGCAAGTTCGACCACGAACCACTCTTAGAATTGGAGCCAGAATGGGCAAGCCAGAAGGTTCAAAACATCGGGAAATGAATCCCAGCACACACGGGATTTGGCCGGTGGGAAGTAATGTCGGCACTAAGCGATTGATTTCAGATGCAGTTCGTAAGTCGGAAAAGTATTACACGGGTATTCGAGTGTGTCCAGAATGCAACCAGCAAACATGGCGAGGCGTTTGTGTGGGCGAAGAAAGTTCGCACCCACCGACGGAAACTAACTTTGTAGGGATGGTTAAACAAACGCTGGATGCTGAAGAATTATGGAAAGAAGCGATGGAGATTACGCATCAAGCCGTAGAACCGAAAGTTAAGGGCAACAAAAGTCTTGGCTCTGGTGAAAAGATTCCAGAACATTTGCTCAAGGCCGTGCTGAGACAACGCAACGGCACAAGTGCGTTTCGTGATGGCACGATTCGGTTTGACATGGTGGACATTACCATGACACATTTCAGACCTGATGAAATTGGTATCACCGCCGAACAAGCCAGAGAATTAGGCTACGATGTGGATTATCAAGGTCAGCCAGTTGTGGCCGATGACCAAGTTATTGAATTGATGCCTCAAGATGTGGTGGTAGCCGAAAACTGCGTAGCACCGTTGCTGGCAGCCATGCGTTTTACCGATGATGCTTTGGTGACAATGTATGAGTTAGAGCCGTTTTATCGCTTAAAAGACGATGCTGGGGCTGAAGCCCTTGTAGGTCAGTTAATCATGGGGTTGGCACCTCACACCTCTGGTGCAGTTTTAGCAAGGATTATCGGCACAGCACCTGTTAAGGGTCATTACGGGCATCCGTTTTATCACGCTGCTAAACGACGTAACTGTGACGGAGATATTGATTGTATTATGTTGCTAACCGAAGGACTACTCAATTTTAGTCGAATGTTTTTGCCTAAAAATCGTGGTGGAAGAATGGATGCTCCGCTAACGCTAACGACACGCATCGTGGCTACGGAGATTGACAAGGAAGCCTTGAACACCGATATTTTGAATCAATACCCGTTGGATTTTTATGAGTTTCTGCGAACCGCCGAACAACCACCGGGACCCAAAGAAGCCTTGAAGCATGGGATTCGTATTGTCGAAACTTTGATTGATGAAGGCGTATTGCCTGTGGGTCAGATTGGATTTACACATGATACCACAGATTGTGGAGCAGGACCCCGTGATAACCCGTATAACACATTGGATTCAATGCGTCGGAAAACGATGGAACAGTTTGCACTTGGAGAAATCCTTGAATCAGTTGATAACATTGAGCAAGCCAGTAAGTTAATTGACAGACACCTGATTCGAGACATGAGAGGTAATCTGAGGGCTTACGGACAACAGAAAGTTCGTTGCACCAAATGTGGAGAATCATACCGACGTGTGCCAGTTTCAGGAAAGTGTCGAACTCGATTAGATACCAGAAAAGACCGATTTACAGGCGAAACGGTGGACATTTACTGCCCCGGCAACTTGATTTTGACGGTCACGGAAGGCTCGGTGGCTAAATACGATGATTTGATGGCTACGTTGATTGAACGCTACGGTTGTAATGAATACATTTCAGGATTGTATAGCCAAGTCTCCAAGTGGGTTGGAGAAACTTTTGAATCACAAGAGTTGGGCAAACAGCAAAGTCTGTGGTGAAACAATTCAACCATACATGGTGAAATCTGATTCTGGACTTTCAGAAGTCTCGGATTTCTTTTCTACTGCCAAAGTTGATTTGATAATTTCTTTTTGGATTTCGACCAAAGACTTGATGGCCGATTTGATTTCTAAAACATCGTTGTGAAGCACATCCATAACTTCAGTTAAGTCGTCTATTTTATGACCCAATTTGGTGACAGTCATACGAATTGATTTAGGCTTTTCTGATTCACTCAAGCAGATGCCCCCAAACCACGCATAGAGTCTAAGGTTTCCTCTGAAGGCGTTTCATCGAGGTAATCTGGGTATTCAGCAGCCTTTTCGGTTGAGATGGCTGCAAATGAGGCAAACATAGCCAAAGTCGCAAAACCAAGACTCCAATAATTCCAGTTCATATTTAGAATACGTTGGTTCTGATACTTAAGCATTTGTAGTGTCTGATTCAACAGGAAGCAACGCCGTGAGTTTGTCGGCTACGGCTAAAACCACTCTGACATTTTCAATGCCTTGCACGCTGGCTTGATTAAGAAGATTCAACAGAAGACTAAGTTCAGGGTGTGTTAGTTTAACTGGTTTGAGGGTCATGGTCGTGATAAGCCGAATCACCGATTTAAACTCATTGGAAAACAGGAACAAACATAGGTCCCAATCCTACATCAATTTGTAACCAACCTGTGGGATTCAAAGGACCACCCGTAGGCGAATCAGGAAGTGCGACAGTAGTTGGTGGAGCCGCAGGTGGGGCAAAGTTACCAATTTGTGTAGCGTTGATGTATCCTGCATCGTTGGTCAATAAGGAAACATTGTCACCGGGTTGTAGGCCACCACCACCGCCACCAGTAGCCACCAATGGATTACCTGTTGTGCCGTCACCACTAAGACCTGAACCAATGGCTACGGTTTGGAGATAGGCTACGTCAGATAAGTTGGAGGCAATTTGTAGCGCACCGTTGGAATCTGCGACCAACACACCGTTTTTAGCAAAGGCTTGAGTTACTTGTCCGTTAGTAGCATCTACTCTGAAAGTTTCGGTTGTTGAACCGGGCGATAAGATTTGGAATCTGCTGGAAGAAGCACTTGAATTAGCAGTTCTAAACATTCTGATGGTTTGCGCTCCTGTGCCAGTTGATTCGGCTGACAAATCCATAATGGTGGATTCATCCGTAGTTGAGTTAATGATTTTGAAAGCACCGTAGGAATCAGCAAACGCCGTAATTTCAGTATAACCGTTTTGACCCGATTCGGTAATTCTAATTTTGGGGTCGCTTGAACCTACAATGTGCAATTCTTCAGCAGGTGATGTTGTTCCAATGCCGACAAAACCGTTTTCGTGAATTGTCATACGGGTGGTGGGTCCGCCATTAGCACCTCCACCATCAGGGAAAGTTAAGAAATCCAGAGCCATACCTCCTGTGGTATCGCTGGAATACGTTTCACCTGCTCGACCTACGATACCAGCCAACCATTTTGGACTATCCGTAGTGAATGCGCTGTCCGTAGAACCGAACTTGAGTGCAGGGGTGTATTTAGAAGTTGTATTCATCCCCGCCGAAGTCAGCCACCATCCCGCATTAGCATTGGTAATAGAACTTTCACCGATACTCGAAGAAAATAAACCACCTGAGACTGTGGAGGCACTCTTGGAAGCCGATATTGAATAATCTGTTTCTGTGGGTCCTGATGTAAAACCTACTCTGATGTTGTCATCAACGCCTAAAAGAGTTCCGCTTTCAACGGTGAACCTGTTGGAAGTATCACTTAAAGTCACTCTGGTAGTCGGACTTGAAGAAGCACCCGTTCTAATAAGAATGGAGTTGTCACCAGCGGCTGAACCGCCTCCACTATGAAGTGATTGTAAGTAAAGTGGTTTTTTATTACTTTCAGTAGAATGAGAAGAAATGAAAGCACCTGAAGCATCTTCGTTTTGTATCGAAAGATACTGAGAGGTGACTCCTTCTCGACTGATGCGAAGTTCTGGATTATCGTCATCAACACCTACTAAGTGTAAAAGTGAAGAAGGTGCAGAAGTTCCAATTCCTACTCTTCCGTTAGAAGCATTGTGAGCGATACCGTAGCCACCGGGACCTCCGCCACTTGTGCCGAGATTCAAGGTTCTAAAATTGACTTTTTTGGCGTTGTAATTGGTGACTACTTGCCCCGTTCCGCCTGTTGTGTAACCTTCTAAGAAAAGCATGGTTCTAAGCGTTCCTTCAATATCGGATTGGAGGAACATAGCACCTGATTCAACACCGTCGGAAGGGTCGTCTAAAATTACTCCTATTCTGGCGTAGGCTTCGGCGTTTCCGCCATCATCGTTGCCATACCACCAAAGCGACCCAAGATAATCGTTAGCGGTCTGTTTAGGGCTTTTAATGACTACATCTGGAGCAGAGTTAGAACCTGCCGTCGCATCTGTGGATTCAATTCGCAGTATTTCATCCAGCGAGTTCTCTTGAATGTGAAGTAAAACGGAAGGATTATTTGTTCCTACACCTAATCGGTTGGTGCTATCATCGAAGAATAAATTAGCATTGTCTTGAGCAAGAACACCCGATGAACCCGCAAATAATACCGAACCTTGTGTGGCTCCTGTGACGGTATCTCCGATAGAAATACCTTGTGAGGCTGCTACTAAAGGGTTGCCTCCTGTTCCATTACCTGTGATGGTGACACCATCTACGGCTACGACTTGTAAAGCCGAGTCTGCTTTGACTCCTTGTGCTGCCGTAGCAAAATCTCCTGTGTTGGCTTGGGCGGCTGTGCCGAGAGTTACACCATCAAGTTGATTTAAGTCTGCTGCCGAACTGGTAACTGCCACGTTGTTGATGAAAAGTTTGTTGCTGGAAACTTTCACTTCGTCTGAAGCGGTTACATCCTTCACTCGAAAAGGAACTTCAGCCATGACAAGAATAAAGTTTCACGACTACTTAAAACTCTCTGCTTAAGCAAGTGTGGTTCGCATAAATTGGACGTTGATAGCGTTGCCACCATCTAAGTTGGTAACATCAATCGAAATAGTTCCAGTTCCTGATACGGCAACTGAAAACAAGGGTGCGCCCCCAGTAAAGACATCAGCGAAAGGCACGAAATTGGTAACGCTACCATCTGCTGAAACCAAAAGTTCCATTGTGTGAACTTCGTTGCTACTGGTATTTTCTGCGGTAATCAAGTATTTAGCAGCCACATAAGCGGTTTGAGCGAAAGTATCAATGGCTGTGGAAGCACCACCCGCAACGGCTTGAGTGTTGCTGGCAAGACCAGCATAAGCAGTTCCACCGTTTCCGAGTTCAAGAACATCATTGGTTGAATCCCAGTTCAAAGAGGCTTCTCCACCGAAACCACCTGCTCCGTCGTTAAATTGAATGTTTCCTGATGCTCCACCGGGACCCGTAGCACCGCCGTCGTCTTGGAAAGTTAGATTACCAGAACCATCAATCTTCAAGATTTGATTAGCAGTTCCACGAGCCGTAGGGAAAGCGTAAGTTGTGCCACCACTTCCAATGGTCAGAACCGAGGACATATTCAAAGTAGTTACGCCGGTGATGGCACCACCAGTAACGTTGAAAGCACCATCCGTGAGAGTTGTAGCGGTAACTGAGCCACCTGTGATAGTAGAACCTGCACCGTCGGTGAGCGTGACAGAAGAAACAGTAGTAGCACCTGTAAGGTTTCCACCAGTTATGGTTAAAGCAGTTCCGTCAGTAAGTGTGCCACCAGTAATTGCTCCAGAAGCATTGATGGTAGTAGCACCAGCAATTGCACCTGCATTGGTGATTCCACCCGAACTGGCGTTAAGACTGGTCACCGTGGTTGCACCGAAACTTCCAGTTCCAGTTGTAGCGATGTTACCATTAGAAGCCGTGACAGTTAATTGTCCAGAAGCACCAAATGTGACATCGCCCGTGGCGGTCAAGGCTGCAACTCGAAACGGTGCTTGTGCCATAAAATCAACTCCTGTATAACACTTGATAGTTCTTGATACTTAAAGATGTTGTTAGACCTCTAACAAGGTTCGAGTTACCTTGATGTTCATGGCGTTAGCATTGGTGGGATTAAAAATCAGTCGAGCAGAACCTGAAGAAATGTTGCCAGCGAAAGTTCCAAGAGGGTTGCTTCCCGAAAATAAAACACCGTATTCATTAAAAATAACTGTGGACCCATCGTGAAGTTCTGCAATCTCGGAAGTTTGATATTCAGAAGTAACTGTATCGGTGATTTGAACTGAGTATTTGGCGGAACGATAGGTCGTGATAGGCCATGAATCAATAATAGTTGCTATCCCCGGCACAGCCGTTGCTGCCGTTCCTATGGCAGAATCGCCCAAATTAAGTCGGTCATTGGTGCTATCGTAATCTAAATCAGTATCATTGGTAAAACCACCGCCACCGTCTGAAAGTTGAACTGCACCTGTGGGTCCTGAAGACGTGCCTCCGCCACCACCGCCACCGCCTGTCTGCAAAGAGACTACGCCATTACCATCATCGGTTAAAGTGCCGTTGGTAACTCGAATCTCAGTTACAGGGGCAACATTGGGATTACCGTCTTGGTCTCGCATTCGGAGACCTTCAACACCTTCATTTGAACCGGTGTATTTGGTAGCCACAAGTCTTCATCTCCATCATTAGTTTCATTGTAGTAAGCCATACGCTTGAAGTGCTTGAGTTATCTCTGATAATGTTTGTGCAATATCTTGAAGATTCAGGTCAGTCGTGCCGGCTAAACTTCCCACATTGGTTGGGTCAAGAGCCGAAGGTGAGTATGGTGTGGCTACAACTTGTTGAATCACAGGTGTAGCCCCATAAAATCCTACTGTGCTGGTAGGGTCCACTCCGACTGATAAATTGCCTGTGACTGTGAGAAGTGTGCCGTCAAAAGTTAAATTGGCTTCTCCTTGTAGGGCGTTAGCACCTGTAACTGTGGAAATGGTATTGTTGGTGCTTCCTGAAAGGGTTACACCGCCACCAGTAGGGGTTGTAAATGAGAGGTCGCCGTTTCCATCGGTCGTGAGGACATCGCCGTTGGAACCATCAGCCGTTGGGATGGCGAAATCAATTCCGTTAGAAGTCAAGGTCATTCGGTTGGAAGTGGACTTGATGAACACGCTTGAGCCTGTTGCCTCAATCTCAACTATGCCTGTGGTTTGATTGGTCTGGAATCTGGCGATATTACTGCCGTTATTATTGAATGCCTGAAGGGTATAACTGCTTCCACCAATGGTTTTTCCGACTCCTAATTGACCGCTTCCACTTGTGCCGTAGTAAAGTGCCGCAGTATCCCAACCTCCGCTTCCATCGGAAACATTTAATTGGTTAGCAGAACCGACAGAGGGTGCCGCTAATCCTGAAACTCCTGTGATGGTTCCGCCCGTAATCGCAACAGCGTTAGCATCTTGAGTAGCCATTGTGCCGAGTCCCAAACTGTTTCTGACGGTAACACCAGTTTCATAAGCAAAAGCACCTGCACCTGTGGCGACAATAAACTCTCCGTCGGCAGTAGGCGCACCCAGCGTATTCAAATCTTCAAGAACGCCTGTGGTTTGAACTGTTAAGGTATCTACGGCTGAAGCCACAGTAGTAAGACCTCCACCTCCTGAAAATGTCACGTTGTCAGCATCGCTAATGGTTTGATTAGAGCCAGAATTACCTCTCAAAGTCCATGAGGTCATACCACCGCCACCGCCACCGCCGCCTGTTTGTAAGGTAACTTCGCCGTTGCCATCATCCGTGAGCGTGGTATTGGAAACTTTGATTTTGGTAACTCCTCGAACATCGGGGCTACCATCAAGTTCCACCAATTCTAAGCCAGATTTACCAGCGTCGGAACCAGAGTAGATTGATGCCATCTTTTATTCACCTCAAGACTTGAGTTGGTCGTATCCTACATCGTTGTAGTAGTCACGGTTTTCAACCCAGCCTGAGAAGATAGCCTCGGCTACACCAGTATTGATAACTCCACCAGTTTCGTTGATAACACGATAGACAATTTGCTGTTCTACAACTAATGGATTTTCAAAGAACCATTGGTCTCGCTGTGGAATCGTAGGAGACCATTGGAAATCAGGCCATTCCATAAACAACTTTCCATCAATCCAAATCTGATAAGTAACACCTGCGGCTGCACCTGTGCTTTCAGCGTGTCCGAAACTGGCTACTCGATAAATGAATTGATTAGACCCAGAGGTGATGTTAGCCACCGAAGGTGCAAAGGTTGTGCCACCTGCTGCACGACTGGTAATTGGATTGGTGCTGACATTCCGACGGTTGGCTTGACCAGTATTACTGGGCGCACCGGGCGTGGAAGTAATCGTTCCGACTTGTTGTGGAAGTCTGGGAGCAGGGGCTGTGCCTGTGAAAGCGGTGGAAACTGGCGCACCACCAGTCCATGAATCTGTGCCTGAAACATTGTTAGAAACATTGATAACAACGGCATCGAGATAAGCACCGTTAGCGATATTCGTCGTGGTCAAATCAACTTTTTGACGCTGAATAAGGTTCGCAGACTCTGGCTTAGATACTGTGTGCCACGGAAAGAAAGCCGAAGCAATCGGCATCCCTCCTTCAATGGCTTCTACCGCAGGGCGAACAGGTCTATTGAAAGTATGTGGGTCCACACCGGGTCGGATAGCCTCAGTTTGTTGAGTGGTAGCCGTTGAATAGGTGTGAACAGGTAAGGGAGTGCTATTGACGGCTGCTCCTTTTTGAGAATAGCCTGTTTGAAGGCTTTGCTTTCGATAAGGACGTTTAACGCCACGAATGTTTTCCCCGTATGAACCAGAGTAACTCATACAGTTTCATAGATGCTCCGACTACTTAAAGATTCCCCCGACTTACGGTTAGCCCTTTCGGGTGCGTGAACCGTATTTTTCGTGGTATTCGTCAATTTCTCGATAGGCTTGCATTGATGACAGATAATGTTCCCAAGTTTGGGTGTCGAGACCTCGGCTACGCAGTAAAACCCGCTTATACCATTCGACGTTATCCACAGTAATTGGAATGCCCATTTCTAACAATTGATGACAAATTAAAGCATCTGGTCCGTCAAACAAATGATATTGCACGAAACATTGAGCCAAAATTGTAGTATCAGGGACAACAGTTGATGCGTCACCGCCGAGTGCCTGACGAGCATTTAAGTAACCACGAAGGTCATTCATCATAGTAAAACGAAAATCCCATGTTTGCTCAGGTAAAACATAAATCGGAGGCAGAAGTTCATAATGGGGTGGAACATCGGTGATAGTCCACGGATAAGGTGCTTGTGAACCAGAAATACCTGCTGAGAACGTGTTTTGTGGGTCTTGGTAATATCCTGTGGTGTTAATCACAATTTGCATAAATCCATTGGGTTTCCATGAATCGAGGGTTGTTCCTACTAAGGGTGTGGTCGTAATGGATGGTTTAGCCAAAACTCCTTCGGTGCAACCAAACTGATGAATAACAACAAACTCGCTTTCTTTAACAAAGGGTGGAATCTCGATACGATTACCGTAAGGTCCCACGAAAATTGAGTATTGAACTCCTGCTTCGGGATAATCGTTGAATGGCGTGGCTCCGCCACGAAGAGTCCATTCGTAATTTTGAATGCGAATGCCCATCAGATAAGCCTCCTTTCCATGTCCTCCAAAACTTTGTTGAGGGTTTCTTCCGAAGCCACGTCAGCCATAAGGCTGTGACGAATAAGAGTTCGCTTATACCATTGAATAGTTTCAGAAGAAATCGGAATGTTGGATTCCAAAAGTTTCATAGCAATCAACATATCGGGTCCGTCAATAAGTAGATAACGAACCGAGCAAGTGGCAATTTCTGAGTTTAATGTAGGAACTGGAGAACCAGCATTGAGAGTTTCGGTCGCTGTATATTCAATACCCCATGCTTGACCGGGCAAAACATAGATGGGTGGAATGAGAGAGTCGTAATGACCAATGAATTGTTGAGTAGCGTCAGAGGGTAAAAACGGCATAGCGGCTCCAGTCATACCCGGATTTGGTATTCCTGATGGGTCTTGGAAGTATCGAGTCGTTCCAATGCGGATATTGATAGCCGAAGAAATCGGCCAACAGGCTACGGAATCAATAACAACGAATTGATTGGCTCGCAACTCAGCAGGTTCTTCAAGATTGTTTCCGATACCACCAATCATAATGTCTATGGGTCGGTAAGGGTCAATCTGACGAACTGTGGCTTCCACAGCACCTGCGGTATCGTAAGTTAAAATAGGATGACCCGTATTGGAAACAGTTTTTCCTGTGGGAACGATGTTTCGCCACTCATAGGCTTGACGACGAAGACTCATACTGATTGTATGCGTGTCCGACTACTTAAAACTACTTTCAACGACGACGTTGTTGAGGAGCCATGTCATTGACTGGGTATCCTACCAATCCAGAATGAGCCGCAATCTTTTGGATAGCAAGTTCACCGACCAAAGTAATTCGGATAATACTGCCGTTGGCACCGACAGCAGCGTTGGTGGTCACAGTAACTGAAAGTGGTTGCTGGAAAAGACACAGAACGGGTGTGCTGAAAGCCAGCATCTTGTCATTCTTAGAATTGATGAAACCTGCGGAGAAAGCATTGGATGGGACGTTGTTAGGACCGACTTGAATGGCAACATCGTAATCGAGACCAGTTGTCAAGGCTGCACCTGTGGTTGCATCCAACATTTCAACACCGATAGCGTAAAGTCGAACTTCTTCATTGTTAGCCTGATTGGTAAAAATGCTCACTTGATTTGAAGTTCCCGCTGCTGCGGCACCTGCAAATGTGTGTGAGGTCGAATAAATCTCTGGTTGTGGGTCTTGGTTTGCCATTGTAATACAACTCCGTAGCACTTGTATGCTTGTTCTGATACTTAAAGGTTCTCATGTTCATTGAGCATAGCCATTTCAGCCCAAATTGTAGCCGAGTCTGGTTGATAAGTAGGTATTTCAGGAAACGGAAGAATGGCTTCTGGTGCAGGTAATTCAATCATAGGAGGGACAAATACAGGAGGTTTTTCAGCACTTACGGATTTTTTCTGTCGAGAAACGATGACCCAGCGAATAATCAACCCGAACACTACAATATCTAACAAAAAGGCTGCGGGTCCTAATGTAGCGATGTCATTTTGCATGAGGTCGTTAATCATCATGGGGTCTAAACCTCCTGCCCGACTCACCAAATAAGTGAGGTATGTTGCTGAACTAAACAACAACAAAAGAATAAAACTCCAAAGAGTGTGCCAACGCATCTAAATCACTTGTTAAATCTGGTTTCCGACTACTTAAAAGGCTCGGTTGATTGCTTCAATCAAACAATTCCGATTCTGACTCGTAGGAAGCAGGTGGTGAAACTTTAATTTGAGGCGGCTGCACGGCTGGAGTAGTGTGAGTTCTAACGTAACTTAAACCGAGGTCATAATACAGAGGAATCAATTCTGTGATTTGGTCTGAAAGATTTTCTCCTCTTTGTGAGGCGGTTTCTTCTAAAGTTGCCATAATTTGTGTCAAAGTTTCGATGCCTTCCATAAAATCTACGGTAAAGGCTTCGCTTTGTGAACGACCAATCTTGTTGGCAGCGTCTTGAGCGATGATGGCTAACACAACTGCTCCGATATTGGTTGCCATAACGATACCAGCGAATTGCAGTAACCACCACGGAGAAGAAAATGTTTCTAAACCAAGAGTGGGTGCTAACCAAATGAATGGAATCTGAATGAGAGTTTCTAAGATTAACATGATGAAAATCATGTGTCGAACTGTGATGAACTTCATTTCTGAAAGTTTTTCCCATTTACTCGGTTGTTCTGAATTATTTGCTGACGAATCTAAGATACGAACCACCTCCTCTCCAAATCACATCTACTCGTTCATAACCGTGTCGGGCTAACAATTGTTCCACTTTGGGTTGCCAACGTCGTTCTCGGTCTAAGATAAAATCAGTTTCCCGAAAAATACCTTGATTGGCGAGCATAACGAAATCTTCGTAGGAATATAATGGTAAAACCAAAGAATCAGGGTCCTCTTCATCAAGTTGAAAAGTTTGAGAGGATACAACTACAATTTGACCTTCAAAAAAGTCTGAACCCATAACTTCTTGAACCGTAGGTGAAACATCTGCGCCTGTGGATAATCTTTCTTCAACCACCGCCCACTCTTTTTCGGCTACCTCTAACCAAAACTCTGGGTTGCTACGGAACTCATTTCCTAACAATACTTGTTGCTCTTTGAGAAACTGTTCTCGACGGGCTGCCAAATATCCAGACCAAAATATCTGGCGATTATCAGCATCCATATTACAGGTATAAAATCTAACCTACTTAAAACTACTGAGGTGTCTCAGAGGTCTCATCAAGCGGGATAGATGAAGACAATTCTGGTTGAATGCGAAGTCTGTCTAAAAACAACTCTGCTAACAATTCACCTACAACTCCTGAAAAGACTCCGACCACAGCACCCATTGTCAGTAAAAGTAAATCTCGACGACTAACTCTGGATGAACTTTCACCTTCTGATTCAAGATACTCAAAATCTTCATCCGATTGTAAAACCCAACGAACTTCACAAGCGTCACAATCAAACAGGTCTTCTGAAACTTGAGAACAATTTGTTTCGCAAACTGGACACAACATTAAGCGTCACTCTCCGAGGCAGCAGTAGTTTCGGCTAACTCGGCTTCTTCGGCTTGATAAAACAGAGTCATACCAATAATAGCAAAGGGAAGTCCCATAAGTGCGTAATCAGCACCTGTGAAAGCATTCTTAGGAAAACCATGCTTGCGATAGGTTCGGATAAATCCAACCACAGCAGAAGCAAAGAAACAAGCAGAACCTACGGCTGGAATCAAAAGACTACGCCATGCTTGACGTGCATTAAGTTCTTCCGAAGCAGCCTCAGCAGCAAACTTAGCGTCAATAGAACCACGATGAGTGGCTTTTACAGAACGCTTCGACAAAGTTTCACGCTCCTAAAAGACTTTTCCACCAACCAACAATTTTATCACCTGTTGATTTATTTTCATAAGCAGTTTCAGGAGAGGAAGCGGCGGCGGTGGGGCTGGCGTTAAGGTCGGTTTCAAGGGGTCCTTGTCGGCAACCAAAGGTCGGCCAAAGAGGGTTGCAGACCCTCTGTTCGTAAGTTTTACGAGCCTGACTACCCGGAGCCGACTCAGTTATGTATTTCCAATCTTGCATATCTGCCCCGCCCGAAGGCATAATGCTGCCTAAGAGTCCTGTGATACCACCCATAAGAGTGTAAGGAACTCCACCAGAACCGTAAGGCTGGTAAGCCGTGCCGTCTTGATTAAGTGTTGTCAAATTGACTTGCCATGCTGTGCCAGCAGCCGTGGTCGCTCCTTTAGAAAGAGGATTCCCTGCGCTATCGTAGCCAATAATTTCTTCTTTGGCTCCAGTAGTAGGGTTGTTCACGTAGCACTTTCGACTGTATAAATCTCCGGGGTCACAAGTAATATCATATCCACTCATAGTTTCACTTCCTTTTGTTCCAAAGCCATGCGCCGACAACTGCCAAACTTGCAGCCGCTACTGCAACAGTAGTTTTGGATTGTCCAAAGACCAAATCAGAATCTGATTTTTCGGTGGCTTGATAGTTGCTGACAGCAGAAATTACTTCATCCATGTAGCGATTGGCTACACTCATTTCAAAATCTCCATCTTCCATTAAAGTGATGTTATACACTTTGTCAGGCATAATCGAAACCAAATGGTTTTTGAGTTCTGGGTAAGCGATGAAAGTTTCGGCATTGAGACTCTCTGCACCGTATTTTTCTAAGTATCGGGCTAATTCTTCGTCTCGTTCATCTGTGGTAGCAAACCATTCCACATCAGCAACACCACCGACTTCATCGGTGTATTCAATTCCATAAATGAGTCCTTCGTTGTTGTCTTCTTTGCCTTCCCAAGATACCGCATAAGCGACTTCAGCATGGAAGGGTGTGAAATTGTGGCTGGTGCTTTGAGAACCAATAACGTGTCCTGAACCTTCGGGTAGAAGACTATCCGCAGGAACCATTGAGACACCAGTTTCGGGTTCATCAGGAGTTGGTTCAAGGGCTTCCAAATTAACTCCAACAGTCATGCCTTCTGCACGCTTACGCTTTCTGAGTGAGGGTGTGCCATCAAGTGGTGTCCAGTTAGCCATTTCTCCAAACTCCATTGGGTCTTGAACAGGGGCGTTGCCTTCTTCCGAAGCCATTTCTTGAAGGTGCTTGAGATAAACTTCTGCACTAACCACTTTACCATTCAAACCAAATCCATATCCACCGGGAGTTAGTTCATAAGGTTTCTGAACGAGTTGTTTTAGGAATGCTATCTGTTCTTCTTTAGATAAATGATTCATGTTCGGTGAACCTTCTTCAGCGTTAGCAAAGATGTTTTGATGTCCTGATGAGTTCAAACTGGCTTTGTCGAAATCTCCTGAGCCAATAGTTTCGGTTAATTGGTCAGTTGTCAGAGAAATACCGCTTAGGGCTTTGGACCCAACATAAGGTGACTCGAAAGTTTCAGCATCAAAGTCTTCACAATCAATACAGATAAACTTGGAATCAACCATCTTACCATCTTCTTTTTCGTAGATGCCTGAGCAAGAATCACATTCAACGTCGCCATCATCAAGTTTTAGATATTTGTCACGAAGATATTCTGCTTCTTCGTCTGTTCGATAATCATCTTGTAGTTTTTGGGGTAGTTGTTTGATAGTAATGCCTGAATCTTCCATGTAATCACCGTATTCGTCAATAACTTGTTCTTTCGTCATAACATTGAGCAAAATGTATTCCATATCTCCAAAGTTATCGGCATTTTTTGTTACCATCATCTTGCCGGGGCGAAGAGATTTGTTATGACGGATTCCTTCGGCGGGTTTCCAATTTTCCTTCCTTGTTGGTGGATGTGGGAAGCGTCGTTCAGCAGACATTTTCTTGTCTTCACCTGAGTAAGTTTCATACACTTCTTTCTTGCACAATTTATTGACACGATGTCCTTTAGGACACTCAGAAATTAGCGAATGTCGGAAACTTCCACCTTTGCTGGGTTGTCTTTGTGCAGCATGAACCTTGAGTTCATAATGTTGTTTGCATCCTACGCAGTAAAACTTTTCTGTCATTTAAAATCACCATCCAAAGGTTGAGGCTTCATAACTCGGAGGTCTGAAAAGTGATGGAGATTCTTGACCGAAGATTCCGTCAGAATATACACCTACGTCTGTGCCGAGGTTTGAAGTTGTCAATGGTTGCATACCGAGAGCCACCAGATTTTGGGCTTGATAATTGGCTTCGGCTTCGTAAGAGTAAGCATTGTCTTGGTTGTCTTGTTCTTCGTCATCCTCTGTTAGTTTTTCAACTTCTGATTCGGCGGCTTCAACAAGAGTTTCGTAGCGAGAAAATTGCTTTTGGGCGGAAAGACCTCGCATCAGTTCTCCCAGACCGAAACCAAGTGGCAAAAATCCAAAGACTGAAAGAACAATCGGGCGGTAGTTATACTCATCTGTTTTAAGCATTTCCAATTTGAGTTTGTCGGCTACAACAAGAGCCACGCTTAACGCACCAAACATAATGGGGAATCCTGTGGCGGGTCGAAGAAACTCTTCCGTAACTGGAGAATCCTTGACTTCATCAGGAATCTCGTCTTCTCCGTTGAGAATACGATTCCGAAGTTCTGCAAAATCTACCATGAGGATTCTTTCTCGGCACGACTACTTAAAGACTTCGGTTAGTCTTGTCCGATGGCACGGCCGGGATAGTTCTGTCCCCATACTGGGTCGGTGCTTCGCATAGTGGCAGCGTAAGCAGATAAATCGAAGATTTGACCGAGACCATTGGTAGCACCAACGACTTCAGGAGAAAGACCCATACCAGAGTAATTGAGAGTTTGTCCGACGGCTTGTCCAGCCATGATGTTGCGCTCGGTAGAAACCAAGTTCACAGTTCCAAAGTTTCGAGCAACTTGAGCATCAGCCGCAGGGTCCACATGAGCATTGAAAACAGAGCCACCCAAAACTTCTTTGAGTTTGTCTCGTTGTGTCCAAACAGCCACAGCAGTTAAGATTCCAAATCCGATTTTTACGTTGTTATTCATTATTCATCACCGTTAGTTTCAAGGCCCATTAGGTTAGCCACAAGGACTCCGAAAAGACCTAATGATAGAGAGAATAGTGTGATTCCAGCACCGAGGTTCCAACCTGTGCGAATTGGTTTAACCAATTCTACTTTTTCAAAGTCTTCAGGTTCGGTGAGAAGGTTATCAAGAACTCGATAAGCAAAAGATTCTTCAGCAGCCCAGAAATCTTCGGCAGCCATACCTTCTTTTTCGGCACAACTTAGACAAAGGAAATCATTGTAATTGCCCAAATGGTTTTTCATTTCATAGTTACTTGTGAACTCTCCATCGTCAAGGTCCCAACGAACATCAATATCTTGGAAATTGTAATCAGCAAGGTTATCGCACTTATCACAATACATTTTGCCATCTTCGCCTTCTGCTTGTTGGACGTATCCTTTCTTGGTCTTTTGGTATCGCTTTTTAGAAACGGCTTGAGTAATGAAACTTTTGCCTCCGGGTCCTGCATTGTGGTGCAGAGTAGGTGAGTAACCGATTCGACCGTAAGCATTAAAAGAGTGATAATTGCCAGCAGGGTCGGTAGCAAGGAAGAATACATGATACTTGTTGCTGGCTCCACCAGAAAATACAAGATAATCTATTGAGTCCTCTTCAATAGTGTAAGTTGGATACATAGTCTTGAACTTGGCTTCAACAGCCTCACGGTCTCCAGCCCAACGTGAGTCATGCCAACCCATAGCCTCGAAAGTGACCGACCGCAGAGGGCGGCCATGAACGAATCCAAGAACTTTCCAACCGTATTTATCGGAAAGATAATCAGCGATTTCGTCTTCTTCTAACTCGGAAGGCACTAAAACGCTTTGAGGCAATTCGTTGCCTTCTCCATCTTCGGGAATGATTTCGCCATCGGTGTCCCAGTTTATGTTGTAGATTCGCCTTTCATCATTGAAAGTTTCGGCCTTCATAGCAGAAACACGATAATAACCCTCACCTTCTGAACCGCCTTCATCATAAATCCACTTAGCAGCACAAGGTTGGCAAATGTTGTCATGCCCTTCTATGTCTCCACCGGGATTAGGTAGTCCAGTAATGTAACAATTAGGACCTTCAGCATATTCAGTCCACTCTAAAAAATCAATGCCATCTAAGTGTGAATCTTCGCACACATCATTGAAAGTTTCGGCCTTCATAGCAGAAACACGATAGTAACCTTCACCTTCTGGACCCTCATCGTAAATCCACTTAGAACTGCAAGGCTCACAAATGTTATCTTCGCCCTCAATGTCGCCATCGGGATTCGGTAATCCTGTGATATAGCAATCGGAGCCTTCGGCTTCTTCCGACCACTCCACAAAGTCAATGCCATCTAAATGTGAATCTTCGCACACATCATGCTTTTCAGCACCGTAGGTAACACAAGGGTCTTGACCACACCCACAGTTTTTCTTGACACCCATAACGAATGTTGAGTTCTTCTGATACTTAAAGACTTTGCTTAAAGTAACAAACTACGATAACTGATTCCTTCAAACGGTGCTGGCTTAGGAAAGTTACCTACTGGTTCAGAAGTTTCGGCTGACATCTCTTGACGCAGATATTCCGCAGAGTCACGAGCGTTGATTTCTTCCATAATGAAACTTTCTTGGTCTTCCAGATAATCGGCTAAACTATCGAGAGTGTCAGCACTTACGGACAATCGGCTTTTGAACCATTCATCGTAATCAGAAAACATATTTTGCAGACGTTCTAAACGGTGGGCTGAGTTCACAATGCGAGCGATGTCAGCATGAACCATGTAGTTCTTAGGGTGAGACTCTTCAGCAGCGTATTCTTCTTGGAATTGCATTCGGTTGGCTACTTTGTCGGCCATTTCTTCATCCAGTTCATCAGGTTCTATCAATCCATGTCGTGTAGCACGAATAAGACCTTCCACGATTAAATCCTCTTCATCTCGCACTTCGGCTTCCATTAAGGCATCCACCATTTCAAACTCCAACATGGCTCGAACCTCGGCTGTATCGCCATCAGGGTGTTGCTTTAAGAGTCCCAAAACTTGGTCATAAGCCTCATCAAAACTAATCGTGGACTGGAGGTCCATCATTAAAAGTGATAGGTCTCGGATAGTTACTTGACGACCATACATGACCTACATAGAGTCATTCTGATACTTAAAACCTTTCATAATGGTTCAACCATACAAATCGTAAGAGCCTGATTCGTTGCTGGCGTATGAAAGATTCTTTTCACGGCCTACAATTTCACGCTGAGACTTGATGTGAGATAGAGCCATATCAAGATGACTTTGCATGATAACGGGTTCTTCGCAATAATCACATTCTTCGTGAGCCAACATGAATGCAGATTGAATGATTTCTTGTAGATAAGCACCCGAAAACTTGTTGGTGTCTTTAGCAATACGGGTCAAATTGATTTTACCTGTTTTGAAAGGTGAAAGATACTTAGACAAAATGCTTTCACGAAGAGTTTCGTCAGGATAACCGAAGTCCAAACGAACATCGAAACGGCCGGGTCGGTCTGTTAAAGCCCAATCCAACTTTTCTGGGTGGTTGGTGGTTGCCAAAGTTACAACACCGTGGTTGTCCTCAACACCTGCTAAACAGTTCAAAAACTCGCCCAGAACTGGATGGTCTGCATCTTCACGGGAAAGTCCACCGAGCGTGTCAATATCTTCCAGAATAACGACACAAGGCGACAAACGGCGGGCTACTTTGTAAAGTGAAGTAATTTGTCCCACATCAGAGATGGAATCACGGGCGACATAGATAACCGTAGCATCCAATTGGTTAATCAGGACTTTACAAGTTAGAGTCTTGCCTGTTCCGGGTGGACCCGTTAGAAGAACACCTCGGCTACTGCGTAGTCCTTTGTTTTGGAACAAAGGCACGGATTCAATGAAACGAGTGAGGTTGCGGTCCAGAACGTGACGGTCTTCATCTTTGATAATGATAGCATCCCAATCCACATTGGGCGTTTCCAAAAACTTGTAAGAAGCATCGAAATGCGCTCCACGAAGCGAACCTTGCTCAAAGAAATAAGTTTCCATTTTAGAGTGGAACTCGGTGTAATCGAATTGGTCGCTACGGAACTGGGTAACTACATCTACTTCGTATTCATCATAAGGAGTAAAGGAAATCACAAATCGAGATTCAGGATTCTTTTGGTTTTCAACAAACATAATCAGTTTGTGTGGGACTTTGATAACTCGGTCTCCAACTTTTTCATCAAACCAAACGGGTGCAGTTTTGTTTTCACCGTGGTTGTAATTTTCAACTTTGACAATTTTCCACTCGGAGTCAATAACTCCCATCAACGATTCCATCCAGAAAACATAAGAACGGTCAATGTAAAACTTACGCTTGGACTCAATAGAATATGTTTCCGAATCTTGTCCCAAACTGAGGAACTTTTCAATAGACTGGTCGGCTTTATCGGTTTTTCTGACTTGATTAGCCAGATAACTCAGGGCTTCACTTAGAGTTTCTAAAGGTGCAGTAATTGGGCCAATGGGTGTTTCGATTCGTAGTTCTTCAACTGCCATGAAACTTGTAAGGTAAATCACCAACTTAAACTTCAACCTTCAGATTTAGTATTTCTAAATCATTGGATTTTTGGAATGCAATTTCACAGAGAAGGGTCCAACGCTCGGTGTCAATCCATGCTGGTCGGTCAGATTCTGAAAACCAATATGACTTGAGAGTTCGTGCATCGGCTTGACGTTGAAACTCGGCTTGAACTTCTTCAAAAGTTCGGTCATCAGCAGCACTACTTTGATGTCCCATTGTGGTGGTTTGCCAAGGTCCGCAACCGTGATAACCTGAAACAGCATCAACTTGATGCCCATAGAACAACTCTGTGCCTAAATTGGCATAGGTTGGCGCATATTGTAGGGGGTTTCCCGCCATGCGAATGAATAAATCAGTATCTTCTCCAATCTGAAGAGTTTCATCGTAGCCTCCAATGGCTTCATATCGAGAACGAAGCATAGCAGAATTACTGGGCATCAACGGATTTCCAAAACAAAAGAAGAAAGTTTCAGAAGGGTCAAGGATGTTTTGCCATTGAGGATACCAACCAATGACTCCTATCTTGGAATAAACCTCATCTGTTTTGAGAGATTGTAATTTGATTTCAGCATCAGCACCTGCCCACCAAAATGCCACAGGTAAGTGTTCAGATTGAGTGTGTTCAATGGCTTCAGCCATCCATTCCAAATGTTCTGGATACCACAAATCATCACCGTCTAAGGTCGCAATATACGGGCGATTTCCAGCACCGATGGCTTGGTTGCGTGCTTGACTGACTCCTCGACCTGTTTGACGTAGCAAAGTGAAACGAGAATCAGAAAGGTAAGTATCGAAAGTTTTCATAATATCGGCGTAACCGTCGTAGTCTTCTGGAGTGCCGTCGCAGATATACACTTGATAATCTGTGAAAGTTTGCGATTGAATGCTGTCCAAACATTGAGTAATGAACTCAGGTGAAACCTTGTAAGTGACAACGATGACATCAAACATAGTTACACTACATTGTTTTACTTACTTAAAACTACTCAAACTGATTAAACACGGTGAAGACACCGGGTCCTGTGGGTCCTTGTCGGCGCATAAGTTGAGTGAACTCTTGAGTAGTCCAATTCATTATGAAATTGGGTGTTGTCTCTAATTCCATAAAAGCATCCAGTTCATAAAGGTTAGCAAATCCCAACCAATCTCCAGTATAAACGATAGACATAATCAGAAGGGAGTGTTCGAGGTGGTCTCGACCGAACTCTCCTGCCGTAATATCGAAGTAAGGAGTATGAATTGAAGCCGTTAATTGCTCAAACAGTTTTTTGATTTTTTTGTCTCTTAAAAATCTCAGTCCTTCAAGTGTATCACGAGGGTCGTTAGCGTTGATACCGTAATCTCGAAGATGATAATTGACAGAGGGCAAAAGTGACAAAGGCAAAGCATCAGGGGCTATTTTACCCATGCCTTGATAGATTTTCTTTTTGGTAAGACCGTCAGTCAATCTGACGACCAAATCCTGTTTGGACCCAAAAGTGGTTTCACCTTTACGCTTCAACAACTCTTTGAGTTCAGCGATAGTCATATTTTCGTATGATTCATAAAGTTTCAAAGTTTTAAGGTAGTTGGACTGACGCAATCTTTCGATGAGTTGGATTCTGGTCTTGCCATTCACAGGAAGACCACGAGCCTTGAGCAACTCTTTGAGTTCAGCGATGGTCATGTCCTCGTATGTGTAAGACATAATCTTTGTTAGTCGTTCAGACTATTTAAAGTTTCACACCGTCAATTTGTCGTGTAAGCCACTTGCCGTAAGATTAGAACCAATTTGGAACAATCCTACACCAATCATAGCCCAAACAAGATGTGAAACTACTCGTCTTTTGGGGTCGAACAAAACGCTGGCGTGATAAGTAGTCAGCAAAAATCCTGTGGTGAACATGGCTGCGCCCAGAGTTAAACTCTTGGACATTAAGCCTCACCAGAACCTTTGAGACGTTCTACTACGCCATCAGTCATCATGTTAGAACCAACTGTCATCAAGCAAACACCAATACAAGTGTATATCAGAAACTGTCGAACTCGATGTTCAGGGTGTTTCTGTGTTATAACCTTGTGCGTGTGATGCGAAGATAACCATGTTCCGATTAAGAACAAGGCTGAACCTATTACGATAACATCGGTCATCAAACTTCCAATTCGCATAGTGAACACATCCAGAGACCCTAACAAGACCTGTCAGGCAGGGACTTCATCTGCAAGAGTCTTTCGACTCAATACTCTGTCCCAAGCCTAACGGCTCAGAGGTCTAAGACCAGTTCCTTGCTTATTGGGAAGCAAGAAGGCTTCGCTTATACCAGTCCACGTTTCCGGGGTTGATGGAGATACCCATTTCCAACAACTTGTTGGCGATGAGTGCATCAGGTCCGTCGTAAAGAGTGTATTTCACGAAACATCGGAGTTCACCAGCAGCAGCAGTTAAACCAGCGAAAGCCTGTGTGTTGAAGAATGTCACGAGAACATCCCAAACTTGTCCGGGGAGAACATACACGTCAGGGTAGAGGTTGAACGAAGGCTGGAAGTCGATACTGCGAGGGTAAGGACTTGAAGTTCCGGGGATACCGTCGTTGGGGACGTTATCTGGGTCCAAGAAGTAGTCAGTTGTGTTGATACGGACTTGAACGTAGGCACGAGGTCCTGCGACACCCATAGCGACACCGTAGGTAAGACCACGTTGTGCAGTTGCGATTTGTGCATCGACACCAATCGGTAGTGTTGGAGTAACAGCGATGTCTTCGATAACGACGAACTCTGTTGCAGAAGTTTCTGCGGGCTTTGTGATGTTGTTACCAACGCCACCAATGAAAATTGATGTTCGCTTTCCTGCGCTTGTAGCAACAGTCATAGCAGTTCCACGGCTTGCATCCCAGTCATATACTTGGCTTCTCATACTCATAATAATCACCTATCTTAAAGTTTCATCCCAAACGGGGTGAACCTCAAGCCTGACCTCCGTTAGCAGCAGCAGCCGCAGCAGCCATTGAAGCCGAGCGTTGCTGTTGTTCGATGAGGCTACGCTTATACCAATCCACGTTGTTAGGATTGATGGTAACACCAAGTTCAAGAAGTTTGTTTGCGATAAGAGCGTCAGGTCCGTCGTAAAGAGTGTATTTCACGAAAGCAGCAACGACTTCAGTTGAAGTAGCAGCAACACCGACACCAGTTGCGGTCTCTGGAGTGTAGAGAATCTGGAAGGTTTGACCGGGCAGAACATAAACGTCTGGGTAAAGGTCGAAAGACTTCAAGAGTTGGTCGCTGTTAAGAGGTTCAGCAGCGGAAAGGTCCACACTTGAGGGCGCACCACGAGGGTAAGGACTTGCCAGACCGGGGATACCGGCTTGGTCAGTAACGTCGGGGTTCTGGAAGTAATCTGTGGTGTTAATACGGATTTGGACAGCACCGCCAAGTTGTGGAGAACAAGCGATGTCCTCGATAACGATAAACTGGGTTGCAGTTGTCTCGGCTGGCTTGGTGATGTTGTTTCCAGTTCCACCAATAAACAAATCGTATTCACGACCTGCGGTCAGGGCTTTCGGGACATCGGCTGTGCTTCGGCGTAGAGCAGACGACACACCGACTGGTGCGAGGTTTGCCCATTCATATACTTGGCTTCTCATTGACATATCAATCTTTCCTTTTATTACAGCGCAGTTGCGCTTAACTATACATGGACTTTTCAACTACTTAAAGACTTCGGTTGTTGCGGTGAAAACCAATCAATAGCCTGTCGGCCATTCGTGTTCAAAAACCAGTAATGGGTTCAAGTTTCAAGCAGAGAGTTGCTTGGCACGCTTGTAAAGAGGAGTTCCCTTCTTGATTGGGGAGAATCCTTTGATTCCAAGGTCCTTGCGGGCTTGTGCAATAGCATCCTTCCACTTCATCTTCTTGCCACCTTCGGCTTCAAAAGAAACTTCTTCATCGTTTCCTGAAACTTCTGTGGGGTTGAGTTGGTCCACAGATTCTGCTTCGACGACTTCAACTTCTTCAGCAGCCTTTTCAGCACCCTTGATTTCAGAGGCAACAGGCTTGGAAACTTCAGCAACGAGGTTGTCAGCAATATCAGCGAGGTTAGAAACTACTGGAACTTTGTTTGTGACTGGGCGAATGGTGCGAAGCAAGAATGCAGCACCAAGACTGAGAGGAACAAGTGCAGCAGCACGACCAACAGTAACGTCCATTCCACCAATAAGTGGGAGCATTGAAGGGATGGTGAAGAGTTTGTATCCCAGAGCCTCAGTAAATCGAGTGGACCAGAAACCTGCACCAATTAGGAGAAGGCTGCCACCGACGGTGTATTCGTTCACAAGCATTTGTCGTAGTTTCATGTTATTCACTTCCGTAGTGTTCTAATTTTAAAGACCCATCATTGAGGGTCCGTTTAGTTGGCAAAGAACAACGCCAAGTCCAGTCACGGCCACAGCAGCACCAACAATTTGTTGTGCGCCAATGGTGCGACCCATAATATCGAATGAGAAGGCTGGAAGGAAACCGAGAACAGGTTGTGCTTCAGTTGCCATCAAGTGCAAACCGCCAACAAGAGCAGCGATTCCAGTTACATATTGTCCGTTTTTAGATTCTGACCAGTTACAAAGTTTGTCCATCATTTTTCTTCACCTTATTTTTTTACTGACCAATCACGGAGCCAAAGCCCTCTGCCGAAGTCAGCGAATGTGTAACGGTGCCGGCCATCTTGCCGTTTTCTGCACCAAAGTATTGGATAGGTTGTCCCGGGTTGATAACACGAACCGAATCCATAATGGATTGTTCTGCGGTTGTGCTGGGCTTAATGTATGTGTTCAACATATCTGGGAGACTTCCCATTTGAGGAGTTGGATTTGGGTATTCAACATTGAGCATTGGTTCTTCAGCACCGTAAGCAACTGGAGGGTCGCCACCGGGATACTTGGAATCAACGAAAGCGTTAGCACGACCCATTGGGTTCATAGCACGAAGTCCGAGAGTATCGACGCTGTTGATAAAGTCGCCAAGTTTCTCTTCTTGAGGCATAGCAACTGTGGTAGGTTCTGCGGAAGAACCACCGAGGTTTTGGTCAAGTCCACCAGATGGTGCGATGTCCATATCTTCTGAACCAAACCATTGTGGAACACCATGACCCATTGGAGCAGGTTCATAAACTGAATCTACTGGGTTGCCCGGTGGAACACGGTTCACCATTTCTTGTGTGCCTTCCTCGAAAGTATCTGCCGAGTAAATGTCGGAGTAACTTTGAGTAGCGGTTTCTTGACCGATAACTGAGCCTGAGCCTCGTTGTGCAATCAATTGAGTGTCTTCAGATTCTGCGTTAGCAGTAATCATAGTTCCAATACCGTTGAAACCGGGGATTGAAAGTCCTGTCATAGCAGTAAGATAACCGATAACTTGGCTAACACCTGCAAATCCGAGAATTGTTCCTGCACTAAGATACAAACGACCCATATCTCCAGATTGAGAACGAGACTTGTTCACAAGGTATGCACCTGAACCAAGTGTGGTAGCAGTTCGGAGAACGTTACCAAACATTCCAGCACGCTGGAAAGGAATTAGAGTAAGTGCAGAACCGAGGACACCGCCAACGGCTACACCAGCAACACCAGAATAAAACTCAGGAGACATCAATCCTGTCTTAGAGGATTCGACTACATTTCCGATTGCGCTCATATTATCACCTTTCACGTTCAACTACTTAAAGACTTCGGTTAGTTCTAACTGAACCCATGTGCCGAGTCGGTGGAGCCACATGGACTCCCACAGGGTCTCCTAAAGGAGTTCTAACCATTCCAATCTGTGCTTGGGATAGCGGTTGAGGAATGACAGTATCTCCCATGAATGTATCGTTTCTTTGCTTGGCAACTCCTGAATACGCTGAAGCCAAACCAAGTTCAAATTGTCGAGATGAACCAGAGGCTTCCAAAATCTTGGTTGAACCACTACTTGTAAGTGCATCGTCAAGAGGTTGTGTATCAACAGTATATCCTGTTTGAAGAGTTTCGGTGGAAATACGACCAGAGTTTTCTAAAACAAAACCAGCGACTTTGTTTTTAACACGAGGCGAAAGTTCTGACAAAGATTCAACTTCTGACAAAAATCGGTGACTACTGTTAGCACCATACTTAGTAGCCAAAACAGTAGATTTTCCTGAGCGACCCATTAGACGGTCCCAGAAACCGGGAATGCCTGTGGAACTAAGTGTCCAATTTTTGGAACTGGCGGAATAAGAAAGAGTGTAACCATCAATAACTGTTGAAACATCTGAAGTGGGTTCAGCATTCTTAACAACACGTCGAGGTGTGCTGTGAGCAGGTCGGCTCAAAGCATTAGGTGTCATGTGTGCCACAGGTTTGCCGAGAATACTTTCAGCAGCCTTGCTGGATTCGGTATAAGCAGTTAGTTGATATGTGCCACCAAAGTCAGACATAACACCGTGCATGGCACCTTCCATTGGGCTACGACGAAGCGTGTTCTGAATAGCAAGGTCCAGATTCATATTATTCACTACTTCCTTTTGATACTTAAAGACTTCGGTTACTTCTTCCAAAACATTGGGATGAGGATTGCTCCCAACGTAGCAACACCAACTGCTGCATAAGGCAAATAATTGGTAGGTTCTGATTCTACTTCGACCGGTCCGAATAGTTCAGCAGCCATTGTGATTGGAATTGCATCGGCGGTAGCAGTAAGCATGGCTACAATTTGAGAAGCAGGGAGCGTTTTCTAATTTAAGTAATACAGATTCACGGTCAGTTTCTACCAGATTCTGTCGAGACCAAAGTGCAGAGGCTACTTGTAGATAGCGTGGGAACAAAGTTTCATCAATAGTCAAAGTTTGAGCGTCGTAACCAGCCGCTTTGAGATTCGCAAGAATACGAGCAAGGGCTACTTGACCAGATGCCCAATCAGAACTTTCGGAGTTTTCTGGAAACAACCAATCTTCAAATTGACGTTGAGTCATACTGGCTACTCGAACTTCTTGGTCTTGATTGGATAATCTTTCAGCCAAAAGAGTGACATCAGCAGGTTCAGGCAAGTTGGGTTCAAAAGTTTCAGAAGGACCCTCGATTTCTGGTGGAATATCTGTTTCAGGAGTTTCAGCATCTGGAGATTCTGGAAGTGGTTCGTCTGCGGATTCAGCAGGAACTTCTGCTTCAGACATAAGTGCTTCATTATCATACTCATTTCTCATGTTTTCAAAACTCGGCATATTGGCTTCTTCAGATTCAGAGATTTTCTTTTTGCGAGCAATACCTTCTTGCAGAGCCTTCGGTAATGAATTGCGCTGACCTTCAGTAAGATACTTTTTCAAATCTTCATCAGTAACTTCCACAGTATCAACTACGGAGTTGGTGTTGGCTTCACCATTGAAAGCCATCTTGTTGTTAGGATTCCCTGCGGCTTCAGTTTGAACCTCGGCTTCTAATTCCGAGAGGAAAGGTGAAACGTCTTCATCCATAACGAACCTTGTTCGTTTTTGATACTTAAAGGTTGGCTTCAGTATCGGAAAGAGTCGGTGTGCCTACCCACGGACTTTCAGATTCAAAACATCGAAGGGCTTCAGTAGAAGTGTGATAAGCCACAGGGCGTAGTTTTTCCCATGTAGTGGCACCGGGCGAACCATCAAGACAAATAATGATTTCAATTTCGGGTGCGTCTTGATAAGAATGTGTGAGTTCATAAATAGCAATAATCTGGCCGATACCTCTGGGGTCAGGTTGTCCGACCTTAAAATCAAATTGTGAAATGCTGGGAATACCAACGTGTCCAGCCCAAGACCATGCAGATACAGAATCTAAAGAAGTAATTTCACAATCTTCAAATGGAAATCCAAAAGTTCCCCAATAGTATTCAGTAGGAATCATAGTTGCTGATTGTCCGATGACAGTTATAAACATTTGGACGTTAAGTTCTAATCGAAGATTACCCACTCCGGATAGGGGAAACTCGAAGAGTTGGGGAAAGGTTGTCCCCTTGTTTGCGTAGCAAACTCAGATTCGGCTAAGAATCGTTGAGTCAATATACAACATTGGCTTCACGAAGGTAAAGATAAGCCACTAAACTTCCAGCCGCAATTCCCGCAGGACCCAAAGCCATACCCACAGCATCTGATTTCTTTTCAATAATGTAGGGAATCGAGTGAATAGTTTCGGCTAATCCAATAGTCATCATGGCAAGTGCCACAGAATAACCTACTTTGTGAATCAGTTTGGATTCTTGTTCAAAGAAAAGTTTAGGATAGTTGGTTACCATGTTGGTTGAGCCTCCTTAAGAACGACGGGCGTAGAAAATACCGCCTAAGATTCCAGCGACAGCAGCGATAACAGGTGCTACCAGAACTCCCTTAGCAGGTGAGGCTTCTTCCAAAGTATCAGTAATCTTGCGACGAGAGGCAACGTTTTTTAGAGACACGCCTTCAGACCAATTATAGTTTCCATGAATGTTCACAATTTCGTAGTTGAAAATTGCTTCTGCGAAATCATCCATTGAAACAATTAGATTATCTGAACTGTCAAAGACACCACCTTTCTTGAAATCAAAATAACAAGCATCATATTCTTCTTCGGTCATGTCTGGTAATTTGGCCCATGAAGCGTCTTCCCACTCATCAACTCTAAAATCAAAATATAATCCTGCTTGGGGCGCAATAGCACGAAGCATTTGTGGTCCTCCATAAGCAAGTCTGAATGGTCCAGAAAACTCATAATCTTCTTCAGGTGCTTCATCTTGACTGTTGAAAGTTTCAGCCGAGCCATACCATTGTGGAACTCCGTAGCCAGAATCCAAAGCGGTGTTGCCACCTTCTGAGTTAGGAACAACTGGGTAAAGTTCTTCTCCAAGTTCAGCGTATTCCATTTCAGCAGACATAGAACCACAGCCACAGCCTTCTTCTTGTTCGCCACGGTATTTCTTGGTGGTGCCACAATCAGCACAGAAGGTTTCGCCATTGAACGATTCAGCAGCGAGTCCCATGTCTTGAACGGTGTCCCATGCTACTCCTTTAGCAATCTTTCGGGCTTGTTGGAAGTTGGGTCCTTTAGACCATGCACCAGAGTTAGGGTTTTGAACACCGGGTTGCACAAAGTATTTGGCTTTGGCTACGGGGTTGCGTCGAGAAATATCTTGACCTACTGGTGGGTTATCTCCGACAATACCTGTGCGGTAATATCCGCCCATTTGTTGAGACATAACTTCACCGAAAACTGCATTCTTAGCCTTGCCACGGTTCATAAACTTGCCACGGATGTCTCGGAGGCGACCGCCTTCGGCATCAAAGGACTCTTCAGCACCTAAACCATAGAAACGATAATCGCCGTAATCAGTTTCGGTTTCAACGTAAGCACTTCTTCCATCATCAATATCTACCTCAAAGTCTTCTTCGCCCGGATAAGGTTCACTTCCGACATTTGATGAAATCTCACCTTCAATGTAGTCTTCTTGTTCTTCAGTTACATCGCCTTCGATTGACCAACCGTATTGAGTGTGTGGGTTATCGTATCGTAGAATAACGGGCATATCTTCTTCGGTGTCAATACGGTCGTGGTCAATTAAGCCACTACCTTCAGCACTAAACCTGTAATTGTCGTTATGGTCATTAGCATAGTTTTCAGCATTCTCCGCCATATCAGAAACTACACCTGCTAAAACCCCTTCATCATCATACAGAACGGATATTTTCTTTTCAACAGCCCATGTAGGTGTTGTTCCTTCCTCATCAATTCTTAATCGAACTTCCTTTGTGGTCTTCTCACCTTCAGCACCATACCATTGTGGAACTCCATGACCATTAAAGGATGAATCTTGTCCTGTGGTGTTAGGAACAATAGGGTATGACTCGTCACCCAATTCTGCGTATTCAATTTCAGCAGACATAGTAATGAGTTCTGATTCTGAGGGTCCTTCGGTGGATGGGTTGGCTACTGTGGGGTCAGCAGGTTCGTAAGCCGAGCCAGATGGTTCGGTGGCTGGTGCAGCGAATCCTACGGATTCAGCAGACTTGTCTTCGTAATTGACAGCCTCTGCAACGCTGGTAGCATCATCAAGGAATGCAGAAACAACGAAACTTCCGGTTGAAGTAGAACCTGATTCAACGGCTTCTTTGATTTCTTCAATGTTAGTAGCGGAAGCAGGTGCGGCTTGAAGTGCATAACTGCCGACGGAATACTGAGCAGTAGAGCCGATTTCGTAGCGACGTGTTCGACGCTTGGTGCCTTCCATTCCTGAAACTTTGGCTTCTCCTGAACTCATATCATTGGTAATTCTAAGAGTCAAGAAATTGTGGTTGTCAGTAACACCAGCAACATAGAAAAGCGCACAAGGATACAAACGCTTTTGGTCATCCTCACTCATACTTTTGTATTGGGCATTAGAAACGACCCATGTGAACTTGTAGAAATTGATAGCGTCGTCGAAAGATGAAGCATCATATCCCCAATAGTCTTCAGATTGAACAAATAACATCTTACTCATTTTCATACTCTCCGTAATTGCGTTTCAAATCCTCCGCTAAATGGAATGGCTGATACCATAGTATCAGAGATGCGGAGAATAGTGTGGGTGCTTCGCCATTGGCTTAGGGGTAAGGTGCGACCAGTAGAAGTATCAAGATATGAGGAATCTACATCTGGGCTAAGAGCAACTTCTCCAAGACGACCATTGACGTTATCATCGGTGCTGTTGCGAGCCAAACTTCCGATTCGATTGCCTCCAACATCTCCAGAAGGTGGAGTCAAGAAAGGAGTATCAATCATAGAAACAAGATAAGGGAAGTCTCGATTAACTTCGGGAGCGAGGCGTGCCACAGGCAAACGGCTACCGTCATAAGTAATACCTACTCCTGCACCTGTGCTGGGGTCGAGGCTAACTGGGTCTTGGGAAGGAGTTTGGGTGTAAGGCATTCCGGGTCCAGTAATGAACTCGTTGTTTGTAGTATTCATAGAAGAAGCGGTTTGTCCGACTTCATCAACGTATTCAGAAGAAAATCCTTTTTCAGCAGGTTGGAATGAATATCCGATGTCGTGGGGATTAACATAAACTGGTTGAGCATCAACAATACCATCCATAAAGGGTGAATCATTAGCGATTGAGTTGGTGCCTTGAAGGTGCAATTGTTGATAACCGAGGAAAGATTGTGCCAAAGAAGTTGGAACTTGGTCAATGGTGACTCCTGAACTTTCAATGTGCATCTCTTCTAAATTGGCAGGGGTGATACCATCTGCACCGAAGACTGAAGAGACTTTGCTACGAAACTTTTCGTTGCCGAAGAATGCCGCAACACCGACCAACACGGCTCCGAGACCTACTTGTGACCAGCGCATGATAATCATCTCTCTGTTCTGATACTTAAAGACTTCGGTTTTACTCAATCAACGATTTTGGAAACGTAGTCCAGTTTAAAGTTTTTACAAGAAGTCCCATAAAATCCAGAATCAAGTAAAAATCAGCACGTTCATTAGCATCTGTGGCAAAGTAATGGCGAGATTGACGGCCTTTGAAAAAATAGTAGTAATCTATTCCATCCCTTTGAATGTATTCAAAAGTAACGGCATCTTCTATGTAAGCACCCCCCGCCGTTCTACCGTTAATCAGCAGTTCAAGTCTAACCTCTTGTGAGACACCATCGGGATGATAGTCTTCCTTTAAAACAACAAGGTAAGGTAATTTTTTGTTGTTGAGGTAATACTGATAATCTACTTGTTGAGTTTCATAATTGCTGAGATTAAAAATACCTAAATCGTGGTTGAAACCTTTCGTTTTACCGATGCTTACGGAATCATGCCGTGACGTGCCTCTGTAAAGTTCAGACAAATCGTAGAGAGATAAACCCCATTCTATCACGGCTTCTTGAGGTGTCATCTTGTTCACCACGGACTTCTAACACCGATGAGTTGAGCCAAAGCATTTTGTTTCTTAAGGTGCAACATAAGTTCATCTTGTTGCCCATACAAATCTCCTGTGCTTTGCACAGGGCTGGTTCTCATTGATAAAAACTCTGGCATGGTTACATCTTGTGTCCAAAGAGGTGCGGGTCCTAACATTTTAGATTCCACAAATCTTTCTGGGTCTGAACCTGTGGATTGTGAATTATCAAAAGAGTGTCGGTCAATAGTTGAACCATCAGTAGGTGTGCCAATACCATAAGGGTAAATACTGGTCAGCAAGGCAGGAGAGTTTTCAGAGCCAAAAGCAGAAGACAAGTTTCGAGGAAGTTTTCGCCATTGAACCAACCAATCAGCATCTTCCTTAATGAAAATTAAATCTGATTTTTCTTCAAATGAATACCAACCACGAGGAAACTCCGAAACAGGATGGTCGGCATCATTAGGCCAAACGACTTGAACTTTGGTGGGATAAACTCTGACAACATGAGCCGTAGCCAAACCTCCACCATCTCCAGAGGCTCGACTGATGTTCACAAGGTCACCGGGTTTCCACGGGCGACCCGATTCTGCAAAAGGACTTTGACCTACAATAGTTCCGAGGTTTCGATAAGAATTGGTGGGGTTAAGATAACGAGAAGCCGTAGAAACAGCATCGTTGAAAAACTTGGTTTGTTGTTCAAAAGATGTGCCACGAAAAGCAATTGATTTGGCAATTTCTCCGCTTGGATTGGATAAAACTAATCCAATACCTTCTTGGTTAATACCTGCTTCTCCTAATCCTCCGATAACTTGTTGATACGGGTCGGCATCATATCCAGAGTAGAAATCTGGAGAAACTAACATTTCTAAAGAATGTCCAGAACCCAAAGATTCGGTGCGAACTGAAACCCAAGTTTCGGGAATCCGAGTGGTTCTTTGTAAGTTGAGACCGACAGAGCGAAGTTCTCGACGTAAGGAATCAAAATTAAGTTCCGAAAGTTTCACTAACGGTTCTGATTCTGATAAGAAGTTACGACGATGTTGCATTTTGTTACGAACTATTTCTAAGAACTGAGGATTTTGAACAAGGTCTTGAGGGGCAAACTGTGGACCGGGCGAATCTGAAGGTGGAGTATCAATGGGGCGGAGAGTCATAGGAGGTTGGCTGTGTCCAAAACGAGAATAGGCTCGGAGTGTGCCATCGCTTTGTTGATACAACTGATTGTTCATAGCCCAAACTAACACAGGCAAAGTTTCACCTGAAGATTCGTCTTGGTAATAACGAGGCACAGGCCATCCAGATTTGGTAGAAGTTTCGGGTCCTGAAATCAAATTGAACCCTCCGTAATACGACCAGATAACAAGCGGTTGGTGATAACACGTAATAGTTCTTTGTCAAGTTCTTCTTGTCGAATCTTGGTAACTGGAATATCTCGACCTGAAATCTTAGAGTTTTGAAGAGTGCTTCCAAAGTTGCTGTGGCTGTTGCCGTCTTCAGGATTCCATGTTTCATAAGCAACTAAGGGAGCAGCAAAAACATCTGGATTAAGATTGGCAGAACCGTATTGATAAGAACTGCCACCGGGCATATCAGGATTGTATTGAGGATTGCTTTTTTCAAAATCTGGTGATTCGTCAAACTTTCGAGAGTGGTCTTTCAAACCTTCGTTGCTACCCACCAAAGGTAAAGGGTCAGCCCCATTATCGGTAACGATTGGAAGTGGTGATTGTTGATTTTGTCCCACAAAAATAAGGTCTTGATAGCGTTCTTTGCTCCATGTTCCATCATCCCAAACTACGGTAGCATGAGTAAAACTGGGATGAACAACTGTGCCGACTCCGAGATTTTGAATTGCGACCGAAGTTACTCGATTACCTTTTTCATATTCTCGAAGCATAAAGCATCAACCCTTGCGGAACATTAAAGTTTCAGGGTCTTGCATAATTCTTTTGTATTCTGATTGCTTAGTGATGTATTGGTTGCGACCACGGCTCATGCCGAGACGATAAACTCCAAAAATGATGCCAGTAGTTACCAACAAAACTCCCAGATTGTTAGAAACCCATGAGTTAAGTCCTGAAACTGTGCCAACCAGCCGGTCTGTGGGTTCGGCATTGAAAGATTGGGCAGTATAAAGTCCGAATTGACTGGCTTCTCCACCGCTTGCCATCGTGCGTTCATCGTGATAAACAGGATTTTGACCTTCGTATGATTCAACCATTGGGTTGGATTCAGAAAATGGTGAGGCTTTCATGTTCATACCAAGTTCTTCGGGAGTGAACTTAGTGGTGGGGTGAGCATCACGAAACGCATCAGCAGACATAGCCGTGCCATCTGCCATAAGCAAATGTTCTTGACCTTCAGCATTGGAAAAAAAGTTAGACTCTCGATTCATGTCTCGACGGACATAACCATTTGTCATAGAACTCATGTGCAACATTCAGTTGCACGACTACTTAAAGATTCCTACCAGTTTTGAACGGCGGGTCGAACTCGGCGGTCTGTTTGAACGTAAGTTACAGATTGCTGTTGGTAATCAAGCGGTCGGTAAGGACTAAGTGGACTGTATGAAGCAGACCACGGCATTGGGAATCGGTATTCTGGAAGTGTGTCATTGGCTTGGTCCCAGAAAGGTTGTGAAGCATAACCTGAAACTTCTGAGAATGCGCTGGGTGTTTGATAATCCAGAGGGTTAAGATTTCGGTATTCTACATCGAAACTTTCGGCTCCCATAATATCTTCAGCACCTTCTACTACGGTAGGATTAAGACGATTCAAATCTGCTGAGGACCCACTCATGTCTTGGTTCATTTCAGAACCAAAACTTTCGGAAACAAGTGTGCCACGAGTAACTCCAGTAGAGCGAGTTTCGGCTTCTGAAACTTCGGTGCAACCGCATCCATCAGAAGTTTTACCAAAATAATATCCTACTAAATAGCATCCCAGAACAACTGCGCCACCAATCATTCCGACTTTTTGGGCATTATCTGGTGTAATTTCCATAATATCACCTAATCAAATGGGTGTGCCTCGAATCATAGCCACGAAATTAGAAGTAGAAGGCAAAGGTGCAGACCCGAACTCGGTGTTCAAGTATTCATTGACGGTTGGCCTCATTACCAAAGATTCTACTACCATGTCTGGATATTCTGGAGGTTGATAACCAGCAGCAGACTCAGAATGAAGTTGTTGAGATTCAGACCTAAGTTTCAATTTCTTGGATACAACTCCGATACCGTAAATTACAAGGATGCCTAATCCGACACGACCAATAGTTTCTTGCCAGTCCATAACAATCACTTAACTGTTCTGATACTTAAAGATTCAGTTTGAATCCTCAGAGTCTTCATCCGATTCTGACTCTTCTAATGAGGCACACACGTCCTCGAAATCAGCAGTATTGAGTTCATCAGTTCGGTCGGCTTGTGTTAAACCAGTCCAAGTTCCGCTTAGAAGTCCAGATGCCAAAGGAAGAATTGAGAAGATTGGGTTAATACCTGTGCTTTGAACCAAGAAATAGGTAGGAATTGTCAAAATTGCTCCACCAACTACACCACGAGAAAAACTACGAAGTCTAAACTCTGAATGTTTGTCAGCAAGATAGGCTGAAAGCCCAGCATCACAAACTCGTGTGGTTTCGGCTCGCATCCTACTGTTCATGCTTGATTCCTCCGGCTATGCCTGAGAGGTCTCAAACGTTGATAACAGGTGTAGTTTGGCGTAGGCGAAGTGGGTCAAAGCGTGTGAAAGTAGCCACACCGACGAGCATAGTAATTGCACCGCCAAGTTGTAGGGCGTTCACACCGATGATAGGGATGCTACGGGTGAAAATCTCATAAGTTCCACCCATTGAAGCGAGTCCACCGGCAACCAAAAGGCTTGTTCCAACGATAATTGTCTTGTAATCCATATTTTTCATCTCCGTAGTTTTGTTTATAGGTTGAATCGACCCTTTGCTAATGCGCCTGAAGCACCAAAGGTTCGACCGTTACTGTTTCCAAATCCACCAACTCTGCTGGTGCTGTTAAGTAGTCCACCCATGTCAGCGTTTCGGACTGGTGGGGCTACATATTGGGCTTCCATGCGAACTGGCTTTACAGGACCAATTTGCTTGGAAACATTTGGAATGCGTGGTTGGGTGCTACGAGGAATGATTGGCAATTCTCGAAGTGCCATGCGTTGTTGTGTAACTGGCACATTGATAGTTGGCGCACGCATCATAGCACGAGGGTTAGTAGGTCGAACTGTGTTCATCTCGGCTTCAAAGCGAGGGTCTCCACCGAGGTTAGCCTGTGGTTGGTGAGCGTTGATACGACCCATAATTTGTTCAGACTTCATACGAGTCATGTTAGACACGTTAGGTGCAGCAGGTGGAGCATAAAGTTCCATTGTGTGAGTAGGCTTCAAGTATTGGGCTTGAGGAGTCAAACCTTGTCCTGTTAGGGAATAGTTCTGAAGGTTGAAATCAGCAGCCATACTTCCGACAGGAATATCCAATCGAGGAGTATTTACCTTAGTAGGTGCTGGGCGTGGTGAGTTAGGAACAATACCTTGACCGTATCCTGCACCGAAAATTGTTTCAGATTCGGACAAAGCACGAGTTTGTGGAACATTGATAGAAGGAACTTTCGAGACAGTTGGCATAGGGCGTGGAGCCTGAGATGTCAAACCTTGTCCGAGTTCAATCTTGGCGTTGTATCCAGAAAGTGTATCGTTAATCAAAGATACCTCTGGAAGTTTCTGAAGGTTTGGCGAGTAAGGCAAGTCTGGTAGGACTGTGCTGGTTCCGATTGTTCGTGCCATAATATCACCTTATTCATTCAACTACTTAAAGATTTGCTCATTGACTGGAAAGAACATAGACCATGCCAAAGAGTCCCAATGCCACAGCAGTAGCACCGATTCCGAACTTGACACCTGTGGACATTCCTTCTGAGTAGTATTCAGATTCCATGCGGTCTTGTTCGCCTTGGTCCTGTCCGAAGTTTTCTCCGTCAGCATCTCCGCCAGCATCGTTTTGTCCAGCGTCAGCACCTTCGGGGTCGTTGCCAGCACCGACGAATTGTTCATCTGTGGCTTCCTTTTGAGGTGCAACCATAGCAGTAACTGGAGTTGTCATGTGGCTCATGTTGGTCGTATCATAGGAACGTGTGGCTCCATAGTTTCCTTCCCACGGGTAAGAACCAACGGTGGTGTTCGGGTCTTCAATCAATGGTTCGCTAAATCCTGATTCTTGCATCATAGGTCTTACCTATCTTTGATGTGAGTTGTTCTGATACTTAAAGACTTCGGTGAATCAAACTATCGCAACCAGAGATACACCAATTAAGAATACCAAGTGTTTGCGGAGCCAAATCTCCTGTGGGGATAGCATACGGCTCTAAAAATCGAAGTGGGATGTAGTATTGGTTGTCATGTCCTTGCGGATAAGAATTGAAATGGTCGTGAACCACGGCATTACAACGGTGAGAAAAATTGTAAGTGGGTTCTGACTGAGGTTGAACAACGTATCCGACTCCGTATTTTGATTTGATAACTTTGCCATGATTTTCATTAAAGTGTGGAGTGTTGAAAACCAATGGGCCAAGGTCATTGAAAGAATTGACTAATCCTGTGGGTTTAACAAAAGCACCACGAGGTTGCATCAAGGCTACAAATTGAAATCGGTTCAACAATCGAAATTGAACTCCTGTAAGTGGGCAATCGCCGGCAAGTTCTGGCACAGTTTTGTTGTGGAGTTCATCAATGACAACCCATTTTTGGAACTTATGTGTGCCGTGTGCCAGTTTTGCGGTGCTGAAAATCTGGTCATTGGTTAAATGACACAGTTCTCCATTGGGGGCTATGGCTCGCCAATCATGGGTTCGACGATGTGAGGGTCCAATGATAAACCAAATAGGAACTTGAAGGTCTGTGATGTGTTGCAGGGCGGTTTCACCCCAACGATGTAGAAAAATAGAAGGTGGTGTAGAAAAATGTTCCAAAGCCACAGGTGAACCAGATTTACGCAAAGCAATAACAAGGTCTTCGGAACGGATGATTCCTTGACCCATCTGATACATAGGTTGTGTAAGGCCAATCACTTACTTAAACAATGTGTTTATCGAATACGCAAACCACGCATTACAACTAACAAAAGTGCGGAAGTCAAAGCCGTGCCACCGATAGCAGCCACAGGCACCCAACGATGTGAAGACCCTGATGGTGGGGAATAAGTTTCCCAATCTTCCAGAGAAGTTTCAAGAGATTCGGAATCGTAAGGGTCGTATTCAAACTGAGGAAGTGAAGGTTGCCAATCATCATAAGTTTTCATTTCAGAAGAAAAGTCCGAAACTTGTGGTGAGGTGTCCAAAGGATTAACTTGGATTTCTGGAATAACTGGATTCGGAGGACTCTGAGGATTCAAAGGAGAACTATGACGAGCGAAACTTTCGGCATCAGAAATGCTACCGATAGCATCGGCAGGAATTGGAGTTTCACCATCGAACAAATCTCCAGAACTTTCGGGTGTGGCATTGTCACCAATTAAACTTTGAACATCAATGTTGTTTCCTGTGTGTTCGGTTTGTCGGTCTCCACGGATTTTATCAATCACAATGTAGCCTCGGTCTCGGAAAAACTCTGGTGCGTAAGCGACACATTCACCTTTGCGAGCCGACGAAATACCGTTCAAGATTTTCTTGATGAGTCGTTTATCAGTTCCAAAAGACAGTTGCTCATCGAGAGTTTTCAAATCTCGGTTGTTAATGACGTTGTGAACCAGATAAACTGAAGCCTGTGATAAGGCTTCTTTGTTCACACCTGCGGGTCGCTGGGAAACCAGCGTAGCACCGTAGCCTAATGCACGACCCAGTTTGCACAATCGAACAATTGGGTCAAACGAAATAGGTCGGCCAACTTGAGGGATAAAATCTTGACACTCTTCAAAAATTGTGTGCAATCCTTTACCGATGCGAGCCTCAATAAGTGCTTCGCAGTAATCTCCGATAAGTTCTTGTTGCTTGGTAAGGCTAAGACCACCCATTTTGATAACCAAAGACTTGTCCGTGGTTTTTAATCTTTGAACGAGACTTTTCATATCAATACTTTGACCTTCTTCGGGTTTGATGGATTCTACACGGGGCATTTGGTCTAAGCCACCGTGAGCATCAAGAGCATCGAAACAAACGAACTGAAGTCCAAGTCGGTGAAACTCTTCCATCATTACACCAGCAGTAAATGACTTTCCTGAGCCACGCTTGCCGGTGATAAACAAAACATTTGAAATTAAACTGTCTTCTCCGTATGCTGGAAATCTCAATTTACGCCCCAAACAAATCTCGGTGGGTGTTGGAAACGCTTCAGCCTGACGTGCAGGTGATGAGGCAACAGGAGCATCCATGTCAAACACTTCGTTGCACGACTACTTAAAACCTTGCTCAATCGTCTGGGTCCTCGTGTCCAATGTCTTCAAAGTATTCGACGACATCTTCAAACTCTTGTGAAATACCTGCAAAAATCTTACCAATCTCTGTAAATAGCCAACCCATTTGGTCCCACAAATCTTCAATGAGTTCACCTGTTTCTGGGTCAATCATACGAGGGTCTGGGAACTTCCAAACGAACTTCTTAGCAATTTCACGAGGATAACCGTAAAGGTCCATTAAACTGTTTTCAACTCTTTTACAGTATTTATCCATTGTGGCTTGTTCACCTGCATCACGAAGAATGATGTAGAAAACTTTGTTGAGTGCGTTTTGACTTCGGAACCAATTATCGAAACTTTTGCCTCCAGATACTGAACTGCTTTCTGTTAAGGGTCCATCGAGATTGTCACCGTCAGTAATGAAAACAGTAATACTTCCACCAATGTCGTGTTTTTTGGTATTTTCAATCATAATTTCAAAAGCATTGGCTTCGTTGTTGTCTCCATCAGGAACGATGGCATCCAAAGCATTGACGATGTTGTTAGTGGGTGTGTCCCATGCACTTATTTTTCCACCCATTTCAATAGGATTCCAAAGTTGTTTGACTCCATCGCCAGTTAAGAAATCTACTGCTTCGTCATAATCAAAACTGGGTTCACCTGCGGGCAACGGCCAAACAATTTTACCTGTGCCGTTGTAAGAATAAACCACGAAACTATCCAGATTCAATTTGGCTTGTGAAATAAGATTGGCAGTTGCTAAACGACAAACCAATCCTCGATGAAGGCTGTTGCCTTCGTAAGTAGTAGCAGTTCGGCGCATAGAACCTGACTGGTCAATCATAATGTTGTAGTGCGTGTTGAAACCTTTAGTGCCGACTTGTGTTTCAATGTCTTTACGACGTAGAGGAAGTCCAATAAAGGCAGGGTTAGGTGCAAATCGGTCAGCCAATGTTTGACTCATTCCCATTTCAGGAGACCATTGAGTGGTTGCCACAGGTTCTAAAGGATTGATTTTAGCAGGAGGCATCCGAAGATATTTGGCTTTAATTTTGTCGAATAAATCACGTAGTAAAGGTTTCAAAGGAACTGGTGAAGAATCAACTATCGGAATGCTTCGGCTTTGTGCAAATGTAAATGGGTTATCAGCCCATCCGTCGCTTTGATAATCACTCATCTGTTTCCACCACCAATTTCTTATTTTCTAACATTTCTTTGGCTGTTAGGCCGTTGCCACGACCCATCGCCCGAATGTTTGGGTCTTCAATGCCCAGATTTGAGATACTATCACTTTCTCGTTTTTGAGCCGCTTCTAAGGCTTCTTGAGGGAAAGTTTTTGGTTTCGTGACGTTGCCTTCTTCATCAACCCAACCTCGACGACGGTAATACTCGGTTACTGCATCACCGGGTTCATAAGTTCCTTCGGCCATCATGTCATCTCCAATACTCCACATTTCTTTACAAGTTTGACACTCATAGAAAATGTGAACTTCGCTGGTTTCTACATCCACAGTTGGAGGTGGTAATTCTCGGAATCTGTGGTATCGAGGATTCAAACTGGGTTCTCCTACATCATTTTTAGGCATGAAGGTGTTGAGATAAGTGTTGGTTCGGTATCGGTCTTGTGCCATGTGAGTATCAGAGTTCCAGAGATAATCGCCATTGGAAGTAACGTAAGATGGGTCGCCCGGTATTCCATCAGGTCGCACATCCCATTCAGGAGTTTGTGTCCAACGAGGATAACTTCGTAGAATATCTGATGGCTGACCTGTGTTTCGGTCTCGATAACTAAAGTTTTCAGAACTCATGTCAATAATACGACGACCATCTCTTGATTTGAAACAATCACGACTACGGCCTTCGCAGACTACATATGTGTAACCCGGTGCTGACTCACCTAATGGGGAGTCATCTTCTGGAGCCAACATAATGTTTTCTTTTCTAACTTCAAATCTCCAGATTCGACCGGGCAAATCCCCGACTTCATCGCTGGCACGGTATTTGAGTAATTGGGGCGTGGTAATCGTAACGAAATCATCATCTTCTGTTATAGAATTGGGAAGATATTGGATTCGAGAATTGACTCTAACTGAAAGCGGGATTTCTCCTTTATCTTGGAGACTCTCAAACTGCTCTTTCAAATTGTCTCCGTCTCGATTTACGCCTTTAAGATTTACCAATTTGCTTTCAAGAAGTGTGTCTCCGTCGGTAATGTCAATTTCGCTGGCTTGTTCTGCCAATTCTTTACGACGAAGTTCTGCTGTGGCCTCAGATTCGTATTCTTTGTCGTTGGGACACAACATAACTGACATACCTGCATCGGGACCACTTTCGGGTCCAGATGGAATCTCAATACCAGACCAAAGCCCTAACTGTTCTTGACGAATGGATTTATCTGGAGCAATACGAGAGTTGAGCAAAATTGTGTAAATTGGTTCGTCTTCGTTATCGTTAAGTGTTCCCTCTAATGGTTGTGGACTACCAATCGAATAAAGTGAAGGATTTTCCATCATAGAATTGTCTGAAGCGGGTCGTCTCCAGAAAGGTTGCCACCTACTACAATTCTGACAACGAAGTGTATAACCCTCGTGAGGTGAGTAAAAGAAATTGTCTTCTTCTTTGTAGCCGTTGTCAAGACAGTAAGTGCAGACTTCTTTAGGAACTTGCACAAACATACGAAGCAAACTACTGATGGGATAACGCATAGGAGTTGAATTAGCCCAACGGGTTAGTTGTTCTGTTCCATACGCTTCAACTTCTCCGATTAGAATATGCTCGTCATAAGATAAGGCTTTACCACTATCAAATCCCGCACTTCCGTAAGAATATCCTTTACTGGAAGCAAGTGTCAAAGCATCTTTAGGAGTTCCACTTGGCAAAAACCAATCTTTTGGTGGTTTGTCTTTGATAGAAACACGAGGAACAAGATTCAAATTGTGAATGGGACATCTACCCATGTTATTGACCAATCCTCCACGTTGTTCTTCGTTGTTGGGGTTATAGGTTCCTTGACAACCACTACTCAACGGTTGCCCATCACTTCCAGTATCTGAGTAGTGTCGGGTAGTTGAATTATAGCCTGATGGAGCCAAGATTGGTGAATCGAAAGATTCATTGTTAGGTGGAGTGTATCGTTCAAAATCACAATCGGGGTCTGGACATTTGTAACCGTAAGGTCTTCGTTGTTTGTCGAAAGTTTCATAACCGATTTCTAATTGTGGAATGTATTCAAATGCTGACAAGGCATCACTCAGAACTTGTCCTTGTGGTATGGGTCCATCGTATGCAAGTCTCCACATAAATGGCTGACCACCCCACTTTTTGACCAACTTGCCACTTTTGTATTCAAACACACCTGCCATGTCTGTTGAAGAACGACCCAACATAACCCATTCTGAGGCTTGATATTCATTCACGATGGAGTGGTGTGAAAACTCATGCCCGCAACCAACCTGAACTAAGTTAGAACTTGAACAAGTGTGATAACGGCAAGTGGAATAGTGTCCTGTGACTGTGGTATTACAGTCTAAACAAGTGGTGGCGTGATTACATCGAACTCTGGAAACAACATGGTATCCAAAGACTTCTAAGCCTCCGCCCACACTATACTTGCTTTTTCTGGGTCTAACTGTGGAAGTCCACTCATCGTTCTCGTTGCGGAAACCAAAATCTACAAACTCCCAGAAAGGCATAAAGTCACGACGGTTGCATGAAGGGCAAACAAGGATTCCACTATCATAGGATTCACCTGCGCTTTTGTGGCGATAACCTGTAATAAATTGCTTTACCATGCCAAGAGTTTGATGAAAGTTGGCTCCTTCATCGCCTCTCATGTGTCCTACAATAGCACCTACTGATGAAACATCCATGTTGATGCCGTCATTCTTGAACATATTGTGGAAAATTGCACGGGTGTATTCACGACCCTCTTCTGAAATGTAAGTATTGTTTTCGTAAGGCATAATCGTTCACCACTTAATTTCCTGTATGTTGTAAGTGCATATCCCATGCAGTATCGTAAAGCCATGCTTCTCCAGCGGCCACACCTGTCTTGCCACCATAACCTGTGGGGCTGGTAGCATAAAGACCGGCAATTAAATTGTTGAGCAATTGAGCATACAACTTACTTCGCTCGGCTTGATTCATAGTGCGTGGGTCGTATTCCATAATGTCTTTCATGTAAGGCTTGTAACCGAAACCTAACTCAAATTGACTGGGCGCAGGTTCACCACAATGAGGGCAAAGGCTGATACAATAATGGGCTGGAATCCAACGAGGTGTGCCGTTGTAATCAATTTGCCAAAACTCAATAGGTCGAAGTTCTTTGGTATCAATAATTTTGTCATAAGTTCGAGAGGACAAAACTGTGTAAGTTCCAGCGACGATTTGACCTTCGCTATTGGTTGCGCCTCCAGTTAGAGGACAAGTTCCGGGCGTTGGGTTATATCCCAACCATTTATCTGCGTTAGAAGAGTATTCGATATTAACGGTGGCTTTGACTTGAATCTGTTTCCAATTGTCGGGGAAATCTTGAGTTGTGGTGGACAATCCCATGCCGGGACCCATATCTGTGCCAACAGGCATTTTATGTGCCACAGCCCATGCTGCGGAAGGATAATACTGAGGTCCTCGACCATGACCTTGCCATCTTTCAAAAGTAGGAGTTTCGTCGGAAGGTGTAAAACCATCCTCAGTTGCTGGGTTCGTGTAGCGACCCTCATTGAAACGGTTATCTACTAACTGACCTCTTTCTAAAAGACTACGGTGTGCGTTTTGTCCTGCAAAACCACCGCTTCCATCATAACAAGTTCGGAAACCTCCTGCATAAGCAGACCACATAGCCGAGTTCATGTTTTGTGAATCTTTCTCTTTAGATGAACTTTCAACCAATTGCACACCATTAGCAGCCGTGTAATTGACGATAACATCTGAAAAGACATTAGCCCAACGTCCTCGACGACTTCTTTCTAAGGGCAAACCTTTGATTTCCTCTTCCCAACCATAACTGACGTGTGGGTGAATGTTTAGGTGTCCAATTTCGTGTTGGATAACGAACAACAAATCTTCAGAAACACGTTCTTCGGTGTAGCCATGATAATTTTCAGGAAGGGCGTGAGCCAAATAATCTCCAGACAGAGAAATGTATTCCATATTGGTGTAGGCTTCGTGCTGTGCTGTGGGAACAACTACTAACTTGTTATCAATACCATTAGCCTTTCTAAGTTCGCTTAGGATTTTTTTGAATCCGTCAGTAACATTCCCTTCGGCTGGTCTCTCATACCAACCTTTCGGTTTGGTCATCTCATCGTCAGCCATAATTGTGATTAGGGGTTTCCGATACTTAAAACTTCTTAAGGAACTCGAATGCTAACCGTAGTTGCCTCATTGAACACCAATTGGTAATGCAACGAATCAATCAATGAAATGTTTCCAGAGTCTTTGACTCCATCTCCGACAGTTCCTGTGTAACTGGAAGGTGAATAAACCGAGGGTTCAGTAATTGGCACGAAGTTTTTGCCAGAAATTAAGTTGGAAGTTACACCCATCGTCAAGTTGAGGGTCGCAAATCCGCCAGACATTTCGCTCATAAAGAATCGAACCCAAAGTCGAAGGTTGTCATCGCCGTCATAATCGGTTTGTCCTGTGGGTGAGCCAGCAGCATGGTTAAGTGGGAAACAAGCCATGATTCCATCTTGTCCGAGGTTTCCTGAAAGGTCTTCAAAAGTTTCGTTTCCTCCAGTTCTGGCTTCGTCGAACTTGGTAGCATCACGGTTGGTATAACCGTTAGCCCATCCAACTACTCCTTTCATAAAATCATTGAAATCTATGTTTGAAATACTGTCTTCGTTGCCTTCAACATTGTCGATTTTAACTCCGCCTCCTCCGATGGAAGTTGCGAAGGCAGTTTGTAGTTTCGTTAGTTGGTCCACGAAGTTATCTCGTGACAAAGAACCTGCTCCACCCTTGCCTCTCTTAGAAGTAATTTCACGGATTGGCAAACGGGCTGAAACCATCAAGGCTTGGTCAGCAAAAGAGGAGGCGTAAGACATACCCTTCATTTGATTTTCGCTGAATCTGTCACCTGCGACTTGTCCACCAGTTCCAGTATTGCCCGGTGCTTGAAGCATACGACCCCATGCACCGATAGAATCTTGATAAGTGCGCCATTGGAAACTGTCGGTGGCGTTGTCGAAACCTCTGCCAACTAAGCCACTCCAAGTGTCTTTTTGTTTTCCAATCGCAATTCGGTTAGCAATTCCTTTATCTTTCACTCTAACGGGTCCACCACAAATTGGAGCCATGTTAGAATCTAACAAGGAAAGTAGTGTATCTCGGTCATCGGAAAACAAGTTCGGTTCTGAACAAATGTCGCCACGAAGTTGATAGTAATCAAACAGAACTTGTGCTGAAGTATCTTTTTCAGGATTCGGGTCGTAAGAAACACGACTCAAATAGTTGTTGTAATTTTCGGTGTAATCGCTGGCAGAACCATAAGTTCGGGTAGGCTTTGTAGCGGAATCAGGAGTGTTAAGAGCCGCACGTTCATTTTCAATAACCATTGTAGCAATATGCCAATGAACAGGTGTAAAGTTGGCTCCGGCTGCTCCTTTCATCATAGCGGAACGAAGTGGAACTAAAACAGTTTTCTCATAAGTCCAAAGGTTTGGGGCTGAACGAAGAACATCCATACAGCGTCGGTAGAACAAATCCCAAACATCGAGTAGTGGGTATCCGCCAGAAGAAACACCAATCTCGGTGTTTTGTAGCAAGTAACCATTGACAATGGCTTCACGAATCCATTCTTGTTCGTTGTTGTAATTGAGTTCATCTCCCTTCATACCAGAGATTTCACCTTTGCTACTTTTAGCACGTCCCAATCGGTGAGCCGTCACATAAGGCAAAGCATCGAGAATCTCGCTGCGGGTAACATACGACTTTCCTCGCAAGAATGCCAAAGCCGCCGAAAGTTTCTGAAGTGAGTTGGTGAAACGGAAACCAAGAACACGCCCAATATCGCTGGGTGCGTGATTTTCGTAAGTTTTACCCTTTTCTCGGTCTGGTCGGATTTTGCTACCTCCTTCTTCATTGGTGTTGGTAGTAATGGAGAAATCCATCAAGGGTGAGGCATAAAGATAATCGGAAGATTTAGGTTGTAGGTCTGTGCCACCTGCTGCAAACAGACCGGTGTTCAAAGGTTGGAATCTTTGGGTGAACAACACAGAAATGTAAGACATTTCTCGAAGTGCGTCGTAAGTAGAACTGCCAACAGTTTGACCGGGTGGGGCGTAACCAATGTCTTTGCCTACAAAGTTCCAAACTGAAGCCAATTCGTTGAAACGTAGAGGTTCAATTTGTCCTTGAATGGCTTTAACAACCAATCGCTCTTGTGGGGGTCCACCGCCACCGAGAACTTTGCCTGAAAGTTGTTCATATCTGGCACCCGAGAGAAATTGACTTAAACAGCAATTCCATGTCAATACGGTCAATGAAAGCAAGGTCGTTTCCTTTTTGGTGAGGGTTGGTATCCATCCAAGCAACGAAAGATGGTGAATCGAAACTTCGGCCACGGTATTCTACTTTTCGCTCGGCAATTAGACCCAGAACAGCGTCTTCGACACCAGCCTGTGAACGGTTGGCTTCGTTGAAGAACTTAACAGGTTGGGTAACGATAGGTCGTGGAACTGGCTCGAACTCGTAAGTTGATTCTTCCACACCACGCAATTCATTTTGTTTGGTGGCTTGACGGATTTCAATACCGTAAAGAACTTCGTCAGCACGCTTTTCGTAGTCAATCTTAGCCACACCGATTTCACGAAGCATTTCTTCAAGAATACTCTTGGTGTCGTTGTATTTTCCACCAGACCCTTGAGCATTTGACATCCAATCAGCACGCAAGTCATAGAAATGTTCCATCAAAAAAGCACGGAAGTTGTAGCCTTCGTTACGACCTGCATCTGTGTAGAGACCATGACCTGCAACAAGGTAATCTTTGAGATTGTCACGAGCGTATCCACCTGAACCGGGTCGGTCTTCAACAATGTTTCGGTAATTTTGAGTGGGTTCAGGAGTGTCAGCGTTGTAAGCAGGGAATTGCAGACCCATTGTGTAAGTGAGTTTAACATCTCCAGTAGAATCTGTAACTGTGTATTCACGAGTATTCTTGAAAACAAACTCTCCCTTTTCATTCAGGATTTGAATAGGTGCCACAGCCATTTCTACTTCATTGTCTGGCAAAAGTTTCAGAATATCTGAGGTAGTCAAATCTTCGTTATCTGGGTCTGGATGATTGAAACCTTGAATGGGAACTTTAGCAACGTAGCAGTTGGTAAGTAAGTAGTAGTAATCTTCAATAGACATAGGATTCTTGTTGAAGGAATCACCTTTGCTGTTCTTGGCATTAGCGTGCAAGAAAGAAGTGTCATAAAGATAAGAACCTGAAACTTGGGAATCTTCAGTCCAGCGAGTAAATCGCCACTTGTTCCAGTTGTCACGAACTGCAAAGTAAGCATCGTTAGAGTAATCAATAGCATAGTTTTGACCAGCAGGGAACTCTTTGGGAACATACGGTTGGTTGAAACGAGCCTCGTCGTTGTAGGTTTTACCTTCAGAAACAACAAATCGCTTTTTTCCAGAGTGTCCGTAAGAGTTGCACAACAAAACTGCTGCGCTTTCGATAACAGTAGTTTTACCTGTGCCGGGAATACCAGACAATCGGCAAGTAGAATCTTTCATCAACCATGCGGCTGTGAACATTTCAAGGTGTTCGTAAGTATCGAAACCGAAAACTTCACCGAGATTGGTCATACTGGTTTGAATCTTCTTGAGTTGTCGCTCATGCGCTTTCTTGTTTTGAGTAAGTTTGGTAAGTTTCAACTTGGCTTCAAAGATTTTTCCTAAAGCAGCACCCAATGTGGCTGGCAATCCTTTACTCATTACTGTGTCATCATAAACTGCCGAAACTTCGTAACCACCGTAAGAAGATTCTTCCAAATCTAAATCAAGGTCAATTACATCTCCTTCATCGTCAAGAACTACAAAGTTTAAGGGTCCACGATTGACACCTGAGAAAACTTCTACGCTACCGAGAGTTTCATCAATTTCTTCAAGAGTTACCATGTCTGCCAAACTGCGACCACTACTGGAAGCCACTTCCTTAAGAACTGCCATGCCTTCTTTACCAATAAGTTCTTCCAATTGTTCTTCGAGAGTCGTCATGTTTAGTCACCTCTAATTTTAAGTGCGTAGGTTGTTGAACCAATGCCTACAATGATAACGTAATCATTGTCTTGTTGAACCATAATTGTTTTGGTATCAACTTGACCTGTCAATTCATCAATGGCATTGTATTTAGCCGAAAGTCTGGAAGAACGACGTGAGTTGGTCAAATACTTTTGCACATCTGCAACATCGAGTTTGCCTGTGATAACCATCATGGCAGGGCGACTATCAATAACATTGACTGTGCCGCTAATTTCTTTTGATTGATTGTCCAAAGCCTTGAATCGTTCATCAAGGTCTGGAATGAGAATGGTCTCGCCTGTATCAGTTGTTAGTTTAACTTGGCTGTAAGTAATCACATCGTAAGTTTTGCTACCAATTTTAAGTGTGTTGCCTGTGATAGCATTCTTGGAAGCAACTTCAATGGACGTGATGCCTTCGCCAGTATTTCGCTTGGCTGGGTCTAAAACTTTACCATCTTCATTGATAGGTCTCAAGTTTCGGATGTCGAAGGGGAACATAAACTCTTGATTGTTAATATCGCTGTTATCATTGATGTTGAAACCGGGGAACAAGTTGGAAGCATCTTTGGAAGTTTCATAGTTAAGTGTGAAAAATGCACCTTGAGTGTTAAGGTCAAGTTTGGTATCAAAGTCTAAAGCAAGTGGTTGTAGCACATCGTCGCTCAAAGTTGATTTGTCAAACTCGATTTCGGTAATTTTGGGTTCAAAAGTGACCTTACGGAAACCTTCATTGAGGTAAGCCGAACTTAAAGCACGCAAGGCTTGTTGGTCAGCAGTATTGCCAGCACCTTCGTCGGTGTAATTCTCTGGTCTGAAACGGTTTTCTAAGCCTCCAAGACCCATGTAAGGGAAACCATAAACACCTTGAGATAATCCCAGAGTTTCGGTAAAGGAACTTTTATTGACTCGAATATCAGTAATGGCTCCACCTTTGCTGGGTTCTTCCAACACAATTTCTAACATAGAGTAAGTAGCGAAGTCTCCACCGACGGTAGCCGGAACCATACCGAAACCTTCAATCTCAATATACATTTGACCCTTTTCAAAGAAGAATGAAACTGCGGGTGTGTTGATTGCATCGTATTCTTCGCCAGTATCATCCATTACTTCCGAAACATTGGAAGCATTGTCGAAGTATTCACCATGTCTGCTGAACTGATTTCTCCATTAGTGACTAACATACTCAAGAAGTCCAGTTCCCATGCACCGTCTCTGCTTTGCGGGACACGAACTCGCAAGGCTGAATCTCCAATATCAATGAAACCTCGTGAGGCTGTCCAAGCCTTAGAACTAACTTCACGTTCTGATTCTTCTATTACCTCTGTTTCCAAACCATCTTTCCACCAAACTGATAAATCTTCAGTATCCACATATTTTTCAAACTCTGAAGGTGGTGCAGGAACTGGTTCTTCAGGAAGTTCTTCCTCTTCTACGGGTGTTGCTGGAGTCGCTGGAGCCGATGGTGACGATGGTGATGGTGTTTTAGGAGCAATACCAGAAGGACTAACTGTGGGAATAGTTTTTCCATAGCCTCCAAGCGCACTCCCTAATTCATAATCTGTTTTAACAACTGTTGGCATAGTGGAGGAGCCAGAAGCATTATCCTGCACAGATTTTGTCCAGTTAGAATCTACTGAACCCGTTTCTGCAATAGCATTGATGTTGATAGCACCCCAGCCATCACGATTAAACTTCGGATATTTTTGAGAACGACCTGCTCCACCCTTTTTAGCAGGAACTGGAACACCTAATCGAAGAACTGCATTAGAGTAAAGAGTATCTACTTCATCACGAGTCAATCCGAAAGTTTCTGCAACTAAAGCCAAGAAGGGCGGTTCGTCTCCATACCAACGGCTACCAACCAATTCAGAGTAAGTGCTACCAGCAATACCTGTGCCTCTGGGACTGTATTTCTTATCATTGTCACACAGCAGATAATCTCTGGCTTTGCTCGTTAGGGTGTGTCCTTGACCTTCCAAAAATGCAATTACATCTGCACCGAGACCTACACCTGCCGATTCAGCCAAATTGGTATATTTAAAACCATTAGCCCAAAGATACACCAGTATTTTCTGAGCCTTTGTATCATCAACACGAGCCATGTATATTCCTCACTCCGTTCTACTACTTAAAGATTCCGACCCTCTTCTCTGATATACATGATAATATCGGCACGGAAAAATTGATACAAACGACGAAACCAGTTTTCATGCAACCTCAAGAAATCTGAAAGGTGGCGAATCTCTCGATAACGTGTTCCATAAGGCTCTAAAGCATCCAAAAAATCAGCAAATCCTGAGTTAGCCCAAACTGACAATCCTTTATCAGAAAGACTCATAATGAACTCTCGATTGGCAATCAAACGATTAAACAAGTCATTGGTCTCTTCAGAAAAATCGGCTTCATCTGGTGTGTAAAATGGATGTGAACGAATAAATCTGTCCATCAATTCAAGATAACTTTGTAAATGAACTCCTCTAATCCATGTGAGCCAACCCTCCATGTGGTTAGCACAGTAATGAGTCCAAATCGGATTGAGAGGCATGGTTATCTCACTCGAAATCAACTAAAAATGTGGAAGATTCAGGTCGGTCAGGATTTTCTGGAATCGTAACATGGGGTGTGTCGTGAACTTCCGAAAGTTCTTCTTGAGTAATGGTTTGTGATTCAGGTTCTTTAGAACCAACAGGTTGAACCTTGAGGTCTTCTTCGGAGACACCTGCTTTAGCAGCCAATGAACCTAATGATTCTAAGCCACCACCCTTAAGTGAGTCTGGGATTTGAAGACCATCAACAGCCAATGGATTATACTGTTCTGCTGATTCGGGAGTGGGTAAATCTTCAAAGGAAATCTTAGAATTGCGTCGGTGATTTTCGGCTTCAGCAGCCATCTGTGCTTGGATTTTATCAACACCACTTTGGAATGTCGGGATTCCACCTTCGGCGGTGTAATCTACACCATCGGAGGCTTTCTTATTGATTTTGTTTTGAGAATCTCTGGACATAACTTCATCCACAGACAAACCTGCTTCACGAGCCAATTGTTCTAATCCATTGATTCCAAATTGAGTTTCAACTCTGTTATTGACACTTGAAGTTTCATAGTGTGACCTTTGTTTGGAAGGATTTGGTGCGCCCAGAACATCATACCAATCCACGGGTCCATCTGTGAAAGGGTCTTTAGGAAGTTCAACAGGTTCAGCGGCCGGGGCGGGAGCAGTATCTACTGATTCACCGATATTAACGAAACCAGAGCCGGCTGGCGAAGGGCTGTCATCGTCAGATTGAAACAACGTCATATCTGCGGAATCGTTTTGAGCAGCACGAATGCGGTCCAAAAACTCTTTGTCTGAATCATCAAGTGTTTGCTTGCGACCTCCGAAGAAATCGGAAGCATTTCTGACTACGGGGGCAATATCATTCCAGAACTCAGCCATACTCAGCAATCGAGATGCCGTAGGTGAGGTATCCACCGCATCGGCTACACCATACTTTTCTAAAAAGTTCACTAAAGGAACTAAAACTCGCTCTCCCATTTCTGGGTCAAGATTGAACTTTCGAGTCAATTCTGCCATATCGGAAGCACCAAACATACCTGCTACGGAAGCCGAACTGGAAGATTTCTTCTTAGAGTCAGAACTCTTGTCGGATGACTCGTCTGATGAAGCCTTAGTTTCTGTCTTGCTGTTGCGAAGCAAGTCATCAAAATCACTCATAAACTCTGTATAGAGTCACAACTACTTAAAACTTATCTTTTGAATAGCGTTTCGGCTTGTTCTCGAAGGTTAGCGAGCCATGCTTGATTGTAAGTGTCAGAACTGCCGTGGTCTCTTTGAAACTCCGCTTGTTCGGCAAGTGTGTCAAGGCTGGTTGCCAGTAAATCGTGAAGGAATTGACTATCATCACCCGTAGCCGGAACTTTTCGGATAAACTCGGACAAATGTTGAGTCATACGTCGCATTTCGCTTTCACGGGCTGCCGTTTTGAGAGACAAAACTTGAATGATAAACGGAGATTCTAAGGTATTGAGAATCTTGTCTTGTAGTGAAAGTTCATTTTCGGTGTCCAAAGATGACACGATAGAATCGAAACTTTCGTATAATGATTCAATTTGTTCTGGGCTGGCAGAGATTCCCATTGATTCGGTGAACTCTCGGAATTGTTGTTTAATGGTTTGCGCTCGTTGCAGTTCTAAAAACTGTTGATATGTTGAAAGAGATTCTCTCATGGCGGAAAGATTTTCAAACAGTTCTTTGGGATTCAAGATATTCACGCTCACAGATTTCATCAATTAAATTGTGGTCCGTTACGCTTGTTGAAATCTCCCAATAAGAAGTTATTCAGATTACTCATGGCATCAAAACGATTAGCGGCTTGTGATTCAGCCTCTTTTTTAGCATCTTTTTCTTCGGCTCGCTTCATGTAATCTTCGGCTTCTGAAAGTTTCTTGTCGAAACGGTCAATTGTGGATTTCAAATCATCAATTTGGCTTTTGTAATACCACGATGTTCCCAAAGCACCGATGACTAAACCTGCCATCATGCCCATAGCCGCAGCAGATTTACCACCAACTGCGAAACCTGCGGAAGCCACAGGAGATTTACCACCTACGGTGGCTGTTTCGGCGGCTGAAGTGGCCTTAGAACCATTACGCTTTGACAATTCAGCATGGATTTTACCGAGGTCAGACTGATAAGTGGAAAACTCTTCAGGAGATGGTGTTTTACGACTCATAGAATAAAGCAAGTCCATAAGTTCGGTGTCATTCATGTCTTCCAACTTCATGTTTTTACGAACTGAAATGGATTCAGCAGCGAAAACAGATGTTTCGGTTTCAACCTCTCGATGAGATTCTACGATAACATCCGTAATTTTCTTCCAGCCACGAATGCCGTTGCCACGAACACCCAAAACGTATTTGCCGGGACCCGTTTCATTAGCAAAATCAACTAACTCTGCTACGCTGATGGGTTCTTCAGAGCGCAAGATGTCTTTGCATCCTGAGTTCTTAACACCTTTTTGATAACGGCGAACAAAATAACCCATAGACACACTATGATGTTTCTGATACTTAAAGGTTCTTAAGTTCGGATGCAGTATCCGAATATCCGATTAAGCATTGAGATAAATTAACAAACCGACAGCAGCCACAGATGCCACCGTTCTAATGAGTGCCATGACGTTGGGATAATTCCCAACAAAGGCTTCCATTTTAGACAACATACTCTCACGACCAAACTTGTGCCAGATACTCGTAGCATTGGGCTACGGATTCTTCGGGAACTGATTCTGATTCGGGATTGAAATCTGACATTAAGACATTCAAGGCTGTAAGGGTATCCATCAAACGCTTCCATTTGAGATTGTGAATCTTGGTGTAAAGGTCTCGGCTGTCGGCTCGGTCTTCATAGCCTTTAGAAGTCAAGTATTTGTTAAGTGCTAACAAATCCAATCGCCAACGGATTCCTCCACTACGTTCTCGGCTTTGAGCGTGTCGAAACATAGGTCGGTTGCGAAGAATACCGATAACTTCTCTGGTGGTATAACGGCGAGGTTTAAGTTCCAGCATTTTCTGTGCAATCACGGTGCTGTGTCCATAACCGTCTTTTTCTAACAGATACTCCACGATGTCAAAAACCAATGTTTCCACTAATGGAAGTGGTGTTGAAGTCTTTCGACCCTCTGAAGCATCAGGAGAACTCAAAAAGTTCACTCCTCTTCGGTAGGTTCTGGTAGGTCGAGATTTTCTCGAACCAAGAGACGCTTGCCTTCTTCGTAGGCTTCTTTAGCATCTTCCAAAGACAATCCAGTATTCTTGTGTTCCAAGATAATTTCCTTGCGACGACTTTCGTAAGTCATCAGTTCCAAAATTGCCAAGTTGGTGTTGTCCATTTCAAAGGGTGAGTCTTCGTATTCACCTGCAAACAGATTCTCAATTTCTACGGCAAGTTCCGCAGCCGTCATGGTGGAAATAGTGGTGAACTCTTCAAGGTCTTCGTCAAGTTTGCTACCTGCAACCGAATCCACGATACGGGAAATAAACTGTTCAGCAGTTTCTTTGGTTACTTTCATTCCAACTCTGGGCCAATATCGCATCTCTTGTTCTGCGTTCATAATGCTTGTATGAATGCAAACCTACTTAAAACTTCACTTTTTTCGGAAACTAATAACTGCCGAACCAGACCAAATGGCTTTGGCAATTGCGAGTGAGTCGGTTTCGGATTCGCCGTTGATAAAAAACTGCTTGCCATTGTATTGTTCCAAATCAATGAGGATTTTCATTTCATTTAATGGGACATTCGGAGGAATGTATCTTTCATTCTTCTTCATACGTTTCGCTTCCTATGGGCAAGTCAAGGGTTTCAGCAGACACCCAACTGGCTGAAGTCATACCGTTTTTGGATTTAAACACACGACTGGTTCGGAAACCTTCGGCGGAACGAACTTGGTCTGAAAACAGTCGGCCAGCGCATTCCAGATTCCACGGTTTTTCTGAAAACACTTTTCGCCACATCATTTGTTCAGAAAGTTTCATAGGAACTGGGGACATGACGATACCAAACAAAGTATCGTAAGTTAATTCTCCGATGAGAACATGAAGTCCTGTTCCTGATGAACTGGTTCGGACCCACACACGAGGACCAAACTCGGTGCAAAGCACAGACAGGGCTTTCAAAACTTTGGGATTAGAAAGGTCGGTATCATCCCAATCGAAAGTCAAACCAGAACTCATGGTTTCAATAAAGCCTATCACCGACTTAAATGTTTTTATTCGGCAGTTGATTTCCATGCAGCACAAACCCAATCGGCTCGAACTTCAGGATTGCCTGAGAATAATCCACAAAAGTATTCTCCGTTGAGAAACATAACGTGGGCGCAGTTGCTACAATTCTTTTCAAGATTGCCTTCTTGGTAGGCTTGTGGCAACGCTTCTGGAATGGGTTCTCCATTCGGATAAGTTGTCATTCTCATGTTATCACCTTAAAAGCAATTATCTGGGCGTGACTTGGGGTCGAACTGAATTGAGTTGCTGGCTGGTTGATACGACAACGGAGTGTATTCAGCAGGTGCAGAGACTTCTTCAGCCTCGTTAGTTTGTGTTTCAGTTTCTGAAGTCTTGGCTGTGCCGTCATCGTTAAACTTGTCAGAGTATTTGAAACCTTCAAAGCCAGACTTGATGTAAGAAACACCTTTTTGACTCATGTGTTGTTCATACTTCCAGTCCTTTTCAACATCTCCTTCAAGATGGTTAGCGGCTTCTCCACGAGGTCGGCGTGAATCAAGATATTCATGGGAGGGTCCAACACCTTGAGAAAGTGAAAGTGCGCCGTTGGCTGACTTCCATGTGCTACCGTCGTAGTCGTTAGGAAGTTTTGGAGCAGAACTATCTGTCCAGAAGTAAGAAAGTCCCCAGTTGAAACTTCGGCAGTAGTTATCTACGCACTTGCCTGAGCCACAGTCTGTGTCAGCAGAACAAGGTGTTTCTGGTGACTTAGGGTGTTCAGTAGTGTATCTTTCAGGCCAGTAAGTGAATCCAATACAGTTTTCATCCGAATCACATTGAGCAGCAGCCTCTTCCAATGTCTTGTAAGCGGCTCTGGGTTCGTCGGGTTTCGTGCCTCGATAAAGATTGCTGGACCCCATCGCTGGATAAAGTGAACCTGTTTTCTTAGTGAAGTTATCGAGAGGTTTGGTTTCAGTTGGTGTAACTGCTGGAGTTACTGTGGTTGTAGTTTCAGTTTCTTCTGAACTATCGCCTTTGAAATGCCAATATGCTAATCCACCTGCGACTACTGCACCCAAAATGCCGATTACTTGCGCTTGTGCCATATTTAGTATGGTTCGCTACTGATACTTAAAGTTTAGCATCAATAGTTAGGAGAATGGTCCTTACGGTAGGGTCCAGAACCATCTCTGAATACATAGAATTGCTTACGCCACATACTGTCTGGAGATTTCATATAATGATATATAACCTGAATGTTGAATCCTTGATAACTCATACTTTCGCACCAATCTTCGATGTCTCTGGCCTCTGATTCGTTGATTCCATCGTCATTCCATGAACCACCAGAATAAAAGTCAGGGGACTCTCTGCCACTTCCCAAAAAGTGAAATACAATCGGTTTCATGTATGCTGGGTTTTTACTATCCTTCAGAATCATCAGCAATTTTTTTAGAAGGCGTAAAGAACGCACCTCGTCGTCAAAGTATCGAATAACTTCGTAGTTTTCTATGAAATAATTGAGATTTTTCATAATTTCTGTTTCCTCATTCTTCCAATGTGCAACACCCTTGAAGGTAAGTCCACCCCCTGCGGGTTCTGGCAATTTCCAATAATTTCTTGTGGTTTTGTCTGGGACTTGTTCATAAAAATATCCGTTGCGATAGATGTAGAAATCCTGACTCCACCTTGTAGAAAGGTGTTGGCCTTGCTGTCCATAAGCCAGACCTAACTTGTTGTGAAATACTTTGGAACGAGAGTTGATGTAAATTAAGGCTCCTTCATTTAGAGAACCGTATATATTTCTGTCTTCATCCTTAATGTGAAGGATTTCGTATTCCATGCTGATTATACAGTAGTTCTGATACTTAAAGATGTTCATTCTTCAGAGTCTATATCTTTATTGAAACGATACTTCCAAACAGCCAATTCTGTCAGCAATTTGTTACGCCATAACACCCAGCGAACAAAATAAATGCTAAGTGTGCCTTGTAAGGCCACAACACAAGCCAACAAAACCAACAAAGCCCATTCCCAATCAATCATCCGAATCCGCCTCTGGTTTCCAAGTCAAAACTACGGTGTCTTTTTGCTTGCGACGTGAAATCTTGACATCGGGCAACTCCGAAAGTTCATAAACAAAATTACCAACTGTTGCATCTGAACCGCCATAATAAAACTCTCGATTGTTTCGACTCCACTTCGCAGAAGTGATATACGGTGTGCGAATAACGCCTTTACCTTCAGAAATGTTGAAAGATTCAAAGGTTTCAAAGCGAAGTCCTCGTTCATTCCAAAGAGTCTCTGCAACTTCGGTGAGTCGTGAACCACGAGGTTCAAATGGTAATCGAGTCATGCCAACAATTCGGATAGATGTTTCGGATGAAAGTGTCCGAAACTTTCCAAGATATGGCTGTTGGATTTGCCACTCATTGTGGAGCAAGGCAGCCGCAGGATTATTTACCGCAGTAGCCCAAACATCCTCTCCAAAGTTAGGAATAATTTGATTGATAACAATGTGATTTACAGGAATCTTCATGCTATCCATAAATCGGACAGTTCGAGCGCACTCAGCATAACCCGCTTCGGTGGGAATAGAAACCAAATTGATGCTAACGTATTCAGGATTGCGTAGCAAGGCTTTGAGTCGCTCAATTCGCTTGATGAAATCCTCCATCAGAGCCACAAGTTTGGATGTATCTCCCTTTTTGATAAAGAAACCTTTGAGATTTTCAATCTTGGCTTTCATCCGAAGAATCTTGAGAAGAAATGTATTGAGATAATCTGGGGCTGAAAGGGCTTTGAGAGTGTGTCCTGTGGGAGCAGTATCAAAAACAATTAAGTCATAATCTGTGCCAGCACACAATCGGTTGATTTCTTCTAAAGCAAAGGCTTCATCCATCCCCGGAAACTTAGAAAGTTCGGATAACATTGAGGAATCGAAACCGGGCAAACTTCCGAAAGATTTTTCCATAAGGGTTTCAATCTGACCGAAAAAATCGCCGGCAAGGGCTTCGGCATTCAAGTTTTTAGCCCACAAATTAGAGACTCCAGTAACTGGTGTGGCCTCGAATCCGACTCGGATGCCGAGAGTATCATCGGTGCTGTGGGCTGGGTCGGAAGAAACCAAAAGAGTTCTGAGACCTTGTTGAGCGTGGTGCAAAGCCGTCGCAGCCGACACAGTAGATTTACCAACACCACCTTTTCCTGTGAATAATAACATCTGTGCCATGTAATGACATAGGATGTATCACTTACTTAAAACATCTCTGTTAAGACCAATCGGCTTGAAACTCGGTATCAAAAGCAAAGTTTCCTTCCGAATCTGTGTCAAACTCTTCAGGATAATCTGGAATATCAATCATTAACGGGCATTCTCCAATTGAACCTTTGACGGCTACCAAAATACTGCTGGTATCGAAATCCATAGGAGGCAAATAATCAGAAGGATTGACCAAGACCATTAACAATCGCTTGTCTTCGGAATGTGACATTTCGGCTGGAACGCTAATGTGGCGACCTGTTTCGGGAACATGACCATCCCAGAGAGGTTGTCCGTCTAACAAAATAACGAACTCTAATCCTGACAAATAAACGGCAGCGTTGGGTCCAATAACAAGTGTTTCCAAACAGACGTTTTCCGAAACATTGATGGTGCCGATTGAAACTGTTGAAGGGTTAATCGGTAAATCCACAATGCCGTAGTATTCATCTGACTTTTCAGCCATACCCTACATAAGTGTTTTCTGATACTTAAAGACTGAGGTATCATGCGTCAGAATCACGCTTTTTATCGGATTTTGATTTCTGGATACTGGAATGTTTCTTTGATTTGTTTCCTGAAATCGGGGCTGATTCGGATGGGGCTGGAACAAAGGTTTCGGATGCCTTATCCAAAGCCTCCAAAGAATCGAACCCTGTGGTTTCTTGGAAATCCCCAGCCAGAGTATCTTCTAAACCTTCACGCCATGCGGCTTGTTGGCGACGACGTGTGCGAAGGCGACCTTGACGCTCCTTTAGTTTAAGAGTTTCACGATATTCTTCTTGCTGTGAGCGAACCCAATCCTCAATTTCTTCAGGTGTGATTCCCAATTTGCCTGATTTGAGAATCTTGGCTTTATACCATTCGACGTTTTCAACTGTAACTCGGAGTCCCATACTTTGTAATTCTTTAGCAATCATAGAATCTACACCATCAAACAACAGATAATCAACCCAAACACGGGCTTCACGACCTGTGGTTCCCTGAATGATATACGGTTGGAATCCTGTGACTGAAATTGTATTGTTGCCGAGTGTGGTTTCCACAGTTAGTGATTTAATGGCCGCTTGACCCTTACTTGTGGTATCAACTTCCCCACCAAACAACACCAAACCATCCAAAAATGGAGTCATATTGCGAGAAATGTATAAACTGCTTTTAGCATCGGAATCAATTCCTACAAACTGGTCGGTTTGGTCGAGATATGCAACTTGCGTAGGAGGTTGTCGGTCGAAAGCAGAATTACAAGAAACAAGACTACCTCCTGTGGTATCTGCAAACGTAAAAATCCATTGGTCTCTGTCAGCATCCCATCGGGCAGAAACTGGTCGGCGGGTGGTTGAACTGCCACCATCAATAGCGTTATTGAGAGATTGTCCAACTGAAATTAGGTCAATAGGCTGGGGTGGGTTCGGAGGAAAACCCAGAACAAACTTAGGTGGATTCTGATTGGTAATGCCCATAGTGAGTGTTCCAAAATCATACATGAAAATCACGGGTCCGACACCTGTGGAATATCCCAAAAATCCATAAGCGATGTTAGCAGGAAAACCAACTGGTAATTCATTTTTGTTAGAAGTTCCATATTGATAATAATTCGGAGACTGACTCGGAACTAAGAAATTGAGTGGGTCTGGTTGAAGCCCTCCAAGTGTGGGGTCTCTTTCAAGTAAGACCTCCAATTCACGGTCTGCATAAGATTGATAATCCAGCATATCGGCTGTGGCTCGTTCTGGGTCTGCCAACTGAACCTCATACACATCTAACTGTTTAGCGACGGCTTCATCTTGGCGACTGTAAGTTGCTTGTTGAACTGCTTTACCCAACCATTTTTCTGGAAGTGTGAATCCGGTGGCTGTTTCAAAACCACCACCCTTGACAGCGAAAGGAAATATCGCTTCAGATTTTGTTGGCCGAAAGTTTGGAGCCCCTAAATCAAAAGCACCTAAACAATACTGCCAGTTAGCAACATAGATTTCAGTAGAGGTTGTGGCTCCATGTGTGACGTTATCAATACCAATAGTAACAGAGGTAATGAATGGGTCTGGACTTTCTGAGAAAGTTGGCATAATAACCGTGCCATAAGCACCGTTAAGATTGTAAGCAGGTAATGAACCATCGAGACCCCAATTTTTGTTGCCTAATGCGGTGTAAAGTTGATTTAGTCCTGTGCCAGCAGGTGGTGGTTCAGTATCTGGTTGCCAAAATCCAACGAAAGGCGTTGTGAAACTTACTCCACCTGCCCCATCATCAGCGATGGCCTCTCCAGTTAGATTCATACACATAGTTGTAGCAGTTCCATCGCCAGTCAAATCTGCAAGAGTCATAGGGAAGGGTCCACCGTTGGTAACAACAAGGTCATGGATTCGACTGATGTAATACCCGTTGTCAATTGTAGTAAGTTCTGGAAAGTTGTATGTGAGATACGGAGAAGCGGTGGTGTTGATACCACAAGCCTCATCTTCAATGGCTTTAGCATTTGGTTTGAGAGGCGAAACTCCGGGCAAATATCTGCCGATGTGGTTGGCTTGGTCTCCTTTCCAAGAAGCGGTAAAACTGAGACCAGCCTCAAAAAATATACCTGTATATGGAGTTTGGGCTTGCTTACCACCGGGAACCGCAGCAATAGTTGAAATCACAAAAGAGGTCTCAAGGATGAAGGTCAATTTACTTATCCAACCAGAGTAATTTTGTGATGTCGTCATCCCTTCAGAAGCAGCAATTCTTTGATGACCTGCTGCATAAACAACCAATTCTGGTTTTCCACCAGTAACAGGACCAAACTTAGCCACATCTACTGCATAAACTCCGGGTGTGCTATCCGAACCAAGACCTGTCAAATCAGGCTCTACTTCGTAGGGCATCCGACAAAGATAGGTGAAAAAGGCATTTTCAATGGAACTAAACGGTTGGTCAAGAAATTGTCCTTCAATAATCCCCGGTGTAACCCAAAACTTTCGGCGGTCATTAGCGTAACCTTCAGGTTCGGGGATGGGAACATCAGGGGGTGCTACCATACCAATGTTGTGCGCTCGAACAAAAGTTATGAAACCATCCCAAGCCCATGCTCCAGTCCCGCCATTAAGTTCTCCAAAAAAGGCACGATAACTTCCTGTAATAATGTAGAAATCATTGGCATAAGTGGTGCTTCTGATAATAACATCAAACTCTGAATAATCTGTATCAGCAAAACTGGGAATCCGAATGTCGCCGTTGCTTCGATTGTCACCACCAGCATTAAAAAGATTGGTATCTCCAAGTGTCAGAACTTGGTCCCATGCAAAAAAATGCGGATTAGGAAACTTTTTGGTGTCTAAATCGTAAGCCAATCCCAAAGTTTCACACTCCTGTTGTTTCCCACTCAAAAAAGTCTTGAGGGTCTGTGGGGAAATCCTCAATGGGTTCAACTAAAGCGTTAGAAATAAAATAAGTGACGTTCCAGTTCGTTCCGGGTGGAATCTCAATTGGAATCCAATTTTGAAGAACTGGAGAAGCAGAAGATGAAATCGGATATGGGGCTGCTGTGCCTGACATCCCTTGTGCATCTCGACCATCAAGAGTTTGATAGTAAGCCGTGGATTCTACCACGATGTTCACGAAACCACCGGGTTTCCAGTTGTTAGCCAAACCGTAAATGCCGGGAGTGCTACCAATGTATTGAAGAACCAAAAACTCATCGCCCTTTGTTGTTAAACGATTGGTAATGGTGGCAGTTCCAATTTTAGAATAGAACACAGATTGAGGGCGATTTTCCAAAAGTTCTATGTCTTTCGGTGGTAGATTGCCGAGGTCGGCTACAACCCATTGAAAACCTTGACGACGAACTGACATTGAATCAATCCTCCAAACCGTAAGCACGGCGTAATTGTTTTCTAATCTTTTCTAATTCCTCTTCGGCATTGTTAAGCAAACGAGATTGGTTGCCTTGAATGTTGCGTCGAATCGGGTCGGCTTCAGGAATAAGTGTGGGAGCAGAACCTTCGGGGCGGATTTGTGAAACCCAATCTGGAGTTCCAGATGGATGAGCAATTTCGGAAGGTGTAACTTTCGGCTCTGGAGTTCGTTGTCGTTGAGTGGGGTCTGCACGTTTTCGTGTGTCTTGAAGACCTGTGCGTTCACCTTGCGCTTGGCGACGAAGTTTATCTCTGGCTTGTTGAGCCGCAACAGCCTTTTTCAAACTGTCGTCAGAGTCCATGTAGAAACCTATACGGTTTCTGCTACTTAAACCTTCGTAGAATCTTAACGACGGTCGCCTTGACGGGTTGCTTTTGCATCGCCTTCATTACGGAATCCGGGCTTGGCATAGTTCTTAGCCTTTTGTCGGCGGTCGTTAGCGATAGCACCTTTCTTGCCATCAACATTTACTTGGTAATTGGTGAATTGTCCTTTCTTGTTGCGTCGAACATATCGGCGTGTGCCGTCTTGAAGGGTCATGCGAGTGCGAGCCTCTGCTGATTTTGCGACATCAGTATTGACTCCACGTCCTTGCCTCTTGTTGTCTCCTTGTCTAACAGGAATTGCATCTCCTTCGTTGCGGTATCCGGGCTTGGCATAATTCTTAGCCTTCATGCGTCGGTCAATAGCAGCGGCTCCCTTCTTACCATCAACATTGACTTGATAAGTAGTGAATTGTCCCTTGTTGTTGCGACGAACATACTTACGAGTGCCACCAGCAGTTGTCATACGGGTGCGAGGTTGTGCCTCGAACTCAGCAGAGCCAATCCATTGTGGAACTCCGTGTCCTGAATCAACAACTGTGGATTCTTCTCCAAAGGAGTTAGGAACTACTGGAAGACCCATTTCAGTTTCAGCCATCATTGTGCCAACGTCAGAGTAAGGGTGGTGATGATTCATAGAACCTGTCATACCTTTGGACTCATCTCGACGAGACTTGAGGCTTTGCTTGTGGTGTCCACGGTGTCGCATACCGATTGATTCGTCATCACGGTCATTGTAGCCTTGTTCTGCGCTACCATACCATTGTGGAACTCCGTTGCTGGAGGACAAAGCAGAGTTGTCTCCGTATGAGTTAGGGATAACTGGTTCCATTTGAGTTTCGATTGTTTCTGAACCGAAAACACTATCAATAGCGTTTTCAATGCTACGGGAAGCACGGTCAATCATACCGACTGGATTTGCGTCTCCTTGGTCCCTGTGTCCAGACTTAGCATAGTTTCGGGCATTCATGCGTCGGTCAATAGAAGCCGAGCCTTTCTTACCTGCGATATTTACTTGGTAAGGTGTGAATTGTCCTTTCTTGTTACGACGAATGTATTTGCGAGTGCCGTCAGCAGTTGTCATAACGGTGCGGGGTCCTGTTCCTCCGTAGCCGGAGGCTTCAAAAGTTTCTGCGGAACCATACCATTGTGGAACTCCGTCTCCAGATTCCAAAGCAGATTCTTCTCCGTATGAGTTAGCGATTACAGGAACTCCCATGTATTCTACTTCAGCACCCATAACGCCAGCGATTTCATCTTTCATTTCTTGTGTGGCTTCACCGATGGCTTCTCCACGTAGTTTTCCAAAGAGGAATAGTCCACCGCCGATAGCAGTTAATCCGAGAGTCAAATAACCAGCAGGACCGTAACAGCCCAAACCAGATAGTTCTTTCATTGAACGGTAGCCAAGCACGCCACCGCCGATAATCATTCCAGCACCTGCAATTGTTTTAGCATCCATTTGTTGCACCTAACTTGGCATGAGTTGTTCTGATACTTAAAGACTTCGGTAAAATCAATTGTGGGGTGATTTCCGTCGAAACCACATTCCACACGCATGACAAACTAAAGTCTTAGAATCTACATCACATTGTCTTCGGCAGGGTCCTCCTACACGAATCCATTCAGACATGAGAATTAACTCCTTGACACAACCTTTCGTATTGTTCATCAGAACAGATTCCTCGATAATGCTGGAACTTAAGAGCAACAAGGAACAAGTATCTACTCAAGCGGGTGTGTAACATCCTTATCACCAAGAGTCCAACGCAAAGTTTTGATTACTCCTTCCAATGCTTTTTTGTTGCGAGCCGCTTCTTTCATTACTGTGCGATTGTTTCGTTCTCTGGCTTCAAAGAATGTGTTCACCCAATAATTTTGTTTTCGCTCGGCAGCATACAGCATCTCTTCAATTTCATCCCATGTTCTTGCATAAGAAAAATGCTCGGAATCTTGGTGGTCGCTCAATGTCATTATACATCAATCCAGTATGGTAATCTGGAAGGTGTGCTGATACTTAAAACTTCGCTTACTCTTCTGATTCAGAAGGTTCTGAGACAGGAGAGGTGGTTGCAGAAGAAATCCTTTCAGACTTGTTCAATGCGGAGGCGATGTAAATGAGAGTTTCCATAGTCAAGGCTTCCAAATTGACTTTGGCTCGACCAGACTTTTCATTTCGATTGTTCCATGAAGCAACGCTACGTTTGTTAAGAGAACTGAGTCTCTTACCTACATATTCTTGTAGTTGTTTTCGGCTGCAAAGCACACGCATTTGGGCTGGTGTCATACGACGGGGGTTCATAGTAGTTGTATAGGTTTTCACTTACTTAAAACTTCTTTTCAGCATTATTGACACGCCAACTTTCAATGAACAACCAACCAAATAATGTCAGAAATATCCCTGCCACAAAAATTGCTGCGAACCAATCTGCATCATTCATAGTATTTCATCTCCAAAAAACCAAGACCACGGAAACATCAACAACCAACCAACTGCACTAAACAGATTCAAGAAGAGATTTACAAGAAACCTCATCCGTCATTACCTGCCGTGTAGTGTAGTGGAAACTTAGAGTTCCAACTCATCGAGGATGCCGTCGTTATCATCGTCGTCATCCAAGTGGTCGGAAAGTCCGTCGTTGTCGTGGTCGAATTGACCGGTAGCATCGTTTCCGTCGTTCTGCTCGAACCAATCGGAAAGGCCATCGTTGTCGTCATCGAGGTCAGACAAGTCCCAGATACCATCGTTATCGTGGTCGTAACGGTATGATGAGAATGCTCCACCGACTTCATCAACGTCAAGAATGTTGTCGTTGTCATCGTCGTCATCCACAGCATCGTTTAGACCGTCGTTATCGTGGTCACGCATAGCGGAAGAACCGTTGTCGTAAAGGTCTTTGTAGTTGTCAATACCATCGTTATCAATGTCCAAGTCGAAACGGTCTTCAATACCGTCGTTGTCATGGTCATAAATGTCGGTGTTATCGTTACCATCATTGACTTCTTCACGGTCATTTAGACCGTCGCCATCGTCATCGTCATCTTCGGCATCATTGATACCGTCGTTGTCGTGGTCCAGAGGTGAATCATCCATTGAATCAGGGATTCCATCGTTATCGTCATCGTTGTCGAGGTCATCAGGAATGCCGTCTCCATCGTTGTCGTTATCGCCAGACTGGTCTTGGTTGTCAAGTTGTTGGTCTTGCTGTGTATCAGTTTGTTGTCCCTGTTGGCCTTGCTGACCATTCTGGGTTTGACCTTGCTGTTGTTGGCTTTGCCCGTTTTGGTTTTGACCATTCTGTTCTTCGGCTTGTTGTTCCGATTGCTGACCGCCTTGCTGACCACCTTGTTGTTGTTGGCCTTGACCATTATCTTGTTGTTGTCCTTGCTGACCTTGCTGACCTTGTTGGGATTGACCCTGCTGACCCTGTTGGCCTTGTTGTCCTTGTTGTCCCTGTTGGCCTTGCTGTCCTTGCTGTCCTTGCTGTCCTTGTTGTCCTTGTTGTCCCTGACCTTGACCTTGTTGTTGGCCTTGTCCTTGACCTTGACCTTGACCTTGACCCTGCCCTTGTCCTTGACCTTGGCCCTGTCCCTGTCCTTGTCCCTTGTCCTTGTCCTTGTCCTTGACCTTGACCCTGACCTTGACCCTGACCCTGACCTTGACCTTGCCCCTGTCCTTGTCCTTGACCCTGCCCTTGTCCTTGTCCCTGTCCTTGACCTTGACCTTCACCTTGTCCTCCAGCGTCGGATTCTCCGCCACCTTCTGTGCCACCATCGCCGTTACCGGCTTGGGACTCTTGGAAATCGGGGTCATAAGCATCGGGGATTCCATCTCCATCGGAGTCAGAATACTCACCATCGTTAGGGTCGGTTGGGAATTGGTCAGTAGAGTCAGGCTTACCGTCGCCATCAGTATCTGCGTTGTTCGGGTTAGTTCCCTTTGCATATTCTTGAGCGTTGGTTAGACCATCGTTATCTGGGTCCGCATTTCCATCACCGCCATTGGTGGGATTTAGACCATTACTGACTTCCCATCCATCGGGAAGGCCATCTCCATCGGAGTCGGCATTGTTCATATTGGTGCCATGAGTTTGTTCTTCAGAGTTGGTCAAACCATCTCCATCCCAATCAGCCCCACCATCGGAAGGGTCGAGTGGGTCAGAACCATCGGCGGCTCCAACACCTGCGCTCATAACGAGCATCAGGGTAGTCAGTAGTGCAAGCATCGTATTTTTGAATCTGTTATTTTTCATAGTAATCGTTTTCCTATAATGTGTTGTTCATAGGGAACCCTCTGTTCCCTCTAATAACCAATAGGACTAATCAACTATTTAAAGGTTAGGAGAGATTGTATCACGATTCAACTAACAGGGCTGATTTTACATTAAACCTGCTTACCTCTGCCGTCTTACCTCTAAAACGGTGGTTGGGTGTTCGTCGAACCCTTACAATTATTCTGTAAAGTATGAAGTATTTTCTTCAGGAAAATCGTCGTCATCAGATTCTTCTTCGTCTCCGAGTTCTTCTACGGCGACACGATAACGTCGGGTTTCTCCGTTCACCACACGTTCTACAATAACGGTGACACGAAGCCCTTCTTCTTCAGAATCTTTGGCGACCAAAACTTCTTCAACAACTTGGGACTTAGGGAGATTGTTGGACAACAAAGCAGCCACCATACGATTGATGTCTGCAATTTGAGCCAGCAAAGAAGTCTTGACTCTGTAATTGTAGGGTTGATAACCCCACCTGCGGTCTGAATCTTTCGGGTTGTTATACGGGTTGCTAAAAGTGTCGTTGAAAATATACTTCCAAATGTCATCCATGACTCTTCATAACATCAATCACTCATTTAAAGATTTGGACGTTTAACCGTTATAGCGGTTTGAAATCTATGATTCCACACCCGGATAGGGGAAACTCGAAGAGTTGGGGAAAGGTTGTCCCCGCCAGATGGCGAAGCCTCTGGTTAAGGATTCGACTGAGAATCCTCGGAAACAAAAGGAAATGACCACGGGGCTTGATAAATCTGACGATTGATTTGGCATCTAAGATGAACTTTGTTGCCGTGTTGGTAAGCCGTGGATTCACCGGGCAAAATATGTTGATTACAAGTATGACAGTAATTCAGCATCGGCATCACAGAATCTCATCAGAAATCTCATCAAGTGGGCTACGGAAAACAGTAGTCTCAGATTCTGACTCTCTGGTTAGGATTTTTTCGGTGACTTCGACATAATCTTCAGTATCATTATCTAAAATCTCAACGTAACCGTCGGAAACAAAAATGACTGATAAAACTTCTGCACCCTCTTCGTCAGGGAAGTATTGAAGCACTTCAACATAATCTCGTGCAGCCGCACCAGCCGCCATTAAAGCACTCAAACCTTCGTTAATCAGAGTATCAACACCACGGCGGGATGGCGTGTTACGACGAAAAACTAAATCTCCATCCATGTAACCTTCTATCGAGAACATCAAATGGTATGATATGGGTTCAACTACTTAAACCTTCGCTTCAAGGTCGTCGTCGAGAACATAGCCTTTAGGCAAATCTTCGGAATCTTCTGGCTGGAATCCTGAAAGTTTTGAAATCTTAGATTTGAGGTCTTCGGTGCTGGTAGCAGGTGAACGACAACGAGTGCAAAGCAATTCTAAATTGGGAATGATACCATTAAGAGAGTCCCATGAATAATCTAAAATGTATCTGGGCGTATCACCTGAACTACTTCGACTGGTCCAAACGGCACGTCGGCTGGAGTCTTTAGGAACGATTACCAAATCAGATGGGTCATCAAACTTACAACGGCTACAACAGGATTCAAAATAATCCCAAAGATACTGTCGCTTCTGGTCTCGAAGTCTTTGTTTAGAACTGACCGCTTTATTGACCAGATTTTTGCGAGTCTTATTACGACGATAATACTGCCGATTGTAAGCGTCTTGATACGCTTTTTTCTTGGCTGGGTCGGTGTAAGGCATTCTTGATTCCTCAAGAATTACTATGGTTGTTCTGATACTTAAAACATTGGTTTCAAGACCTTAGATGATAAGTCCTGTAATCAAAGCGACCACACCCGGAACGGCGGCAACCCAAACTTGCCACCATCTATCGGCTACTTTTTCTTGTTGAGTCAATCTTTGGTCTAACAATTCCATGCGAGTAATCAAAGGAGGTCTGCCGTTGCCATCTCGAACTACTTTGTTCATGTAATCTAAACTTTCATCAACAGTTTCTAAGCGTTCAGAAACTTGTCCCATCATTTGTTTCATTTCAGAAGTTTCGGTGACAAAACCTTCTACCATGCGAAGCAAGTCTTGTCGGAACTCGTCAGATTCGGTGGACATAGTTTCACTCTCCAGAACTTAGTTTAGAAATGAGGGCTGTTAATTGTGTGCTACGAAGTAAAAGTGTATCCATGTGTTTCTCGGTCATGGCGGCCCATGCTACGGCATCATTGGCTCGAAGCGAGGCGGTGGCTAAAAGTATTTCAATATGTTCCATGTTATCACTTCTTTGGTTTAAGTCCTGCGGCACGAAGTCCGGCTTTGATAGCCTTTTCCTTTTTTGTGTATCTGGCTTGTTGAGATTTGGTCGGTGACCAGTATTCTGCGACCTCAAGACCGTAAAGATACGGTAATCGGGATTCAAGGATTTCAGTTTGTGGACCCACAGGATTACCCCAATAAGCGGTGGCTGTTTCTCCATCCCACCAATTTTTAATTTCAATTGAGAACTCCCCACCAATGGGGGCATCAAGAACTGGTCCATGACTGTAAATGTGAGCCGCAAGTTTGCGAGCGTCTGACAAGGTTTTCATGGGATTTTTGTAATCTCGACAGATGGGGCAAGCATCAAATCGGTAATCTTCTCCAACGTGGAGTTCAAAACTGCGGTCATACCATTCAGGAGGTGTAGTCAGCGAAAAATACTTGTAGTAAGGTTCGGAAACAAGGAATCCTTCAGAGTCATAGAACTGCCAAACCAATGCAACTTTGTTTTTGGCTTTGTTTTCCCACGGACTAAACACGAATTGGTTGTTAGTCATATACTCAAGGTATTCTCGGTCTTCAACAACTCCCCGATAGCCCTTGATTTTGTCAGGAAGGTCACGAAGGTATCTGACGAAACGATACAAAACCCAAGCATAAGTTCGGTCTGTGAAAAACTGACCTGAACCACACTTTTTGTAACCTTGAGAACTCAAGTGATTTTCAATAATGGTGGTTTCATCACTCCAGTATTCATCTTCTAACTCGTTTTCTTCAGTATCAATCCAAAAAATACCTTTCTTATTGATTCCTTCGGCTCCACGAACCCATCGTTGAGATTTGCCAGCAGGTTTGACTTCCCACATAGAACCGTCGTTGCCACGCATTCGAGTTCCAATTTTACGCTTAGTTGCTGAAATGTCTGGACCCTTACGACCAGCCTTAGCCTTAGCCTTAGCCTTTGGCTTGGATTTGGATTTGGATTTGGATTTACGAGTAGCCTTTGGCTTGGCCTTAGCCTTTGGCTTGACTTTGCCGAGAATTACATTGGTTAAAGATTTGAGTTCACGAATTGGGATTTTGTCTTCTTTACAACCTTCCCAAAACTCATCAGACTCATCAAGGTATTCCCAATCCCAATTGTTCTGGTTATTCATGGCTTTGATAACTGGTCCACAATATCGGCAATTGGTTCTGGATGCCTCGTTTCGATGAAACTTTTGAGTGGAATACTTTTCCGTAATTGCATCCCAAGTATCGTAGTATTCATCGTCGCTAATTTTGTCGGCTTCATAACGCTTTTCTAACGCATTGATTTTCCTTCTGTCGGCGGCACTATACTCATCTTCAGAGGGTTCGCCATCTAAAATGCAAGCGTGTGTTTCATCGTCAAAGATGTTAGACAAATCAAAGCCGTTATCATAATCATACTTTTCATACATTTCTTCTGAAAGTCCAACGGCGATGCTGTCAATAAAAGTGTAATAGGAATCTGGAAGGGATTCTCTTAGCACGGTGTCTCCAGAAGGGCTGGCTGGTCCGTAGGCACCGGATTGAACAATTTTAACATGGATATTATACCAGCCCCAATCATGTTGATAGAACTCTTTGTTATCCTGAGTTTTATCGCTTCGCTTGAGCCAATTATCCAAGCCATTTTGTTTTTGTTTCAAAGCCTTTAGCCAATAAGGTTTCAACACATTCAAGAACTTTTTCTTGGCTTGAAGTGGTGTCATGCCATTTGTGGGTCGTTTCTGATACTTAAAGAGTGTGGTGGGCTTGCCAAGATTTGAACTTGGGTCTAACGACCCCCAGCCGTCAAGTATAGGCCAAACTAACCCACAAGCCCGTGGTGGACCCCACCGACCCGCTTGGAGGCGAGAGGAGACCGAAGAAAGAGGTCACAGGCCGGGGAGTCCAAGATAATGTATCTCGTATCACTTACTTAAAGTTTCACTTCAGATTCTGATTCTGTCATGGATGAAACTGCTTCGGTAAGAACTGCTTCAACGGTTTCGGATTCAGAAGTGACGAAATCTAAATCACACACGTCGTTATCACAAAATCTTTCAACAACAACTTCTTCACCTTTGATTCGACCAAAGGAAAGTTTGCCAAGTTTTGACTTGATGGAATCGTAAGTTTCAGCATCAATACTTTCGTAAGGCATTTGTGGGTAAGCACCAAAGTCAAGTTTCGGCAAAAACGAAATACCCTTGAGTTGATATTGGAAAATATCGAGAGCATTAGCAATTTGAGAACCTTCGGATTCTGGATTGAAAGTTACGGTGCATGACACTTGGTTGTCTGCCCAGTATCGTTGTGCCAGAGCAGCCATACTCAATTGTTCCCACATGGAAACATCATCAAGAGTTCGCACACCTTCGCCCAAATCCACAGGGATTTCAACTACTAATGTAGTGGTTTCGCTTCCAAAAGCAGGTTCAATTTTGTAACCAGCCTTTTCCAACGGAGCCACAAGGTTAGAATCTTTGCCAAGTCTCATGCGTCGAATGTAATATCGAGATTCAGGGAAGTGGATTCCCGGTGTAGCACCTGCCAAAAGTGAAACTGTTCCTGATGGCTTAATGCTGGTGGTCTTGATAGACTTGGGAATCGCAAACCAGTTGGAATACTTTTCATCAAGTTTCTGAATGTGTCCGTAGCCAACATCCATCCATGAACGAAGTTCTCCGATGCCACGGCTGGCTACAAATTGTGCAATACCACTCATGGAACATCCGATACGACGGTTGCGTAGCATAACTCGATTGGTTTCTGCCCAATGAGTTTGACCCAATGTAACGGTTTTAGCATAAAGATACGCATACTTGAGAGTTTCCAGATAATCGTCAAGTGAATCGTGATTGTTGGGGAAAGTTTCAACCAAACAGCACAGTTCGTGAGATTCCAATGTTTGTTCCAAACAAGGGTTTCCACCCATCGCTCGATGGTCTTTGAAATCTGGAGCATCAGCCATGCGACCATAATCTTTCATGTTTTCCAACCAAGCATAACCGGGTTCACCGTTAAGTCGCACACGTTCTGCTGAAGGTTCATAGTCCATACCAAGTTCTGCAAAGATAGAATTGTTGGATGTCCAACCGTATTCGGCTCGGTGCGGATTAGCCTCGTAGTTTTTGAGGTCAAGGTATTCTTCGTTGTCTGGTTCTCCAAACACAATTTCAGCAGTTCGACGGACGTTTCCTGCGACGACACACTTACCAATGAGATTCATAATATCAACAATGGAAGTAATAGAAATAGGACCTCCTGTTTCAGCGTTGAGAATCCTTCGGACATCATCGTGAAGTTGCACCAAAGGTGCGGGTCCAGAACTTTCACCTCCGAAACCTCGGATGCGAACTCCAGCAGGTCGGATTTCAGAGTAATCAAACTCGACTGGGGCTGTGCCGTAGGCATACGAATCCAGCAAAAGTTTCAAGGATTCTACCCAGCCTTCACGAGTGTCTGGAATAACAACTGTTTCAGATGAACGATGTTCGGCAGGTCCTTTGACTACCATTGTTTCAGCACCTTTGGTATCGAAACCTACTCCGACTCCCAACATGGAAGCATCCATCAGGAAAGTGAAAGGCTTAGAAAAGTCTGAAGAAATGTGGTCGGTGGATACGAAAGCACAATTGTTGAGAGCAGCAAACAGTCCCTTTTCTTCGGTGATTGGTGTTCCCATAGCCCAAAGACCTCGACCGGGTGGTAGGAACTTCATGTTAAAGATGCGGTCATACATGGCTTGAGCCGAGTGTTGTGCTTTCCAAGCATTCCAACCGAGACCGTGTGATTCAATGTGTCGCTTTTGCATATTGAAAGTTCCTTCCACAACACGTTGCACAGTTTCAAACCATTGTTCGTTCTTGCCGTCAGCCTTCAAGCGAGAGTAAGTTCGATTATAGACCAATTCACCGAGTCCGTTGAAACCAAACGGTGCTTTGCGTCGGCGGTATTTATTCACAAAATTATCGGAAAGGCTGAAACGGTTTTGGTTAGTCATGGTATCATCTCTGGTCAGGATTTGGTCTTATTCTGTGCAACTACTTAATGCTTTGCTTCGGTAGGTTTTCGGTCTCGATGTAGTTTCAAGACCCCGCAGTTATGCGATTCTCTGAAACTCTGTGGGTCCACGCTTAGTTTTGATAACTAAGAAATCTGGGTCTTGTTTCATGCGAGCAGACAAACTGCGTTTGGTAGGGATTTCACGACGACGTGATTCAATGAGTCGGCCAACCATAACTTCGGCAGTAACTGTTTCACCAACCATAACTAAGCGTTTAGCGGCTTCATAATTTGTAGGTTTGGTTTGCACAATATCAACTCCTGTTGGCTACCATAGCAATCACACGGAATCCATCGTGAGGTGTCCATTCGGCTCGAAGTGGAATGTCTTGTCCACCTTGTAAGGTCAAGGGTTGTTTTCGGAGAGTAGCACCCAAAGTGGAAAGAACTTCTTCGGTGGTGTAAGTAGTGGATGAAACACCGCTTGCAGTAAGAACTCTTTCTTCTTCGGCTTCAGCATCAAAAACAGGTTTCCATTCAATTGGTTCGTCGTCGTTTTTGCTACGCCAAAGAAGTTCAGAATTGCCTGATGTATCATTTCGGAGAATGGCATCAAAGGCCAAAGTTTTACCCAATGCTTTCAGATAATCTCGAATGTCTTTGGAAATGGTTGTCAAAGAGTAAGAATAAGAAAATTGCGGAAGGCTATCAACTTCATTCATGTATTCCAAACGAAGTAGTTTGACGACACGACGAAGCCCTTTGGATTCCAAGACAAACTTGCCGTCTTCGTAGGAGAAATCAACAGTATCTTTAGTAGTAAGTGTTTTTACTATGTCTTTCAAGCGTTCATTCACAACTCCCAACTTGATGGTTTCAGGGCAATTGTATTCTCGGAAGGCTTCTGGCTTTAGCCAAATGTCGGCCAGTTTGAAACGATGAGCGCAGACTACACGAATACGGAGTCCTTCTGGAGTCCATGTGTAAATGGCTTCTTCTGAGAGTTTCGATAAAATTGAGAGCAAAGTTTTGACGGGTTGCACGTCAATGGTGGCAGTAAAGGATTCAGTCATAACATCAACTCCGTTGTGCGAGAGTCTCGCTGTTCTGAGCAAGCCATGACTCTGTTATGAAGTTAAGGATAGTTTTGTAAGCCACAGATTCTGGCTTGATTCCCGCAGGTGGGTTGGCTTCAAAGGTGGCTACGAAATCTCCAAGTGAGTCGAAATGGTCGTAGATTTTCTTACCTGTGGTGCGACCAACTTTCGGGATTTGCTCTAACAAAGCATGATGCTTGTTGCGAGTGGAACTAACAACAGTTACTGGTCGAACTAAACTTCCGAACTCACCTGCTTTGACACGGGCAATAACTGAATTGAGATACCGAAAAGTTTCATCCATTGATTCTGTATAAACCACGGGAAGTGATTCTACGGAAAGCCGATTAAGATGTTGTTGCAGAGAACGAATGCGGTCAGGGCTGACTCCGTAAATGTCTCTGGGTGAACCTTCAATAAGAAGCACAGTTCTAACTCCTGAGTCTTGTGAAGCGGATTCAATCAAGCGAGAAACCTGTTCTTGAAGTCGCTTAGAGTTGAAACTACCGTAAGCATCACTCCAAGTTTTACGTTCAACTTTAACGGTTAAGGGTTGTTGGTTGAAATCTTTTCCAAGGACCCAAAAATCGCCTTCAGATAAAGTTTTAATTTCGGCATTAAGTATGAGTTCTGCCATCGCTCGAACCGAACCATGTTCGTGAGCATCCACCAGAACCTGAGCATCGCTGGACATGGTTTCAGTAGGGTAAATCACTCACTTAAACATTAGTGTGCCAATCCCGATGGATGGTGTAAAAATCTTCGGAATCGGCTTGTGAAACCTTGATAACTTGAGGTTTTCCTGAATAATCATGGTAGAAAATCCTTGAAATGTTGGCTTCAGCAAGGGCTTCAAAACAATGCCGACAAGGTTTGCTCATGCGGTGTGAACCATCTGCTCCAAATCGAAAGATGTGTATGTCTGCACCTTCAGAGCCATTTTTCTGCCAACGCAACTGACGTAGAGCATCCATTTCAGCATGAATGCTGGACCCTCGATAACCCTTACGGTTGTAACCCACAGAAAGAACTCTTCCTCCTTTGACAATTGTAGCCGACATGGGCGTTTCACAATCTGATGACTGGGCGGCTCGGCGCACAAGCCGAGCGTAATTCTCCTTTCGGGACATTGAAATCTCTCACTTCAAATGATACGCATACCCACAACCACATTCATAAATGCGGTCTGAAAGACGCAGAACCAAACTTCGATAATTGCCACAAGCAGGACAATTGATTCGTTCTGGTCGGTCAGCATGAGTCGTTTTAGCCTTCAAGTTGATACTCTCCTTGTTCTGCATCGAAACTCACTTCTTTGTTTTGTAGCAAAAGGTCACAGTATTCAGCATAGGGTTCAGAAAGTTCTCCGTCGTGGTCACCATTAAACATTACGATTTTCCATTCATCTCGGAAAGAAGCCCCCATCATGTGTAATTGTTTAAGGATGTGATAAAGATAACGGTTTTCAATTTGACCGCCGGGTCCTGCATCGGAAAGAAGTTCTAAAAGTCTTTGTTCATCAAGAAGTATTTCCTTCATGGATGGTCTATGAAAGTTCACTTACTTAAAACATCCTCTGTATCTGGAGTCTCTTCCTCAGTTCTCTGAAAACCCTTTATCCACGCTTCACTTTTGCTAAAAACTTGTGAATCCCAACATGAATGACGATACCATGTAGCATTACTTGGTTGCATCATTGACATAGGCTTCTCTCGAACAACATCAAACAAACTTCCCAGCCCTTCAAATCCGGGTTCATACTGAATTACAATGGTAATGTTGCTGTTGGGTGCCAAACCATCTTCTCGAACTGATTGAATAAATAGTTGTGCAACATCCTCATCCAAAACTTTCAAACGTAGATTATCAAGTGTGTTGCCTGTGCCAACAACGGTTTTAGTGGTTTCCTCATCATGGTAGATTATAGGAGGATTCATCAGTTGTTTTAGAGTTCTCTCTTTTGCATATACTTGGTTGTCCATAATGCTCCAATACGAAGTTGGTGAAACCCAGTTAAGAATCTCTTGAACCTCCGTAGGTTGCCAAGCCCTCGGTTCGGCTTTGATAGGAACTAAGATTTTTCTGGGGAACGCCACAGTAATTGTGAACCGTGGCTGCTATTTAAAGTTTTCTAACTGAACAAACTTCCTAAGCCCTCAAAACCTTCGTTGTTGGCTGGGTCCATTTCTTCGGAACGGGTGTTCAACCAAACTTCAAGTGAGCGTATGCTTCCGTCGTCTAAAATCTCAATTTCAGAAAGAATAAGGAACTTGTCTGTGGGTGGTCTTTTACCCATCAAACGGTATTCATTGTCGCTGCTATCGTATATCCATGTTAGTTCGGTATATTGCTTGGAGGCAAAAGTTTCCAAAATCAGTTTCTTACTTTGAGACAAATCGGTATGAATCCCATAAACTGAGGTCAAATCGCCGTCGGCTCGGACTCTAATTTTGAATCGAATTGAGGCTTGAGTCCAATTGATGATGTTCAAAGGATTAACAACCTTTGGTTTAGGTTTAGGAGGTTCTGAAATCAGAATCTTCCGACGCATAATTCTATCTGAGATAGTCCAACTACTTAAAGTGTTGTGCGAGCCTGAAACAAAATGTGTGAATCATTAAGTAGTCGTGCAAACGAAATTGAAATATGGCAAAAAAGAACCGCCGTAGCGGTTCGTCTTTGGTCAAAACAAAGGCGGGTCATAAAGTTCGTAGCCAAAGTGAAGCCAAAATTGATGATTGGTTGTTTAGTCAGAAACTTAATTTCGTTTATGAGCCTATTTTTTGGATGCGTAATCGAAAGATTGAACCTGATTGGGTCATTATGCCCAGCGATAATCCATCAGTTGTCAGACCCATTATTATTGAGTATTGGGGATTGTCATATTCTAAGAAAGATTTGAAAACGGCTGCACATTGGGTCAAAAATGCCAAAGAAGGGTATGAAGCACGTCGAAATCGCAAAGAAAGTTTCTACTCAGAACAGAATACTTACGATTACATCGGGATTACGCCCGATAATCTCAAAAATCTAAAACGATGGTTGCCTCAACAACTCAAAAAGTTGGGTGTGCAATTACCTATTCCAGAGGCTCCTGCGAATCCAAATAAGCAGACCATTGTTCAGGGTCGCAAAGATTGGTCGGTTCAGAAGCCCAAGAAATCTGGCGGTCTGGGTCAAAAGGAAGTTGAATCAATCTTAGGTTTGACTCCACCATTGGGCGGAAATCAACGAACTCAAGATATTCGGGAGCGATTACCCGACGGATGGAACTACTTTCCTCGAAAGTAAGATATTCCTTTTTACCTTTTTCTAAAGATTCCCAACAAGTGCCATAATCTTTCTTGACTCGATACATTGAAAGTTCTTCGGATTCTCGGAACTCTTTGAGATGCTTCGCCAGCAACTTTGGTTTCAAGACCCGATAGCGGGTCAAAAGGTTGGCTGGAATGTCAGATAAATGGTGGTATTCATTGAGAAGTTTGGAGGCTGCTTTGGGTCCAACTTTCGGAAGTCCAAAAATGTTGTCTGATGAATCTCCGACCAATGATTTCCAAGAAGCATACTTTTCTACTGAAACTCCTGTGGTGGTTTCGATGTCTTCGACAGAAACTTCAGTTTCTACTTTGGACAAAATCAATTCAGAACCTGTTGAAGAAGGCCATCCCAAAATCTGATGCAAATCAGAGTCTTTAGAAAAGACTACAATTTTACGTCGCTCTGGGTTTTCTAAGGCTTCGGCTACGGCTTCGGCTATCAAATCGTCGGCTTCTTTTTCGGCATCGTAAATACCGACCCAACCGTTGCGAGGCAACATAGGATTGATATTCCACTTGGTAAAGTCATCTCGTAAATCACGGATTTCATAAGTTTCGGCAGAATATCCTTCGGCGGCTGCATCATCGTCAGCAATAATAGCACGGTTGGCTTTGTAAGTGTCTTGATGTTTGCCACGAGCAGCACGTCCAGAAATACCATCATAACAAACGATAACTTCAGAGTTGCCGTATTGTGGGTGAACACCCATTTGTTTCATACGATATTCAAGATAAGTAAAGTCATTAAAGACGATTTTTCGGCAACGGTAATAAAACTTGTATGGATTCGGAGGCTTTGTGCGAATCATGTGGCGACGATGCGCTCGCCTCATGCCACCTTTGGGCGACCAATGACGGGCGTTGCGACCTACAAACCAACCTGCATCAATCAAAACGAGATTTTTCTTGACTTCATCCATCGTTTAAAACCTCGGAGAGTTGGGTGCGGAGTGCTGAGGGTCGGGCTTCAGAAAGAATGTTTCGGAGTAAGTCGAGAATACTTTGACACTCGGAATCTGAAAGTTCATCTGGGTTGCTGACCGAAGGTTGGAATCCATTAGCAAACTTGTTGAGAGGGGCTTTAGCAGCGATGTCGCAATTACAATCTGCACAATGCCACAGCGCACAACCATAACCAGAAGTAACCCATTGAAGTTTGGGTGACATAGGCCAATGGCATACTGCACAGTTCATGCAAAGCCTACTGCTTCAGACCTACTTAAAGGTTCTCACTCGATTAGTTAGGATTCAATCGAAGAGTCCACTCATACCAGTATTGTCCTGACCAGTCGTTTCGATTTAATTGCCAGAACCAGTAATGGGTTTTAACACAAGAATTACATTGGATTTCTGGTGGTTCTTCGGAATCACGAAAGTCTCCGTAAAGAAAGCCGTCGGCACAAGGACAAACACGAGTTTCCTTATCATCCAAGTAGTGCATAAATCAATGCACCTCCAATAACCATTCCTCCGATGATGGTTTCAAGACCCACGTTGGTCTTAGTTGAGGACCCTCCAGAAATGGTTTCAACGAAAGTTTCGGGTTCTTCAGTTCCAGTAGAAACTGAAACTGTTGGGTCCGAGAAATCTTTACCCCAGTTCTCAGGTGTGGCTACGGTGAAAGTTTCACGTTGAGCAAGTTTAGGATTGGAACATGAACCTGAGCCGATGGAATCTACCGTTACTGTCCAAAGACCCGGTGAATCCACAGCAAAATAAGAAACAGCAGGTTGTATGAATGTTTTACCTCCTTCTTCAAAAGTAGTTGATGAACCTGCTAATTCGGAATCATAAACTGTGCGAAGCACTCCTTCAAACTTGTTGGTAATTTTGATACTAATCTTGTGAGCCGTTGCATCTTCGTAATGATAGTCTGTTCCCCACACGTCGGCGTTGAAACTTTCTGCTCCGAAAATACTGTTCCAAATCTTTTTGGCGTTGGAAGGTGCAGTAGTAACCCATCGAACTGGCATAGAGCCATAGTAAGCAGTATTGTAGCCATAGTATTCTAAAGCAGAGGCTTCGCCCTTGTCATACTTTTCTTGCATGATGTCTTTGCCTTCTTTAACAACTCTTTCATATTCCAAAGGGTCGAAAATTAAGGTTGTATAGGCTTCACCAATAAGACCTGCTCCAGATGTATCGGCGGCTGTGAATAAAACCACAATGCTACTTTCAAAAGGAATAATTTCACCTGTGTCCGTAGTGGTTACTCCAACGATAACATTGTGTTTAGAAGCACACAGAGTATCTGGGTCTTTAGAGCGTGACTTTTCACCCACTTTTTGGATTTTTGTCCCTGATTTGAGACCGGGATATGTCAGTAAATCTTCTGATTCCATCAATCTGTGATTGTGATTACCAAAAGGAAGATTATTCATTGGATTCACCTCTTGGCTTCGTCAGAATCAAAAGTGCGGCTACTATGGCCGAACCACCTGCAATCCATGACCACATTTCAGTTTTAGGAACTGAGTAGGCTTTGACTTTATCAGTATGGTCTGAGATTCGAGACACAATGGCTTGAGTCTTGGCTGTGGATTCAGTTTCTGTTCCTGTTTCCTCGTCTATAATGGTGACTGGTTCATCAATAGTGAAGGTATAACTGTGGTTGAATCCCATGATGGGGAACAAGCATCCGTGTCGGTTTTCATCAATAGCACCGAAACCTGAACCCAAATAAGAGGTAGCAGCATAAGCGATGTCCACAGCACCGATAACGGCGGCTGTGCCGACTAACCCTGCTCCTAATGCGGGTGCGAGTGTGCCTCCTGAAAGAATCGAACCTACAACAACTAAAGCAATTTCTCCAACCAGAAGGCTGGTTTCCCAAATGAACTCATCCGATTTTTTAGAATCAGAACGCTCAGAAGTGTTAGAGTAACCGTAGTGGATGTTGAGAACGTAGTCGGCAAAAGGATAAGTTTCGGGAAGCACAATTGTTCCTTTGGCTCGGCCTGATGAATCAGTAATCACAGTCGTTGAATAAATGGTTTTAATGGTTTGATTCAAATCCACCATTTTAGCAGTTTTTCGTTCAACTGCTGAATTATCACCTGCTAAGACATTTCCGATTTCGTCATCAGTCAGCGTAGCAATAATTTGGTCAGAAAGTCGGCCAATGTAATAAGGGTCGTAGTAAGTCAAAGTCAGATTTACTCGGTCGGATTGGCCTTTGCCATCACAGGTTGTGATAACTTCCCATTCGATAGCATCGGTTTTAGAAACTTTCGGAAACTCAATGGTGGTAAAACCATCTTTGGTTTTCTTGCTACTGGCACGTCCTTTGTTTTCAGATGAAACTATTTTAACAATGGATTCTAAATTGGTTCTATCGCTACTCGAACCTGCTCCTTTGACTGGTTCAAAATTAGCAGAACCTGTGTAAGTCCAACCCTTTTGCTTTGCCATAGGTTCACACCTCCTTGTTTTGACTCAAGTAATGCTCAATGGCTAAATCTCGACAAGGAATACAAAAAGAACGAACCGAGTAAGTCATACCCGATTTAACTTGCCCACAAATGCAACAACTTCTTCGGCTCATGCAGTAGCCCCCGTCGCTCCAACGGGAGGTTCTGGTTTTTTCTTAGGAACTAATCGAGTGATAATCAAGGCTCCTAAAAGTCCCACAACTCCAAGACCTGCTGCTCCAAGCATCATGGTTCGCTTGAAACCTTCGGCTTCACAGGCTTCCATGCGGGCATCAATTTGTTCTGAAGATTCGTCTGGGTATTTTTCTTCGGTGTCTGCACGGTCACAACTGTTGCCCAAAAATGAGTCAGCAGTATCACCGATAACATCTGCAAGGGCTTCAGCAGGAACTTTCAAGATAGCAAAGGCAGTTGCGGCCACAAGTCCACGACTGGTTGCATATTTAGCGTATCGCTCAACAGCCGTTTCACGAGCCTCTTTCTTAGCAACCTTTTTTGTGACTGTTGTGGCTACCTCTTTGGAACTTGCTTCTAAACTTTCAGAAGCCAGTTTTTTGGCTTCTAATCGAAGGGCATCGAGTAATGTTTCACCAGAAAGTTCCTTACCATTCTTTTCAAGGGCTGCTTCTTGAACATTTTTGTAGGCTTTTTGCATAACTTCTTTTGAAGTTTTCTCGGCTACACTTGCAGAAACCATTTCACCAGTTTTTTTGGTGACTGTTTCAGACACTTCCTGTGCAATTTCTTTAGCCACTCTTTCGACAATTTCTTCTGAAACTTCTCCAACGGCTTTTGTTGCTGCTCTGAAACTGGTGGTTTCGGAATAGAACGCAAGGGCTTCGGGTGGAAGCGTGATTGCAGGGTCCACACGGAAAAATCCCTTACCGAGTGGGTCGAGAGAATAATAGCCCATGAGCAACATTCAGTTGCACGACTACTTAAAGATTGTGATGTTCATTCTTTTGGGAATATCTCGTAAGCCACAGTTCCTACGATGAAAGTTCCGACGAAAGGCCACCATTTAGCCCTGATTGGAATTATCATAAGTGCCGAACCAAGAGCCAACGTGGTCAATCCAAATTGAATGCTGGGTCTCACGAAATCGCCACCGAGTTAGCGAAATGGTCTCCGCTTGCTTCTGATTCCCCTACAACACGATACTTCATTAGAACTTCATAAGTTCCGGGTGGGAGGTCTTTGAACAACTGACATTCATCAGAAGTTATCTGAAGAGTTTGGTTGCCACCAGAGTTGGTATAAACTTCCCAAACACCATTCTGAGAGAAATCGCTGACATTGTAGTATTGTCCGTTTTGATAAATGGTAATCATTACTTCGATTTCAAGGGAACAATCTGGATGGTCGGGTCCATCGTGAGATAGATTCCATGTGGCTACTAAGTCATCGTTGCTGTCCTTCGACAACTCTAAGGAGTTAGAACTGAGGGATAGATTGCTACAATCCACAGGTTCTTCGGGTTCAGAAGGATGAGTTACTTCTTGATTGAGCCAAGTTCTTTCAATCATTTCATAACCTCCTGAAGCATTAGTCCAAACCGCATACCAATAGAAATCGTAATGAGTTGTATTAACATCGGTAAAGTTGTCAATACTTAGAGTATGAATATCTTCAACATAGCCTGAGATAAAGTGTAATCCTGTATCGAGAGTGATGTAATCATCCAAACTACCCGCACGATAGACTATCAATTGTGTGGACACGTTGTAACCCACAGTTTCATCGGTGTCGCCATAACCACAATCTAAGTCATAGGCTACATTAGCAGCATTGGTTTCATTAACAAGGAAAACAATACCATAAAGGTTAATTTGACAAGTTTCTGGTTCAGAAGTTTCGGCTTCAATGGTGATAATATCTCCAATCCATTTCTCGTCGAGTTGGTCACCATCTAAAAACAATGAAACTTTCGGGTCGTAGGCTCCTTCATCCACGTTGTCCCATGTGTGAAACACATAATCTGCTCCATCTGAGTCTGATGATTCTCCACTTTCCCAAGTGGTGTGTTCGTATTTGACAACATCTGGATTGTTATGTTCGTAGAGTTGCCAGAGAATCTCAAAGTTTCGGTCTTTACAGTTGTCTTCTTCAGGAACAATGGTGACATCAGCACTCATAGTAATCGCATCCTGTTCTGAATCGAACTCTTCCAAGTAGGCTTGAGAATTGATGAAATAAGCATCGCAACCAATTTCTTCAACTGGGTCTGGGGCTTCCGTAGTAACTAAGGCTGAAGGACCTTCCCAGAAATCTTCATCGAACTCATAGTTGATAGAAATCACATAGTCGCTGTTGGGCAAGTCGTATTCGTGATGGTCTATTACGAATCTGTCGTGAAACTTATTGTCTATAATGTGTTCTGAATAATCTTGGCCGTTGTCTTCATCCCAAATAGCGATAATAAAGTAACCTTCCATGTGTCGGTTGCATCCACTCATGTCTTCAAACACAGTTCGCATTTCAATATCATTATTGAAGCCTTCGCCGTTAGCATCGAAATCACGAATTACAACATCGTTCCAACGCCAATTTTCTGAACAATCTGGTGGTCCACCTCCGCCACCATTGTTATCATCCCAGTAACAAGAACCGTCGTCATCAGTTGCCATTGAGTCATAATTTTCAGCACCCATAGCGGTGCAACCCCAGATGGTTTCAAAGTAAATGTCGTCAGGACTTTCGCTGGAATCATTGTTATCCATGAAATAATCTAATCCGACACCACCTGTAAGCAACAACAGAATGGGAGCGACAATCGCAATTATCATTTTGAGTTTCTCAGCCTTTCTTTGCACCGACTCTAAGGCACGGTCCACAATGTCTCCTTCCAAAGTAGTTTCAACTTTGACTTCAGTAGAATTGTCTCCTCCGTTTAAAACAGTATTTGCCGAAACTTCGGCGGAGATATTCTGAACAGTAGCAATCAGTTCGGCGGCTTCTTTGAGTTGGGCTACCAAATCTTTGTCTTTCTTATCTTCGTTAGAAAGATTGACTACTCCATCGTCAAGCAAATCTTCTAAAACTGCTTCGGCTGTTCGACCCGTGGCTTCGGCAATAATTTCAGCCTTACTACGAAGTTCATCCATCTCTTCTGTCATTGTCCATCACTTCTTCTTCAAGTTTTCAATCTCTTTTTGCAGATGCTTGATTTGTTCATTTAGATTTTTAACTTGTGTGCTAATTGAACCAGAAGTGTTCTGAACCGCAGGTGATGGGATAGTTTGTGGATTCCTTTCCATGTCAGCACGATGCTTGGTCAGAATCTCATTCATAGCACGCTCATGCCCTGCTTGGGATTCGTAATCTTGAAGTTCGGTTTGCTTTTCTATGGTCCACGTTTCGATAATCTTGGTGACAATCAACAAGGCAGGACCTCCGATGATAGCCAGAATTGAAACATAATTTTCAGCAGAATCTAAGTAGGTCGGGTCCCATGCGGTAAGCACGAAGAAACCAACTGCAAGTAAGACCCACGCATACACAATAAGAAGGCCAATCTTTTGGAGCAACTTGTCGTTGTTAGTTTTGGGATTACTTACGCTCATGTCAAGACATTCAGTTGTCTTGATACTTAAAGATTACTGGAGCCTAATCAATGTTGGATTCTTTAGCCAATGCGTCAATGTCTGGGTCTGAATCTACTCTTCGCTTTCGACCTTTTGATTTTGTGGTCATTTTAGCCTTGCCATCTGGGGCTGAAACATCCATGAAAACCCATCGAGACAAATCTCCTTCAATTGTGCCATCATCAATCTGAGTAATCCAAGTTTGAAGTGATTCAAAATCGTCAAACATGAACTCATAATTCATAATACCGAACAACCAATTAGAAGCATTAGACCTACCGCCTTCAATCACAACCAATGTTGGCTTACGCTGGTGGAGTGAGTTCAAAAGTTCGTGAATCGTTCCGAAAGGTCGTTGGTTGAAATCGAGATAAACAATCACAAAGTCAGAAATATCAACCATTCGCAAATCCATGTGAACGATTTCTTTCATACGTTGGGTCAGTTCAAAATAACGACCTGTTTCTTTGAGGTTCATCATCTTTTCTTTTTCGTTGCCAATTTCCTTAAAATAAGAATCTTTGACTGGCTTATCACAAGGGTCGAGAACAACTACACCATGTTCCGACAAAAAGGAAGTCATTTCAGTTCTCCAACCGATACCGTCATCGTCTGCATGGTCAATAGGACCCGCAAGATAACATCGCAAATTATTCAGTCTGTTAGGTTCATCAACCATGATACTCAACAGAAGGTAAGTTGAATGACTGATATAAACTTGACTTCACAAATAATACCAAAGCGGAACAGCAATACTTACGAAAATAATGTAAGGTGCATACTTTTTGAACAGTTTATGTTCCTTGATTTGCTTTAGGAACGTTTGAAATGGTGTTTCCATTATCTCACCGATTATTCAGAACGAAGTCCTTTGTGAAGGAAATAAACTCCGACTAATCCGACAACCACCAAAAGAGGTTGTGAAGAGACCATGTTAGAAATACCCATAAAGGCTGCGGTGACACGCTCTCCGATACTGGGTTCGGTTTCAGCAGCAAATGTTTCAGCGAAATTGGTCGAAGTTACTTGCGGTTGCTCAACCTCGTGTTCCCAGCGATGACTAATCATGTAGTCTTGGTAGTTTTGACCTTCTGCTACTGCACCCATGATAGAACTGTGTTGGTTCTGATACTTAAAGACTTGCTTACTCAATGAACATCTCTGGGAACGGATACCAATTCAAAATGCGTGAAACCGATTCAAAGGATGTGTGGGTGTATGAATACAATTTGTAGTATCTGTATTCAGCCGGGGAGTAGTGCAAGTCATCCTCAACCACATACTGAAACCGGTTTGCCTTATCTATTACACTAAAATGAGTCTGGTCATTTTTATTGTTGGTGTCTTCTGCAAATGGTTTCACATACGGTGTAAAAATTACCTCATAATCTGGTTTAGTGGTTACTTCTATACGGTTGATTGCTTGAGTTTTTAGGTCCGCATAGTCAGAATTGTTGAAAGGGAATCCATAGAAACCAGTTGAACTCGACCGGGGCTTTTTAACCACCATGTATATGCCGGGGTCGTCTAAGTATTGGTCTCTATCAACTTCTTCGTGAACATACTTCTCAAGATTGTAAATGTCCCAATCTAATCTACTATCTGTTGGATTGTCCAGCCAAGTTTCATCCACCATTCCATTTAAACCCCAATCCTCTTGTGGACCATACCAGTATTCAAGAACCCTCATTGGTAAAATAGAGGTTTGGTAGCGTGGCATACTCTATTGAGTGTTTCTTTGATACTTAAAGACTCTCACACATCACTTTGGCAATCGGTGGGCAAACCATGTTTCCGACCATAACACGTTTCGACTTGGCGTAAATGCCTTCGGCAAATTGTAGGTCAGGCCAACCTTGAAGGGTGGCTGATTCTTGAAGTGTAAATCCACGCTTCGTGATTTCTTCTGTATCTTCATCAATTTCTTCCACAATATGGTTCACTTGTGTAATTGTGTGGGCGGGCTTATCAATGGTATAACTTTGTGGTTCTTCGTGGGCTTTGCGACGACGACTCACAATTCGGATTTGAGATGGACTACATGAAGTCACAGTTGGAAACGGCTTGTCTAAGCCAAGTTTAGTCCAGCGTTTCTTAGCGACCATGTAAGGTGCTGGTTCTAAAGTCGAACCTATCAAGTCGGGCAAAACATCTTGCACCGTCAATCCCTCATTAGTTGGTTTCAAGACCCAGCCTTCACCTGCAAAGACTCGCTTTCGCTTTTGGGCTACTCCGTAATCGTTAGCGTTGGCTACAACATAAGGAATTGGTGTGGGCAAAGAATCGAGAAACTTTCGGACTGGCACGACGTTCTCCATGCTCCACGAATCTGGGTTCATTACACCAACGAGGTCAATAAACCATTGAACCATAATGTAACCGTCAGCAGAAGCCCTGCTGTGACTGGCTGTGGAAATGGCTTGACAAGGTGGTGAACCATGCAAATGGAAATGCAAATCTTCGGGTTCGATACCGTGAGCCGCACAGTAAGTAGCCAGATAAGCCAACAGAGTTTCAGCAGTTTCTTGAAGGTCGCCTCCAAGTGAAAGATTCAATACTGGAACATCAGGGTGATTAAGTGCATGATTCTTCAAAGCATCTTCCCAATTATCAACGCTGACAGCAATACCGCCACCACCTTGAATCCAACCGTGGCTAAATCCACCAGTTCCACAAAATAAGTCAATCAACACTTTATGTTTCATACTAAGTGCTATTATGCTGGCACCTATTTAAACCTTCACTCGGATTGGCTACGAAGTAGAAGAACTCCTAACAGAAGAACTCCACCGACCACAGGAATAATTGGGAAACTTCCTTCTTCGGGTGTTTCCTGTGCAACCAATGGGTCTCCAGTTTCATCTCCGCCGTTTTCTCCCTCTCCGTTGTCCCCATTGTCTCCGTTTTCTCCGTTTTCATCGAAACAAAGAGATTCGTCGTGAACTTGTGCGGTTTCATCGTAGTTGTAATTGCCTTCAGTTGTGCAACCAACTTTTTGGCACAGTCCATCAGATTTTTGGAATCCATCATTACAGGGTCCACAATCTCCAGTTTCTGAAGTTTCTTGATACTTGGAAGCGTTAGGGTCATTACAACTCAAAAGGGTGTTGGGTGAATTGACTGTAAGTGTTACAGTTTCCTTTTTCTCCTGACCCACTACTTTGTCCCATCTGGAAAGTAGTGTGAACGTGCTGGTGCCAACAGGTAAGGCGGAGGTGTTGTAAGTGTAAGTTTGCGCTGTGACACCTTTAGCCCATGAAGTGATTTCTTGGTCGTTGCCAGCAGAGTTGCTGACTAAAAGTTTCACCGAGGAAGCATTTTTCCTGTCGGTTGTATCGAGACTCCAATTGAAAGTTACGGAATCTGAGGCACCCTGAGTAACTTGAGATTTAGAAATTGTAAATGTATCAACTGGTGCAATTTTGTAAGTGCAAGTAACGGATGCAGGTTGTCGGTTGTATTTGGATTTGTAGTTGTAGGCTTCATTATCCATGCAACCATCTTCATACATAGCCCACTTGACTAATCCAAGATACATAGGTGTGGCTTTGCCACTTCCAGAGATTCTTGCGTCGGTAGAATTATCTCGCTCGAACTTGATGTCGCCGTTAGGTCCTCTGAACTTGACTGTGAAAGTTCCAATACCTGAAGCATCTGCACCGGGGTCGAGACTAATGTAGTGGCTTCCTGACGTAAGTGTGACATCTACCTTTTTACCACCAGAACCCGAAACTTCCTTAATGTTGGTAAAGGCAGAGTTTCGAGCAGCAGAAAGCAGACTAATCTTATCACCATCATAAGTAGCAACGGGACCCAAATGCCCAGAACCGCCCATAACTGCTTGAGATTCAATCCTGAAAGTCATTTCACTTCCTGTTGCACCATTAACATTGACTCCATAATCTGAAGCCCCTAAAAGTTTGATTCGGTCATTTTCCCATTCTGTAAAACTTGGGCAATCAGTTGAACTGGTGCAAACGTATTTGGTTGAAGAATCTTTCTTTTTGAAATAATGTGAGATTCCATAACCACTACCGGGAATCTTGTGGCCGAGGGCTTGTTTGAATGTTCCATTTGAAACTGTGGCTCCGGGGACTCCCACGATTTCGGCTGCGAAACTTTCTTGCTTAGATTTGCCACCAATGATGGTTTCGGCTGACAAGAAGTTCTTGCTAAAAATATCGCCTACGGAAAAACCCATGACAATTATTCGGTTGTTCTGCTACTTAAAGACTCTGGCGATTGTCCCAGTAATTTTCATAGTAAGCATAACAAGGTATCAACCAAATAGTGCTAACTACTTGTAAAGGCCATCCCAGAGACTGGTAATCTGCGACCCAATCATCAGAAAACAGATAAAACCAACCCAGCATGATTGGCTGTAAAGCCACGAATCCCCAAACGGGTCTAAGAATAGTTCTCCAATCTTTCATACTTGTCATACTAACCAAACTCCAGCGTGTCCATCAGGGTTGATAATTTGATACTTAGTCGGAGCCATTGAAACCTTTCTAACAGTTTCAAAACGACATAACTTTCGGAGGTGATGACTAACTGACCTCTGATTCTGGTTGAAGTCGAACTCATCCATTAGTCGAGCGATTTCACCCGATGTTAGCCCGTCTGGATGACGTGCCAGAATGCGACAAATGTTAAACAACAACCATTTGTCTTTGGATTGTATCTGTTTGCGACAGTCGTTAGCACAAAAGATTTGGTCTCGGTGTCCATACACCAGTTGAAAGTTAGACCCACAACCCGGACAAAACATAGTCTGAGTATTACCCATTGGATTCCACCACGAAGTAGTTTTATCTGAATCGAATGAACTGCAAAAGTCAGAACAATAGGACCCGTAATGTTGTGGCCTTTTGACTGTGTTGCCACAAGGACAAATAGAGACCATGTGTGTTATACAGCACAACACCGTATTAAACTGTTCTTTAATCTGGTAGTCTGAGGCTTACCTGCGGCGAAGCCGCAATCAGAGAAGGCTATGCGTGTGGTCATGCCTCATTCAAAACTTTGGAATGGAATGACTCTTGTGCTACGATTTCTAAGATTATAGACGGTTAGCCTTGACTTCTTGGCTTGATAACCCAACATATTCATAAAGTCTGTTTCATTTTGAAATGTAGATGAAACTACTAACGGAATACCTCGATACCATTCAACTTGGTGTGCATGAGTGTGGCCTGTGACCATCAAATCTGGAACATCTCTGATAACCATTTGGTCTTCGGTTTCTGGCGACAAAGCATTTCTTTCGCCCCACATCGGAGCGAGGTGTCTTTTCTTTAGCATTTCTTTCATGGCTTCCGCAGGTCGCTCATAAGTAACGTGTGCCATGCGTGGCACCATGTCGTCAATACCTTTGCCGTGATAACTAAGAATCTGGAAGGGGTCTGCATGAGATTCCGCTGCGTGGTGAAGATTGATTCGAGCAGGGTTGCCAACATGAACGGTTGAATTGAACCTTTGTTGGATAAGTGGTTCAAGAACTGGTTGTGGTTCGGCAGGTCGCACAGCGTCGTGATTGCCCGGAAGAATTACTGGTGTAATGTGGTCAGGCAATTCGTCTAACTTACGAGCGCACATCTCGTATTGGTCATAAACATCGTGGATGCTCAAGTTTTTGTCGTGGCCGGGATAAACACCGATGCCATCTACTACATCACCAGAAAGAACGAAGTATTTGATATTCTGAGCCGTTTCATCGTCAGAGTTCATCCAGCGCATCATTTTGTCCCAATCTTTTTCCAGAAACTCTTTACTGCCCATGTGAATGTCAGAAGCAAATGCTACTGAAACTGGGTCAAACTCCATGCCTCCTCGATTGTAATTGTGAGGTAAGACTTCTGGATATTGAACACGACTACAAAACATCAGGTCTCCTGCCCCTCCTTTTTGCTTATCTTCTGCAAACTTGGCCGTGACACCAATCACGTCGTCAAGAAGAAGTGTTCCCGCAGCAGGGTCTTCGGCTCGAATGAAAATGTTCACGCTACCAGTTCGGTCCTCAAGTTCCACAATGCGACCACCGCTTCGACTACGCCGAATGTCGGAAACCATGCCAACTAATGAAACTGAATGACGCAAGTATTTGTTGCGGTCTTTATTGACGGTGCGAATGTCTGCAAAGGCAGTAAATCCATGTTCCTTTTTGAGAATCCCTTGAACGGTTTCTAATCGGTCTTGGAACAAGTTGATGATGTCCGACATTTTACCTGTTTGGTCGGTTTGGCCCACGGAAATACCTGTCTGGAGTTCGTAAGCATAATCTGAGGCTTTTTCACCCCATGCGTCAGCGATTTGACGTGGCTCCATGCGAAGTTCGGAAGCAATTCGGCTGGGAGTCCAGCCTCGAAGTTCAGAAACCATGTGTGTTATACAACACACCACCCTCTTAAACGTATCTACGATTCTGGTTCATCGTCATCGAAACTATCAAAGTCTTCAACATCAATATGAATTATGCAATCTGTTTCTTCACGACATCCTTCGCAATCACAAACAAGTTCATTAAGATGAAGCCAAAGTGGTAAAATATCTTCAGTAGTCATGTGAACCTTAGTAGTTAAGATTTCTACGAATTGTGCATATCTACTGGCATACTGTTGCATTTGTGCTATCCAAAACAAATCTGCCATGTGCAACTTATGTTGCAGCAACTACTTCAAAGTTCTTATTCAAGCCTTGTAGTCTTTGCCAGCAGCACGGATGCTGATAACGGAATCCATAGATACCATGCGGAAACCGCCCTTTTGCATATCGTAAATCGTGAACAAGTCTCGACCACGGCGAGCCTTCTTGCCACCCAATGGGTCTGTGCCAGTTGGCTTGTATTTCTTACCGATACGGCCAACAAGGGTTCGCTTTTCACCGTTGGTTCGCTTGATGAAAGTTACGGAAACAATTTTACCTCTGGAAGCATCGAGAATCTTTTCAACTTCATCACGTTCCATGTAATCTTCTGCTCCGAATGGAACTACATCACGAAGCGTGCGGAGATTCCAGCCAACCAGAGCAAGTGAAGTAGCACCAACGACTGTGCCAACAGCAACGGCTTTCCAATCTTTCTTTGTGAGTTTCACTACGGCGTAACCAAATCCACCAAAGCCGATAACAGTTCCAACGAGTCCAAGTGCGGGCATCATACCAAGATTGTTGTTGTTCTGATACTTAAAGATTTTCATTCTTTTGGAACATAGTGGAAATACTCTTCAATAATTCCATTGACTCTGGCGACACTTCCTGAATCACCTTCTTGGAGGTTGTTAATCAACCTTTGAATGGCTTCAATTTGAGTTGCTAATGACTCTTTGTTACCACGAATGTTGAAGTAATCTTTAACATCTGAAACTTTCCAATTTCGATTGGGTTTGATACCACGGGTCCACATCTTCAAATCACGAACTGAAAGTGTTAGATTCCACCAACCCGGATTGACTGGTGTTGTGCTGGTAGTCCAATCGTTCCAGAATTGGCTTTCAATAAGTTCCACAATTTGTTTGTCAGTCATGCCTGAATCTTCGGCTGAAAAGAAACGGTTGGAATCTGCCCACTCGTCGAGTTCTCCGTTGTCAATACTACGTTGGATGTATTCTTCAAAAGATTCTTCCATGTCCCAATCCAATTCATTCTTGTAATATCCTTGATAGTCAAGATAGTCTTGATACATAACTCGGAAGGTTTCGTCTTTCATACCTTGTATGGTATGGTTCGACTACTTAAAACCTTTCAAACGTAAGCATCCAACTCGGCTTGAAGTTCTGCCACGGCTTCTTCAGCCTCATCAAGACTGGAAGTTCCTGTGATGACACACTTACCAGATGAGAAAATCAAACAAACACCGCTTGTTTCTGTGAGTCGGTAAATGAGTCCCGGGAATTGTTCTGGTTCGTATTCAGACTTGTCAAAAGGCAAAGCCAAAACAAGGTTGCGAAGGGACAAAGTGTTGCCATAATCAGTTGTAATCACGATGTTGGAAACTTCAATGTCTGACTCTTCAAAAGGCCAAAGACTAAACTTGGCTTCGGTCAAATCATCGTGAATCATTTGCATGGCAGTAGCAACATCTTCGTAAGTTTTGGCACCTGTGGCGACACACTTACCGCTATTGAAGAGTAGCAAACAAAGGGTTGGTGCAGAGGGTCCGTGAGTTGCAGGGCTGATGCGATAAACCATACCGGGGAATTGTTCGGCTTCGTAATCTACATCCAATTCTGCTGATACTGCATAAAGGTCAATGCTATCTGTCAATCTTGTTCCCGCCACCATGTTCACGACTTTGTATTCCGAGGTCATACTCTGGTTAGTGTGTATTCACCCATATAAACTTGCAGGTTTCATTTAACTGCAAGAGGGACAAACACCGAGTTCTCTGGGGTATGTGTGCTGGCATTGAACACAAAGTTCGATACCCAATAATTCTCTTTGGAGTCTTAGAGCATCCGTATCCTCCACAGGTGTCTGCGTGGATTTCCACTTCTTATCCCGCTTCTTCAAGCGATTCTTTTTCTTCATACTGAAACACCGTTGTCTAACAAATCCTGAAGGGTTTGAGAAGTAGAATTGTTAAACTGCAAATGTTGTTGAAGCAGTTTATGAACGATAATGTCCGTCAATTCTAATGAAAATGTGGGGTTGAAAAGTTCCAAGTAATCTAAGAGTTCTCGATGGGCTAATTGATAACCAACAAGCAGTTCCATGATGGTCATAACCATGTGTTGTTCTGAACCAAAATGACGGCTCAAGATTTCCTCTACGGTAGAAGTATATTCATCGCCAACGAAAAGAAGCGACTCAATCGGAATCATTTGACTACCTACTCTGTATTGGAGTTTTCAGATACTTAAAACTTGTGAATATGAAATGGGACGTATCACTCTGGCTTGCCATTTCGACCGTTTCCCTTTTTCTATCTCGCCTTTCGATGAGAATTGTTTGCTCTTTGAAGCCGCCCCTATGCTCGGAGATGCACTTAACTTACAATAAGTTTGATAATTTAATTCTCCTACCCCTTCAGATGCAATCTCAAGTGCGTATTCTGAATCCTCAGCCGAATCATCAGATGGTGAACTTCATTATCCTAACAGAACCTCCTTTAGAACAAATAATGTATAAACAATCAACTACTTAAAGATGAGTATTCAAGTGGTTTTAAGTAGTCGTGCATTCCCAGATTCAACATGAAGTGGCAAGATGGACTTGACTCGTTTGCTACTAACAGGATATTTTTAGGTGGCGAAAGTGTCGTTGAAGCATTTTTGGCAGGTAAGATTTTTACGGATGAGGAAAAAGAGGTTTGGAACAATGGTCACATCAACGAAACTTTGCTAACTCCTACCTTGATTAAAAGAATCGTTGAACTTTATGCAAGACGAACCAACAAACCCATCTTAATTGAAGACATTTATTCACCAGCGACTCCAGACTACTCCAAGATGGAACCTGAGATTGCATACAGCGACGTAGGTGCTATTCTCAACATTGGAGAGATGATGAAGGATGAAGTTGGTGAGGATTCTATGCTTATCATTGGATTGGCTTCTGATAAAGATAGTGTCTCCCCTGTCGGTATTTGGAGTTGGTCTGATTGGTTCGGATTGGATTTTTGGGGCGTTCCTCCAGCAGATTTCGATAGCGTTGAACAAATCCATTTAGGGAGAAGGAATCACCTCCTGTTTCAATTGAGTCTCCGGAAGGACCCAAGATTGGAAAAACAATTTTTAACGGTTTAGAGGCCGACCATCAAAAGTGGCCTATTTTTGATGAGTGGAAGGACACTTTCGACGAATATCTTGACCCAATAAATGCTGAGAGTGGTGCGCTGGTTTTCGCTATGAAACTTACTCTGGAACGCCAAACAAATGAGACAGGTATTATCAACTGGTTAGAGTTTCCTGCTTTGTTGTTGATGAAGCCTTAGATTTTTGACACTCTGGACACCACCATGTAGTTCTTTTGTCTGGAGTTTCATGGCGAACAATACGGTGTTTTTCTGGACACCTTGATTGGGAATAACACAAGAACTTGAACTGATAATCTCCTACTGAACCGTCTGGCATCACATAATCTCTAATCGTAGCACCTCGACTCTCATACGAGGCTTTGATAACCCAGCAAGTCTGCTCATAAATCTCAATCAATTGAGCATCCGAAAGTTCCGAAACCAACAACATCGGAGATATTTTGGCTCGGTAAAGAACTTCGGCTTTGATGTAATTTCCAATCCCTGCGACTACTTTTTGGTTCATCATGGCTTTAGTGATGTTCCAATGGTTCTTACGACGGAATCGTGAAATAAACTCTGATACGGTGGGTGGTGCTGACAACATATCAGGACCTAAATCTTTGTTCAATTTTTTGATAAGTTCGGGCGACTGAGAGCCTGTTTTCGATGCAAATACTCGGAATGTTCCAAACCTTCGAGTGTCTTTGTAATTCCATACTGAGCCATCAGAAAATTGGAAAGATAGCATGACGTTGCCTCTTTTCGGCCAATAATTCCTCCAAGTTCCACTCATGCCAAGCGTATGCCAAACTTCATACTCCCCGAAGTCAAACCAAATAAACTTTCCTTTACAATTCACACTATTGACTTCAAGACCCTCGGAGAGTTCAGAAAGAAAATTAGAAACTGCCGTAGGGTCGCCTCGGAATTGTTTGTTTCGATATGACTCAACATGAAACTCAATGTGAGTCAAAGTTTTATCCGACATTCCAGAATCCAATCTTTGTGTAATCCTAAGCACTTCTGGACCTTCAGGCATAGTTCCAGTAAGCCGAATCACCGTCTTAAAGGCTGTGAAAATTATTTTTTTGAAACCCAGAACCGAGAGTGGCTTCAAGACCCCATGTAGGAGTTTCTTTAGCCAAAAAGTTCCAAAAATGAGAGTTTGTGGCCTGATGCTCGACGACATTCCATGCAAACATAGTTACTGATTTCTTGCGGCCATTTGTGTGTGCGTCTGGTTGTAGGTGATGAGCCATCATATCCAGAGAAAATCATTCTGTGTCCCAGATAGTCTATGCTGGAATTAGCCGTAACAGACGCATCGGCCAGAACATCTCGGTCTTCTATGATTACTTCCCACTTAACAAATAAGGATTTACCATGACTGGGACACAAGGCTCTGATGAATACTTGTGTTTCTCCAGACTCCCAATCAACAGGAGATGGAAGATATTCAATAGGTGAAATCAAATCGAACAAATCTTCTTCCATCATGCCTTGCTTCCAATTCATAGGAATCACGATTAAACCACCGGATTTTGAAATGGCTCTTGGAAATACATGGATTCTGCGATAGATTCTGCAAACTCTTCTTCTTGGTTGCTATTATCGAAAGGATAGATTTCTTCCATGTCCCAAAGTTCACACAATACATGACCGAGTTCGTGCCAAACTGTTGTGGCTACCGCAGTTTCCAATGGGACTCCGTATTGGTCAGCAGATTCTCGGATGGCATCAGAAGATAACATGATGATAGGAATGTGGCTGGCAGTTTGGCTTCGGAAACGTGCTACATGACTACTACGGCCAAAAGCATCTGCGGAGACGAAAACAAAGTGTGGCTTGGTATGTAACTGAAAAGTTTCAGGTAAATCTGTTCGAGACTGATATTGAGAAACAGCAGATTCGGCAAAAGAAAGCATTTCTGGGTCAGAAGGAATCAAGCCGTAAGTTTCATCAATGCCTTCAATTTCAATTTCTAATTGTTCATCGTGCAAAGCACCCTCCGCTGCTGCGGCTGCGGCTGGTGGAACAATGCTGGTCGGAACAAGAACTTCGGTATCAACGTAACGAAAATAATCTCGCCAAATTGCTCCGCAACCTTCTGCTTGACAAGTAACATCTGTTGTTACTGTGCCTTCTCCATCGCCATCTAAGCCATCCGTAGTAATATCTTCAGAACGACAATAAATACAACGAACTGGTTCTAAAGGAAACTCAACTGGCTTTGTGATTATTTGGGGTCGGGCAATCCAATTAAGAACTGCTTGAGTTGGAACTGGCATATCTTCAAAAGTTTCGGCTCGATATTGTTTGACTACTGCTCGAATGTCATCAGAGTATCTGGCATTTTGTTTGCCAGCCTTCGTAGCGGCTTGCTTTTGTCGCTTGGCTTTAGCGTAAAGATTCTTTTGCTTGAGTGCTGCAACGGCTTTGGCTGGGAAGTAGGGTTCTCCTGTGGTTGAAGACTTTTTGCCTGATGCCGTTTTCCACTTTTGTTTGCTCCAATCCGAGAGGTCTTGTTGCTTTTTAGTTTTGGACCCTTTGTAGGGTTGGAGACCTTTCTTACTACACGCTGCCTCATACTGACGTTTGAGTTCTTGAGACTTTCGAGCCGACCATTGACCTGCCTTTGTTCCCATGATGGCTTGTTTCTTAATTTTGTTTTTGAGTTTCCTACGAATCTTGGCTTGGGCTTTGCCGTAAGTAGAATCATAGTTGTCTTCCGCAGCGAATTGACCACCTTTCGCTTCCGATTCAGCAAGATAAATTAGAGTATTTAATTCAAGGTGTTTTGCCAAAAACTCATCTTTTGGTTCAACAAGACCAAACGGTTCTATAAAACCCATCCATTTCCAAAAATTAACACTTTCTGGCACAGACTCTACCACGATGTATGCAGCACCTTGTTTGTAGGCCCAATCCTTAAAGTTCTCAAACTCGGCCCTTCCAAAACCATTTCCTTTAGGACTCGCAAACATATCAATTCGGGCAACTTTTTGACCTGTGTTTTTGATGATTTCTATCTTTGCATCAATATATACCTCTTCGTTTGGTGAAACATAAATTATATCCTCCGCACCTAAGTTGATTGGCAAACAATCATAGCAATAAGTTCCTGCTTGAATAGTTGTCAAACCTTCAGTTGTGTGGCATTCACAACACCTTCGAGTTTCGGATTCCCATTCAACGTCTTCCCATTCTGGTTCAGTCTTTTTCTTTGACTTCTCGTTCCATTCTATTTCTTCTTGCCATTCGTTTTCGGCTTCCGAGACTTTCGGCTCAGATGCTTCGGCTGCTTCTTTCTTGTGCTTTCGGAAGTGAGAATCAATGCTGGCTCGATTATACGCTGAGATGGTTTCACCACAAAGAGGACAATCAACGGTGAGTCCAAACTTTTGCAGAGTGATGTCTCCTTGAGATTTGACAGTTTCGTAGTTATCTGACCACTCACAACTTAGACATCTGAAAGTTTTGCCCTTAGAGGTGGTTTTCTTCCAGAACAAATCTACGTTGCCACAGTTAGGACAACCAAGATTTCCATACGAGTCGTCGTGGTCTCCAGCCTCAATTTGAGATTTCAACTCTTCTGCGGTGGGTGCATTATCGTAACCCAAATCAACCCAATTACCTGCGGGTAACCAATCAAATGCTTCGCTGTTGAAAGTTTTCGACGGTGGTTCTGCTAATCCAATGACTCCACAAGCCAAACGTTTTCCAGCGTTGCCTGTCTTGAGTGATTCTTCGTTGCCGCCTTGTCCCAAATCATCTTCATCAGCGTGAACAATCATCATGCGGCCTAACACACCATATTTGGAACCATCTAATTTGGCTTTAGGAAGAAATAAAGAACCTTTGGAAACTCGGTTCTTAGAAGAAATGTTGCCCAAATCTCCCATGTGTCGAACATCAGAAGTTAAACCTCCATGAGTGGTGTTGTCTGGATTAAAATGAGCGCAAGCGGAGGTGCATCCATCAGTTAAGTCTCCGTATTCGTGAATATGGAATCCATGAAGTCCGTCATACAAACCACGGATTTCATAATCAATTTTTAGTCCATCTCCTGTTTCTTCTAAGTGAATTGTTCCTGAAACTTTTGGGTTGCTGGAAGATGCGGGGTCATGTTCTAAAAATGCAACACCATAACGAGTATCAGACTCTGCCCGAAGTGATGTGGGTCCAAAACCATACTTGAGTGAATCTGTTGTGAAGTCTCCAGTAATAACTGAACTGGTTGCCAAGTCCCAATCGTTGTAATCAACGATAGATTGGTCTGGTTGATACTTCATCAACAATATGTTGATGTTTCTGATACTTAAAGACTAACCATACATAAAGTCGTTGCGGTCAAGAACTTCTTCTTCGTGGACTTTGAAAAGATTATTCATAATTTGAGAGATGAAATCCGAAAGGAAATACATGAGCAACAACTTGTTGATAGATTCTTCCCTTTCCAAGATATACTCGCTCAGATTGAGACCCACTTTGCCCAGTCTTTCTTTGAAACTTTCGGGAGTCATACCTTCAGAATCCGCACCTGCTTCTTCAACGGGAAATTGGTCTATGAAGATTTGAAGAACTTCGGCTCGAACTACGCCTCGATAGGATTCCTCTGTTTCATCTTGAACATCTTCAAACAAAACGGTTTGTATTTTTTCAAGTTGTCGGCTCACTTGTGCATCTGTTAGTCCAAATTGATTTGCCATTGTAATCACCATACTGCCTTGAGTGGCCTTTTTTCTTGGGTGGAATAGATGCGACCTTCACGACGGCCATAGAAGAATAAGTCAGCAGTATATTTGGCATCTGAACCACAATAGTCCAAGACTTTTTGATGCTGACCGGCTGCCCAATTTTCTGGAGCCTCGGCAGCGTTCATCAGTTTCGATTCTTCTAATCCAAACGTGCCTTGAATGAGATGTTGTAGTCGGTGTCGTGAACCTGTGGTGTCTCGCAGATATTGACAAATATCAAAGTGTTTAGGAGTCAATTCTTTGATGTTGCCATTAGGCAATTCCTTTTCAGTCGGTGCATCTAAGAATAAGCGTAGTTTCTCGGCAACTTTTTCTCCGCAACCACCAGATTCAAGACCCTTTGAAATAATCGGCAAATCGAAAGACCCTCCGTTCTTGGTAATCAATTGATAACCAGAGTAATACCATTCTTCAAGGTCGAAACCGAGGTCTTGGAAATCATTGATGCTTTGGTCAGAATCATTGAGGTTCAATGCTTCGGGTTCGCCAACATAATGAAACAATGTTTCTCGGTGGTGGTCGTAAATACTGACACAGGAAACTTGCCAACCCGATGGGTCGTCAAAAGTCAATCCTTCTGCCTCCATATCGAGATTTTGAGTCTCAATATCAAGAGCAATAATCTTCATGTTGATTGCTATGCAATCACACCTACTTAAAACTACTGAATCATTCTTCAACAGGTGCTGAACCTGCTTCCAAAATGTTCACGTCTTTTTGATTGATGGTGTATTCGCCATCAACCAGAGTGGCATTGACGGTGCAACGCTTCTCAGTTGTCTTGGTAACGACTCCTGTAATGTTCAACTTTCGGACTGGAAACTCAACGACATCGCCAACATTAACTGGGTCGGTGTTATCACGGAGTTCGTCGAGTCGGTCTTTGATGGCTTGGAGCAAATCATCAAGTTCTTCTTCATTCATAACTTCAATTTCAGTAAAGACATCTGTGCTGGTCATGTTTATCCATAGGTGAAAGCACCCACTTAAACATTCACTTTTTCATTGTAAATGGAATTGACAATCGCTCTCATCTTTATTACTGCCTCTTCATAGCACAGCCTACACATACCGTAGGGGCGACTGGGTGATGATGGGATTCTGCCTTGTTGGTAGGAATTGTAAGGCAATCGTTCAGTAACTTTGTATCCATATTTGTCATAAACATTTGACAAACCTTTCTCTTTGGCTGCTGTGTATTCCTCTGGTGTTGCCCCGCTGCCATACTCACTTCCGAGTTCCTCTTTCAAAGTGTCCTGAAAAATTGCCATAGCATCCTTTTCAATTTCAAAAGAAGTTTCACATTTTTTACAAGGTTTTCCCCAATACCAACCGTTTCCACTTCCGTAATTTTCGGGTCCAACAATAAAGTCCAACAACGTGTATCGTAATTCATCTCTTTGCTTTTCTAATCTATTCGGAATCCAGCGAGGACTTCGATTAGGGTGCCTCTTCATTTTTCTTTCTTCGTCAGTCATTTTAGAACGCCAATACCCATCGTTTTCCAAGTTTCGATAGTCATCCATCTGTTCAATGATTTTTTTCGTGGGTGTCTCAAAATCTTCTGTGATGTTAAAATAAGTCCAATTCAAGATTTTGCCTCTTTGAAAGTTCATCTTCAGTATGTCGCTCCAAACCATATTATCAGTCCTCCAAAAATCTTTCAGGGATGGTTTGCCAATTAAGAAATCCAAACCAAAAAGTTTCAAGTATTTTTACGGTTTCTGCACTTAACGTCGCTAACAAAATTGAGCAAGGCTCCCCATCCAATTCGTTGGTTTGAAATCCCCAATGGTCCACCAAATCTTGAGTATTGTTAAACGTCTCGCCACGTTTGCTCATTTCTGGTGGTTGGTCGGGATGCAAATCAATTCTAAATGGATTTTCGATGGTGTATGCTGTTTCGGACCACTTGTTCAGATACCAATAAGATAGGATGTTGTATTGATGGGTGGCTGAAGATTCGGTGGTTGTAAAAAATCCTACCATTACTTGAGGTTCCTTGTTTGGGTTGGTAAGATAACCTTCAATGACATTATCGAGCGCAATCTCCATCAAGTTATGAGAAACTCCCAAATTATCTTCATCATAATAATCTGAACTCTCCTTGTAAATCTGCTTCAATTCAAAACCATAAGGTTCAATCGTGAATGATAATCTTTCAAAAAGATAATCCACAGACATTGGTGGTTTGGCAGAAATTACGGCGACTCTGGCGAACTCCATGAACAAATCCTGTATCTCTGTCGAGAATGGCATACTCCCTTCTCTCAACTTCGGCATCATCAATTTGATTTGATTGTTTCTGATACTTAAATGTTACCAATCTGTAATTGGGTTTTCAAGGTGCTGAATTAGACTATTCATCGGCCTCATCATTTCTGGGTCCTCCAACCAAATGTTATCGCAAATGGTTTTCTTGAAAACCCCAAACTCTGAAACTTCCCATGCGTAGTTCCACCCTCGAAGCAAGACTTCGCCAGATTTGGTATCGCCTGTGGTAGTTGTCCAAACAACGAATGAACCTTCACGCACGTATTTCTTGAGTTGATTGGGAGGAATCATGCGTTGAAACTTTGCCCATTGATGCGGGCGTAGCCCTTTGACTTCTAATGGGACAAGTGTTTCTAACACTTGAAGGTCTCCGACTAAACTTTTGTCACGGAAGTTCTTGAAGTTCTCTACGATTGGAGATACCCTTTTGAATCGAAACCATTTGACAAGAGCGACTTCGCTTTTGACTCCAATGAGATTGGAACTTACCTTGTTGTGATTGTAAGAGCCAGAACCTCGGCTGCCTTCGCCACCGTAATAATCCACGATGGCCGTTGCGTGCGTGCGAGACCAATCTAATTCGGCCTTTGAAAGTGTGATGGTATCAACCATTAACTCTCATAAACCGAGTGAACTACTTAATGGTTCTTATCAATGATTGAAATAAACATCTGCCAAAGGCACTCCCATGTGGGTCGCCAACACCTGTGCCATATCTGAAACGGCTCGATTCATAATTTTGAGTTGTTGAACCACGTTGTCAATTTCAGCCTCCATGTTTTCAATCGTGACCATGAACTTTTGATGTTCTTCTTCTTGCCACTTGAACTTAGTGGTTAGTTCTTCAATTTGCCCTTGAATGTGTTTGAAAGCATCTTCTACTTCTTGCCGAGTCAATTCCATGTCATAACCTCCGTTTGAACTACCAACGCATCACCGGGGTAATCGTTGGATTGATTGTTAGCCCCAGATGTGTGAATCCGAAGTGTGTAATTTCCTGCTTGTTCGATGTTCACTTCAAGCAACACATGAATGGTGTCTTGAGTTTGCCAAAACCATGTGTAGTTGTTGGGTCCGTAAAGGCTAATGTTGCCATAGCCCCGTTCCCAATCAACGGGTTCGTGGAATCGAGACCAAGTATCAAATTGAATTGTTGATGTCTGATTAAGCGTGAACTCTGTAATGTTGGCGATACTGGAGGGCATACTGTAATTGAATTGATGACCCCAAATCATTTCAAAAGTATCAATCTCTGGTTCAACAGTCGGAGTGGATTCGGCACTTGAATCGAGACAACCACTCAATAGAATGAGTGGCAAAATCATCGCAAACATTTTGTTCATAGTGGGGCTAATGTAAATCACCTTCTTAAACATCTTCAGAGTATTTGTGAATCAAGAACTCGGTCAAACCAAGAATGAAATTAGCCAACAAAAATGAAAAGAAAATTGACCCGAATACACTCATGCTTTTCTCTCCTCGACTAAAACCCAATTACAATCTGACTCTCGACATTCATATGAATACACGGTTCGGAATCCAAAAACGGAGTCAATGTGTCTGCTAATGTTGTCACTTCCACAATACTCGCAAACGGTTCGCCACACGGCAAATCACCGAATGTATTTGGAGTTGTGAGTCAGTTTCCAAGTTTCTGGAACTACGGCACTACAAGCCTCAAAATTGTCTTGAACGACCTTTGGTAGTGCGTTCCAACCGATGGTGTCCTTTGGATGACGACGTGCGTGTGCGACCAAAGTTTGAAGTGTGGTCGGTGTGATGTAAGCATAGTCTTTGTCAATTGAAGAAATTGTTAGTTTCGACAGAAGCAGAATTACTCGGTTTAGTTGTTCCATGTGCTTGTTTAAGCACAATCACCCATATAAACATCAAGATTCAAGGTATTGGCGTAGCGTTTTGGCCTCACCTACATAATCCGATACAGGACTTTCAATCGGACTTGATTCTGACTCGGAGACCGATTCTGTGTCCGTTGCAGCGGGCGGAGCCGATGTATCTGAAAGCCTCGCCAACAATCTTTCTTTGGCTTCAGAGCCTCTTTTGGACTCGTAAATGTCAAGACAGGACTCACAAACTTCCAGAGTTCGTGCTACTGCATCATCGAGATATTTTTCAGGCCATGATTCGGTGCGTTCTGCATCACAAAGGTATGGTTTTTCAGAACCTCCGATGTGTAGTGTCGGTGGTTGCTTCTTAGGCATAATCATTCCTCTTTGGCTTGATAATCTGGGTGTTCTGGAGGCAAGCGGTGTAGTCGTCTTTCAGCCATGTTCAAAACGAGTTTGGCTACGTTCTTGACACCATCGTTAAACCTTCTCTCGGCTACTTCATCTGATGGGTCTGGGACAAGGCTGGCTTTCAAAGATTCCAAAGTTTCTGCAATTACTTCGTCATCCATAATGGCGTTGAGAACTTCGTATTCAACATGGGTTACAGTCTTGGCTCTCAATACACATCACCATTCTCTTCGGCTTTCAAATCTTCATACGGTGCAGCGACTCGACGGTAAAGTTCCAGTTTGATACATTCAAGCACACCAACAATATCGTTGATATGGCTATATCTGGGTCCACCCAACCGTTCAATCAATTGAGAAATGATGCTACTAATCGTGTAATTGAAATTGCCTCTCCATGCTTCACCGCTATGGTAAAGGTCTTCGACCATTTCTTTGACTACGGCATCGTAGTTTTTTCGTTCATCTGGCTTGATATACGGCATCACAATTTCTCCATTAAATCTTTCAAGGCGGTTCTGAGGTTTTCCATTGAGTCTTTCAAATAGTCTTTGTTGTCCCAACTGCGAAGAACTTGAATCGCTGCGATGAGAACACGGTCATTCGGACTGACTGACATCGGAATCCCTCGCAATCAGATTCTGAAGTCGTGTAATCAACGATTGAGTGATAGACACTCGATTGGCTGCGTCAGCATCCTTTTCGGCCAATGCTGCCTCATAAGTCATCATCACATTTTCTACAAATAGTTCAAAGTTTTCATCCATGTTCATTCCTCCTCGACAAAATCATCGAGAATCGTTTGGCCGTCTGGCAAAGTAAAATGCCCAGCATCAGCGAAAAGCAAACCTTCCAGATAGGAAACTCGCTCTCGATTGTTGATAACCAACCATGAAGTCAAAAGACCCCAACCTCCGAGAATCAGAAGCCATAGTAGTTCCATGTTGTCCAACTCAAGCATCTCCCTTATGTGAACAGGTATTGGTGGCACAACAATCATGCTCAACAATGTTGTCGAAAGTTTGTTCGGCATCCGTCAAGGATTCACCAATTTCCATGATTTGTTGGTCGGGTTCAATGTCGTGACCACAATTCTCATCATGCACATGAGGGATAGCGTGGGCTTGTTCATACATCTCGGTGATGTAAGCACGTTCCTTGTTGGTCATCTTGCGACGACGTGAATCCAAGAAGGTTGCTTTAGAAACAGAATGTCGGTGATGCTCATGCTTTTCATAAGGCGTTCCCGATTCGGTCACTCGGACTCTCGAAACTGCATTGAGAATACCTCCTGATTCAGAATACTCGGTGCATGAACGACACAATCCTTTGTGATGATAGGTAATATCATCTTCACAACCTTCGGCAAGACACTTCCAATACTTCATACTCATGTTATCACCAATGACCCTCTTAAACTTCCTCATTCCAAATTGATTTGAAACGCTTAAGGGAATACTCTGAATCGGTTTGAATTGACTCCCATGTGTCAGGAGTCTCAACGCCAAGTGAAATGATGGTGGTATCGTCTCGAAGTGTAAAGATGTAATCAAAGACTGGTGCGGGCAATTCACAACCATTGACTTCCTTGAACATCAGGTATCCAGTTTTCTCAAAAATTGAGCAAACGAAATTGGTCTTGCCATCAGACATTAGACTGTTGCTTTCATCTTGCATTTCAAAACCCGTATGCTTGAAATAATTCAAGATACTTTTACGAGTCAATTTATCTTCGGTGGGTCCGTATGATATTGCGATGATTTGGTTTTCCATATTCAGTCCTCCATGTTTTCAATAATCCATTGATTCAATTTGTTTCGAGGGATTCTGATTAAATCGCCCAACTTGAGATGTGGCAACGGATTAGGAGTTTGCCTAATCAGCCTTCTAACGGTTGATACCGATACTGACAGATATTCTGATACTTCAGAAATCGTCATCATTTCAAGGTCGTTCATATCATCCATATTCCAAAACTCCCTTATGAAGATACTTGATGCCACTTGTAGCCTTTGTGAGATACCAGACCTTCGGCCTTCAACAATTCCAATGTTCGCTTTACTTTACGTCGGCCATAAGAGTTGTCATAGCCAATAAGTTTGACAATACCATTGACGGTCAGGCTGTCGGCATAGAGACACTCGAAAACTCTGCGAGTAAAATCTGTTTCGACCATGCGTGGCTGATGGTGATTGTGATGATACCGTGAACCAACTTTAGAAATCTGTTTCTTAGCGGTCAAGTAAAGCAAAACTTCCTTAGCGGCAGACCTCCACTCTCCCTTATCTTTCTTGATGGTCTGGAGAATCTGTGTTTTAGTCAAATCTGGCTTACCGTATATGGCGGGTGCATTGAATAAGGCTTCCATGATTTCACGGAGAAGCACATCATGGCGATTCAAAGGAATGTTGTTAAGGGTTCGCACATAACGATGTGCTTCATCATATTCAATACGGGTTGGCTTATATGCTAATGCTCCCTCAAAGTCCATACCTTCAACAACCTTATTCTGCACAATGGATGCCCTTACCTGTTGCTCAATCTGATGGTTCTGTTCGGCAGCATCAAGAATGTAATGCTCAAACTCATGGTAATTGCATAGGGTTTCCCTTGTAGCCTCAAGGCGTTCAAGGTCACGGGCTTCTAAGGCAAGCAAATGCTCAAGATAAAGGTCAATGTGCTGAGGGTTCTGATGATTGAAACTTTCCACGAATCTCTGACGCATCAAATCGTTTGTGCTTATGCCTTGCCTATCCCATTCAGGTAAGCCCTCATAAGCAGATTTGACCCTGTGGTAATCAACCATACCCCTCATATTGTGTATCACCTACTTAATGGTTCGGCAGTATTTCGGACTGGCTTCGAGCATAAATGACCACTATTTGTCGTGATAGGTTTTGAACGGATTTTCTATCATATCGGTTTATTTTCGGTCAGCGATTTTCTCAACGGCACGCTATATGGAGAATTGAAAAATTAAGTCCGAATTAAAACCGCCCTCGGTGGCTATGTCTGACCACTCCTGACTATCGCTGACTACTTATGACTATCAGAGGACACTCTTAACGCAAGGTAAAAAATCGGTCTGGGTTGCGAAGCAACAAGGGGTCATTGGGGTTCCGAAAACGGTCATTTTGGCGCAGACAGGCTCGCAGTATGCCTTTTGGCCTCAAAAGGCTGGGGTTCCGAACTTTCGTTTGCGACGTGTCTCGATAGAGCAGTAGCACGGTTTTTGGGGTTCCGAACTTTTTGACAGGCTTGCAGTAGCACGGTTTTCGGCGCAAGTCTCCACGCAGTAAGCCTTTTTCATCGCAAATGTTGGGGTTCCGAAGGGGTTCCGGGGGGTTCCGAACCTTATTCCTGCGCCGCAGAGTTGTCTTATTCAAGAAAGGGCCCAGTAGAGTTGAATTGTAAGTGGAAGTTTCGGTAACTGTAAGTAACTGTAAGTAGCCTTACGTTTGTCCATTTTTTCCTTACTACTAATCGACCAACAAATCTCGAAACAAGTTTCGGGAAATCAAATGTTTCGGAAACCAGATTTATACAGGCTCGCAGTATGCCTTTTAGAATCAAAAGTCTGTTCATTATACACTTTTTACATCCAATGATGTCACATATGTCACATCAATTTCCATCTCCTCCAGATAAACGTCATAACTTTCAGCATTTCTGAAGGACTTAGAGTCGATACCTATCGAAGAGTGGTCATCTACACGTCCAGCCCAGTCAAAAAGTTTCGGAAACAGGCTCTCAGTAACTCGAATGGAACTATTTAGGTCCTGAAAAATGCTTTTCGGAGAAAACTCCAGTCGCTGGTGAGAAAACTCCTCTTCTACCAAGGGCCCAAGTGAAACTTCGTTACAAAACAAATCATATACATGGTGTTAGGACCTGAAACAAGTTTCGGTTAGGCTCGCAGTAACACGTTTAGTATCGCTCTGTTTCCGGCGGAACCCGGTGTGGCACGCCACGTCCGGAGGCGAAACTTTGCTACACCTGCTGTCGATGACATCCCGGTAGTGACTCTCATCTTCTGAGTGACGTTCAGGTGAAACTTTCACGTCTACAAGATAAACAGGCTCGCAGTATCCCGTTTCCAGTCCGAAAGTTGAACTTTAGTTCCACTAAATATACCTTATATGATGGACCTGATGATTTGAATCTCTGGTAGAAAGATTCGAATCTTTTTACTTGTGTTAAAGTTTCAGAAGATGTCCGGGACGTAGTTGTGGGTCTGGTGACCATCGAAATACCTTTAGTTTAGTTCCCGGTTCGTATCTGGATACTACCATTCCACGCTTAACAAAAGGTTTCAGTATCTGGGTAATACCAGATGCTCCCTTGATATTGTTAGGATACCTTTGCATTCTAATGGCGATGTCCTCTGCTGTAAGTCCGGGACTATCATATTGTGCTAACTCGTAAATAATAGTCAGAATAGCAAAGTTTCTCCTTCCTTTCTTAATTTTATCAATTGACAACTGACATCTGCTGCTGCAAGTTCTTTGATTAGCCCGGTTGTATGGATACGACAAGTCAAATGTTTCATCGCAGACGTAACAAGTTCGAGTTATGCTTTGACTGGGGTGACATCGACCGCCGGGACGTTCTGATGAAAGTTTGCAGTAGAGACTACAATAGGAGTCGTGAATCTTATTTCTCAGAGCGTATCCTGCTAACTTACGTTCACACCCTTTAGTTAAACACTTCATAGTGAAACAATATCTAATCATTAACTTAAAGATTTCAATCGCCAACAAGTTTCTGGAACTGGGTATTCTACGTCAGGGAGTCCTCCCTGATGCTCTGAAACTTACACAAATAATGTTTCATAGGCTCGCAGTATCCCGTTTTTAGTTCAACTAAATACACTTTATATGATGGACCTGATGAACTGATTGCGGTCAGATGAAACTTTCAGTCGTAACCTTCGCATGGAATCTTCTTCATCAGGTTACCACGTCGATTAACTGAACGCCCTTCTGGGTCGTTAGGTTTCAGTAACCAAAAGTTGTCATGTTGTAACCACGGGAGAAACACTTTGTCGAAACAAACTTTCTGCACATCTGAACGTGCTGCTGTCTTGATAACGTCTTGCCAGTAACTCTCTGACATCAAACTTTCGCCGTAACTGTCCACCAGTTCGAGAGCCTCGCTAATCCACTCAGGTAACATCTTTCGCATCTCTACTAAACCTTCATCAGTAGGACTGTATTGATTTCGAGAAGTCTTGTTTAACCAACCTTTGGAAGACCAGCCATCACACATTGTTCCTATAACCTTCGCCAGCACGTCGTTCTTACCAGTAAAGGATTCACTTCGATAACTTCTACCTGCTGCACGCAAAGCCTTTGCTGACCACGGAGCGTCTTCTTGCTCTGCTTCCCAAAGTTCCAAAAACACCGCAGCCAGAGCATCCTCTGGTATCTTGGTGGGCTGACTGGAACTCTTTTTGGGCATGGCTAACACCCCATAAATAGATGAAACCACTCACTTAAAGGTGGGTCGAAGAAACTTCGACATCAATACATTGGAGTGAAGTCATCAAAGTCGTCGTCGAAGTTCTGCTCCTCATCATCTGAGTCTGAAAGTTCTGCTACGTCTCCGGAAGCAGCCTCCATTTTGCGGAAGTTAAGCCTCTGAATAGCATCTGCGAACTCTCCTGACCTGTCCGAAAGTCCATCGTATTCATCAAGTCTTTCGAGCAAACTAAGAAATTGTTCTGCTAACCAGTCCATCTCGAAGTCCTCGTATTCCATCATAACTTTGAAAATATCTACCATGCGCTGACTTTCCAGAAGTTCATTAAGAACATAAAGTAAGACATCATCATCCATTTTCCAAGACATACTCATTCCTCCATCAACTTCCAAGTCCAGACTTCTACGTTGGCCTGACTGAAACTTTGTTGCTTGACTCTACGTCCTTCAACTCGATTGTGCTTACTGTGAAGTTTCATCGCATTAGTTACTGCTCGTGGAGCCACATCCCAGCGACACAGACTTTCAGCACGTTCCGAAATCTCTGCACTCGTGAACCAACCTTTGTTTCGAGCCACAAGTTCTGGCTCTGCCGAAAGTGAACGTAGGGCTTCAAGTGGAACACGCCACTTGTATTTGCGAGTCAAGTTTCATTCCTCCTCTTCTGCATCGGAGACTGTGACACCCAACTGAAGTTTCACTACGATGCTGGAGGCTTCGTCAAGTTTCGCTTTAGCCCAATGCCACACTTCTTGTGCTTCTCTGATATTGTCCTTGTTGCGAGTTCCTCGTGCCTCCGTAAGTTCTGCGTTAGCATCCTCCATCGTTTCTTCCCATTGTTTCAACTTCTCTTGCGCTTGTTCCATGTTCATATCATCACATCCTTTCGACAGTATTTAAGGTCTGCCATACCTTTCCTGTGTTCAACCACCCTCTTAAACTTTTCAGTTCAGAGGTGGTCAGGGTTATCCTCCCTCAACTTTTGGAGTTCAACTTGTGCTTGTCGAGTCTGGGTATGAAACTCTTGGACTTGGGGCAACGTCA